ATAATTATATTATATAATATCTTCGTGAAGATGTCAATATAATTCAGGTATTTTAACGATTCAATTTTGTACGACCAAAAATAACCAAAAACACCATAATTGGTATTTTGAAAAGTGGTGAAAACGGGTGTTTTCAAAAATAGTTAAAATAGCCACTTTTTGACAAAAACCATTAAAAACGCCGGATTTGATTACAAAAGTGGTGAAAACGCCGGATTTCTAAATTTGCATATTTGAAGGTTTTGTTAAGTAAAAATAACCAAAAACACCATAATTGGTATTTTGAAAAGTGGTGAAAACGCCGGATTTGACCGCATTATATATAAACAAATATATAAATAGAATATATAAGAATATGTAATATGTGTAAATATATGTAATTATAGAATCACACTCAAAATAATAAAATAGCTCTTTTTACTGTTTTTGTTTTATTCTGAATCTGTGCGTCGACCTCTATTTCAGATTGAACTCCTAACAAGGTGATTCGTTATATACTATGAGCCCCTACCACCCAGGTGAAATATGTTGAAAAAAAATATTGAGGAAATTCAAAAAAATGCTTGACTTTTTCTTCAATAGGGCTTATAATATACATGTAGAATAAATTTGTTATCATTATTGCAGGTAATGATTTCGACTGTATAAGGCTAACAAGGCCTGCAAACTTGTTAGCATAGAGCTTATTAAGGCCTGCAAACTTATGTAGCTCTTCATGACAGTCGAAATCATTGCCTGCAATTTTTTATTTCGTCAAAAGATTATCCGGATTATGAACAAAGAAAAGGATGTGGTTACATGGATATGCAAAGTGCTGAAAAGGTAGCGGACAAGCTATTGACATTTGTACAATCTGTCGCCATGTCTGATTCTAAGTTGTATGGTAAATCTAAACAGAGACTTCAAAGTATTGCAAATGTTTGTTCTCAAGTTGTAACAGCTGTTTCTGGGATATTGCAAACTGAAATACTTGAATCTGATCAACAAGAGTTTGAATCTAAACCTGATGTAGATATCTACGAACAAGTAGCATCTCTCAGTGCTGAGATAGAAAAACTCAAGGAATTTATACAGTTCCCTGCTTCTAATAACTGTGATCTTGTTGTTAATAATGAACTTGTTGAGGATGATTCTGTAGCAGAATCTAGTGATTCAGATATTGATGTTATGTCATCTAATGACAATGTTTCTGAAAATATTGATGATGCTAAATTATCACCTGACGAAATGAAATCAATTGTAAGTAAGTACGGTTGTGTGCTTAAAAATGCTGCTAATACTGATTGTGGTATACCTGCAGGTAATCAAGTAACTAGCATTTTGTGGAAATGGTTCCAAGCCCGCATATTCACTAAATATAGTAATGCACCACCATTTCACTATAGCGTACATAGATTCAAAAGCATCATATATTCTTTTATTGTCTTATATGGCAAGCATTTTGAAGATGGTACTGTTGAGCTATTTTTACGCTACTTTGAAGACTGGATTTCGTCACTCAGTACATCTCATGAGAGTAACAAATGGATAGCTCCTTATGATGTATATCAAATAGAGAGAGCTGTAGATACAAATCATGCGAATCTTACAGCTGTTGTTCTGTATGATGTGTTAATGGATACAGTTCTAAAACCTCTTTTAGATAATAAGTCAGACGGGCATTATCTATGCGATTCTGGAATATATGATATGGTCTATTCATCAAATTCATCATGTCTTGATAACTATACAAATTACAAGTATGACCCTAGCATATTAGAATCGTTAAAACTTATGTAATCTAAAAGAAAGGAGATGTTTTGACCATGGTGAAATTTACGCAGTTACCTGATAAGCTTATTTATCCAGCACGTATTAGAGCAAAGCTGTCAACATTACATTCCAGTGTGATAACTTATGTAGTATCTAATTTCAAGAATACTGCTAAGTACAAGCGTCAGGTTGTTGATACATTGAATACAATTTCTGTGTATATTAAAAACAATGATGCTTTACCTTCTGATTGGAGTGTTTCTAATCCATTGACTAATCTAGAGTTGTTGGATTCTAGCTTTTGTGAAGATACATTAGGTAACTTATGTATCAAGGTTAAGGATATAATTTGGGACGTTCAAGAGTCTGAAACAGATGAACAGATATCTACAGATACAGTTGTTACTGCAACAACTGTATCCGAAGATACTGTAACTTCGTCTAAGGTTGTAAATGTCAAACCTAAACGTAATATAGGTGTTGTTGTATCTCCAACTCCTAAAGAAAATCTGTATATAAAGCCTCCGACCATTCCACAATTTGATGCGTCTAAACCTTGGTTACAGTCTCAATTAAATCAAAATGTATACACAATATATGAATCTCTTCCTATCATACCTGTTAATCAAAGTCAAATATCTGTAACTACTGATGTTTCAAAAATGACTATCATGGATATGATGAAATTGTATCCTAATCATTTTATTCGGACAAGAGCAGCAACTATGTATGAAAATCATGATGGTTTGACTCTTGATGATGACATTGGTATTATTTTGCCGATTGTAGGTTTCAGCCCGACTCAGGTTAAAGATAACATTATCAAATATCCTCACATATACAAACTTACTCGATACATGAATAATAAATTCACTAGTTTTTATTCAAATATCGAGATTGACGGTGAATTACATGATACGCTTTCTATTTGGGATAGTTTACCTGATAGCAAGAAGATGCCTCGTAATTCAGAGTTTATAAAAGAGTATGTAGTTCGGAGATATTTACTAGAACGTGATATTCTTGGAGTAGAGCATAAGTATCCGTTGTTTGGGACACTAGAACCGTTCTTAACATTATTCACAACATCCGATGATTATATTCGACTTGGATATACAGATGTTACTGATATTGCAAAACAATGTGTGATATCTAGAGTAAGTTATAAGCGGTCAAGGAATCCAATATTAAGGATGGTGTATAATGAATAACTGTATATTTACTGCTCATTGCACAGAACCTGTTTGTGATAAATCTTGTCCTATATTGTCAGAGACATCTTATTTGCTAGAACGAAATGGGTTATCATTTGATAATGCAGTATTCCATTCTTCTACTAAAGACATCAACAATGCTTTATATGCATTGCATAAATCAGATGGTAAACTAGCTACAGTTGTTTCTGATGATACAATTGGATCAAGTAATCTGCTTACATACTGTGCAATTTGTGAAAATTGGCAAGGTAACAGATTACATTGTAATGTATATCATTTGAAGTTTTCTAATCATGTTGAATCAATACAACGAAGTTGGTCTGCAAAGAATACATCAGATTCGCTTGAATATGAACAAATATGGTCGTCTAGTGCTAAAATATTGATCATTTCTAATATAGATTATGTTCAATTCAAAGACTTTCAGTCACAAACATTATTGAATCTTATTCATAACCGTATGAATAACAATCTTACTACTATAGTAGTATCACCTAATCTATCATCTCTTATTGGTAATGGTTTGTTTTTCAACAAACTTGTTAAAATACTAGATAAGGCGGTGATTAAGTGGTAACATCAATTGAACTCCAAGTTATATCAAGAATCCTTACAAGCGATTCAATAAATGAGATAAATACATTATGTGGGTTTGATGATTCATATTATTCTGTATTTAAGGAACATATTCAATTCATACTGAATCATAAAGAGCGATACAATGATGTACCTGATGTATTTACCTTTCAATCACAATTCCCAGATATCACACTTGTAAAGGTTACTGAAAGTTTATCTTATCTTGTAGATGAGTTAAACAAGAATAAGCAGCATATAATACTTTTGGAGACCTTCAATAAATTGAAGGATCTAGGTGCTGGGGATGTTACAGACGCTTGGTCATACTTGAATGCTCAATGTGAAAAGGTTGCTCGGTTAGATTCAACTCAACCTTTGAACATTGTAAAAGACGCAAGAGAGCGAAGTAGACAAGTACAAGAATTCAGTAAACAACAAAGAATTCCTACTGGTTTTCCTGAGATTGATAAAGTAATGTACGGAGGGTTTTCAACAGTTGAGGAACTTGTGATAGTAGTTGCACGTACTAACACCGGTAAGTCTTGGGTAGGTACAAGAATGATGGAGTCTGCTCAAGAGAACAAATTTCCAGCACTTTATTACTCTCCTGAGATGCAGGCTAGTTTCTTAGGTACACGTTTTGATACTTGGAGGGGTCATTTCAAAAATAGTGATCTACATCAAGGTAAATACGACGAACAGTACTATAAATATCTAGATAATCTAGAGAAAGAAGAGACAGATGCATACATACTTGAGGATAAAGATGTACCAGGTGAGGTAGTAAACGTACCTGTACTTAGAAAAATAGTCAGAGCTAATAACATTAAGTTAGTTATAGTTGACGGCTTGTCTTATATGGAAGATAGCCAAGGTAAGGCAAGTGATTCTGATTACGTCAAATATAAAAACTTATGTTCAGATCTATTTCGTATGAGCAAACAAGAGGGTTGTGCAGTTGTCGTTATGATGCAAGCGAATAGAGAATCTAAAGATAACAAAGATGATAAAGGAGAAGTATTCCCAAATATTTATAATATCGAGGGATCTGACCATCCTGCACGTATAGCAACTCAAGTATTTGCAATGAGACAGATATTTGATAAGCATGTACTTGATATCCGTTTAGAAAAATCAAGAAATGCTAACAATCAAAAACCTGAATTCTCATATTCTTGGGATATCAATACAGGTAATATGCAATATATACCCGGATCTCAAAGTGATTCTATCAGCACAGTAATTACACCACCTGTAAGCCCAGCTGGTATTGTATCTGCTCCTAAAGCTCCGGATGATATTGTTCTCGATGATTCTGATGACGAAGTTGAATTTTGATAGGAGGTAGAATATTTTATGAGTGACTTCATCATATACACAGATGGTGCTTGTAGTGGTAATCCAGGTCCTGGTGGGTGGGCGTTTGTTGCTGTCGAATCAAGTGGTACAGGTACTAAGATTGAATCATCTGGTTCTGAATTAAATACTACAAATAATCGTATGGAGCTAACCGCTGTTATCAACGGTATATCGTTCATAAAGGCAATTGCATATAGTTCTATGCTCATTCTTACTGACAGTAAATATATTGTAGATGCTGTCAATCAAGGTTGGCTGAATAGCTGGGTAAGTAAGAATTGGAAGAAGTCAGATGGTAAATCAGTTCTCAATCAAGATTTATGGTCTAAATTGCTTGAATTGATGTCTATTTACAATATTTCATTTCAATGGGTAAAAGGTCATGCAGGTATTCCTGAGAATGAACGCTGTGATGAATTAGCTCGAAAAGAGATAAAGAAATTGAGGGAGCTATATGGTTGATGTAGAATTGATACTTCAAAAGCTTGAATCATTCGGATTCATTCGAATACATAAACAAGCTGGTAACTACATGCAGATATACTGCCCATTTCATTCAGATGGTAATGAAAGAAAACCGTCATGCGGTGTATTACTGCACGAAGAATATAAAAATGGCAGACACTATCCTCAAGGTTGGACACATTGTTTCACATGTGGTTATGCTGAATCTCTACCAGATATGATTACTGACTTGCTTAAGTTGAAGTCAATATCACAAACTGGCATTGATTGGTTAGTTCAAAATATTCCTGGATTTGTTCCTGATTTTGAATCTGAATTTGAAGCATTGATACCAGATACCCTTATGTCTACATTAAATGATAAATATGCTGTAAACTATATTCAGTCTATAACTCAGCCTAAACCTGATTATATATCTGAAAGTGAACTTGCATCTTATAGATTCACTATACCATATATGTATGAACGCAAATTGACTGATGAAATAATTGATAAATTCGATGTAGGATATGATGCAAATTGGGTAGCACCTGGAAGAACTAAACCTACTCCGTGTGTTACATTTCCAGTGAGAGATAAATCTGGGAACACGTTATTTTTCTGTAGACGAAGTGTTAAAGGTAAATTTTTCAACTATCCTACAGGTGTTACAAAACCTGTATATGGTCTATATGAGTTACCTGAACATTGTAAATCAGTTGTAATCTGTGAAAGCTGCTTCAACGCACTTACTTGCTGGGTATACGGTAAACCAGCTGTTGCACTTTTAGGGACAGGTAATTCATACCAGATACAGCAACTTAAGGAGCTTGGAGTACAGGAATTTATACTTGCATTTGATCCAGACGAAGCAGGTCAGCGTGCTACTGCTAAGTTGAAGAAAGCATTGAAGGGAGTAGCAATTGTTTGGTCATTTGTAGGTATACCTGCAGGTAAGGACATAAATGATTTGACCAAAGAAGAATTTGACTCACTAGAGTTAGAATGAGGTAATGCAAATGAATTCTAAAGAATCGGAACTTAAATTGTCAGAAGACTTGTCACATGTTTTAGCATTTCTTAGAAACATATTAACAATATATTCTCAAAATAGAGAAATGCTATCTACATATGATAGAAAAACAAGTGATTTCAATCATGCTCTCGAATTGTACAATCTGAGTTATAATGAAAGAGCAAAGTTAGCAACTAAACAGCGTGATAATCTGATTGAAAGACGTAAGTGTAAAGACATCATTTATGAGTATCAGCCTGTTGCTGACTTACTTGACTCTAAAGAAGGTCATAGATTTTTGAATCTACTGAGTGAAGCATTAGGGAAAGTTCGTAAAGAGGAAAAAGCTCATGAAAACAGAACATATCGAAAACGTGTAGCTGATGATAAGGAGTAATACATGAAGCGTAATGATTATATAAGTTGGGATACATATTTTATGGGAGTCGCTATGCTTGCGTCTAAACGAAGCAAAGATCCATCTACACAGGTAGGTGCTTGCATTGTAAACAATAATGATGTCATTGTAGGAGTAGGGTATAACGGTATGCCAAGGGGTTGTTCTGATGATACTATGCCTTGGGCACGTTCTGCAACTAGCCCTTTACATACTAAATATCTATTTGTATGTCATGCTGAGCTAAATGCTATACTTAATGCAAATACTGCAAGCTTAAAAGATTGTACATTGTATGCTACTTTGTTTCCGTGTAGTGAATGTGCTAAAGCTATAATTCAAAGTGGTATCAAACGTATTGTATATTATGAAGATAAATATGCAGATACTGACAGTGTTAAAGCATCAAAGCTTTTGTTTGCTACTAGCGGTATTTCTGTTGAAGCTTACACTAAATCTGATACTGTAACATTATTACTTTGATAGTGTGATCGTTATTATTAGTACAACAAAACATGGAGGTGCTTATGTTGAAAATTTTCTTTGATACAGAGTTTACAGGATTACACCAAGGTACTACATTGATAAGCATTGGGCTTATCACAGAAGCTGGTGAGACATTTTATGCAGAGTTTACAGATTATGATCAGTCTCAACTGACTGACTGGATCAGAGATAATGTTATTGCTAATCTCCAACTAGTCAATAACCCTACAGTAGATCCGTTCATTTCATATAAATCTCCGCATCTACCAATATTTACTAATGTTAGAATGTATGGTAGTCGATATGAGGTTGCAGATGCTTTACGAGATTGGCTTGAACAGTTTGGAGAAACAATTGAGATGTGGAGCGACTGTCTCGCATATGATTGGGTCTTATTTTGTGAGCTGTTCGGAGGGGCATTTCATATACCGTCTTGTGTATATTATATACCTTTTGATCTATCTACATTGTTTCAAATCAAAGGAATTGATCCTGATATTGATCGTGAATTATTTGCATTCAGAGGGTCTGATAAATCACCTGACAGTATGCTCAAACATAACAGTTTATGGGATGCTATTATCATCCGTAAGTGTTATAAAAACTGCTAAATGGGGGTTCGTAAATGAAATGTATATATCATAATGATATGGATGGTAGGTGCGCAGCAGCATTAGTTGCTAGATATACTGGTAATTATAATAAAGATGATTTTATCGAGTGTAGCTATACACAATTTCCACTTCATAAAATTGAACGTGGTGAATCTGTTTACATTGTTGATTATTCATTCACAGATGCAACTGTTCATATCCTTCGTCAGATGGTAGAAAAGCAGTGCAACATTGTATGGATAGATCATCATACATCTAGCATACAATTACAGAATAAGTATGCGTATGAGTGGTTAAAACGTATAGACGGTATACGTGATGAGAGTCAGAGTGGTGCTGGATTAACTTACAGCTACTTCCATTCTATGGAGGGTCATCTTGATGTTGACAAGCTTCCTAGATTTGTTCAGCTTGTTGATGATTATGATAGATGGGTCTACCGCTTAGGAGAAGATACAACTTATTTCAAACTAGGTTTGGAAACTATTGAATTTGATGCACTTGATAGTATTTGGAGAGAGCTCATGCTTTCTGATGAAAAGGTAGATTCTATCATTGCAGTAGGTGCTATAATAAAGCAGTATATTGACAAGTCAAATGCATCTTATCTCAAGAGCTACAGTTATGAGTCTACAATTTCAGGTTTACCTTGTCTTGTAATCAATAAACGCACTAACAGCTGGATATTTGCTGACAAGATTGATGAATATCCAATTGTAGCCACATTTGTTTTTGATGGTGAATGGTACCACTATTCATTATATTCATCTGATAAAACTGTAGATTGCAGCAAGATTGCAGAGCAGTATGGCGGAGGCGGCCATAAAGGGGCTGCTGGGTTCAAGTTAAACAGATTGATCTTTGACAAGCGTTCATAATCTATAGTGCAGAACCTTACATATCTCTGCACTTAAGTTGCAAAGATATAAGGTGTGGTAAGTTAGCGAATTCACTATATTTACTCAAAACAGTTTGCTAAAATACTATATGAATGTGAGGTAATTTGAATTGAATACATCTGATATGTATACAACATTGAGCACACGTACTAAGAACAAGCTATCACGGATACAGCAGAATATATTTCAGTTATATCCTGAAATATCTGAACTTGGAATTCAAATATATGATCACACAGGATTCAGAGGTGGTAAGTCTGGATTTGAACTTTGTTTCCAAATAAAATCTAAAAAGTTAAATGATGCAGAAATGGATATATCTTGTGTATTTACACGTGATATATCTCAGGTGGAATCTAGTAGCATAATGCGTCAATTCAGGCAAAGATACACCAGCTGTGTTTATAATATTCATTGATCTGATTCAAAAAAAATATTATTAAGAAACTATTAAATTTTGCAAAAATGCTTGACTTTTTCTCTAAAATCGTATATAATAATATATGTAGGGACAAGACAATACCTACAACATATCAAAAAATCATAGATGTTAAAAGGAGTAAAAAGTCATGGGCACAAAAATGTTCAAAAACAGGGAAACAAATTTCGAGGCAGCTCGCAGAAAGGCTATCGCACGTTGGTCTGATAACATTCCGGTATCTGAAACACCGTTCTACGCAGCACGTTCTCGCTTCAGGAGTGTAGTAGGTTATGAGCCGTTGTCTTATGAGGAGTGGTTGTCTTTGGATGACCAGTATAAGGCAGCGGCTCTTTTTGTTACCTTCTTCGACCAGATCACTCTCGCATGGAGCAAGGCAAAAAGCTTCTACGTTCTCGAGGAGGATGGTGTATCTGAGATGATGAAATATCTCATGAAGAATACACCTCTGATTGCTTCTAAGAAGAGCAAATACTCTCCGGCATATATCTACAGAGTGGCATATAACTGCCTGTACTGCATTAGTCGTGATATCAAGCGTGACAGACTGGCATATGAAAACAATGTTCCGCAGTATGTTCAGTGCGGCGATGATGTATTGGATCTGTTCGATACTGTATGCGACACTGAGGATATGGATAACACTATCAGCAAGAAAAAGTTCTGGGCTCTGGTTGACAATCAGGAGTGGGATGTTAAGGCTATGATCGTCAAAATCCTCGAAGGTGGTGCTCTGCCTGCAGGTATTCCGATGAAGCGTCGTGCTGAAATTATGGAGGAACTCAAAACTACTTTTGCAGATTACAAAGCACTCTTCTATGGTGAGTCTGAACAGAAACACGAACTGACATTTGCATATGTACTTCAGAACGACGACAAAATTGCTTCTGCAGTTGTAGAAATGCCGAACGGTGAGTCTGCTGTATATTATGGCCAGAAGCTGTACAGAAACAACAAGGTATACAGAATTGAATTCTTTGGATCTACTCAGGACTATCTGTTTGCAGCTGAGACAGCACGTAGCTTCAAGGTAACCGACATTGAGATGTACAGATAATAGGAGATATAATCTCTGATACATATCTAATCATCTACTAGTCAATAAACAAATCGTTATAATACATGTAGGTCGGACAGCCAATTCGGCTTACATGTTTTATAATGTGCCTGATGAACAGGCACATATCATCATATCAAGAAACCAATAGGAGGTATTATTATGGCATTCAAAAGCGTAGACGAATACAACAAGGAACAGTATGGTGGTCTTTTCAGACTTCCGAATGATCAGGATTGTGCAGATGTTATCTTCCTTTACAGACAGCATTCTGATGCACTCGTAGCTGACACACACTACATTAAAACAGCTGATTACAGTGGATATGTACACTGTACAGGTCGTGGCTGTCCTGCTTGTGCTAAGGGCATCAGAAAGCAGACAAAGATCTTTGTACCGCTGTATAACATCACAGAGGGTGAACCACAGTTTTGGGACAGAACACCTTCGTTTGAACCTCAGCTGAACACAGAGGTATTTTCACGTTTTCCAAATCCAAGTGATTTCGTATTCCGTATCACAAGACATGGCGTTGCACGTGATGTTAACACTCGATATCAGATTGTTGCAACTAGCAACAACACCTTCAAGTCTTTTGATCAGATCTTGTCCGAAAATAACATCTCCTTCCCTGAATTCTATGAACAGATCTGCAAGGATGTCGATGCTGCTACACTTTCAAGCTGGCTCAGTACAGCAGGAGCAGCTGCAACTGGTTACAGCAATGAAGCGATGCCGGACTATACTCCTACACCACGAGCTAATCCGTCAGCCATTGCACCGTCAGCTCCTATTACACCACCTCCGTCTCTTGATGAAGTTGGTATTGATCCGTCAATCAGCATGGGTGCTGAAGAAGTAGATCCTGACGTTAATTTCTAATAGCAGATGATAGGTAGCTCTGTAGTTCGTTAGTATAACAGCTACAGAGCTATTTATATATTTATAGGAGGTGATGAGCTTGGGTTTATTTAGTAGAGCCCAAATTGCTCAAGTTAATGCAATTGCTGAAAAAAGTAAAGCATCTCTTGAACAGTCTGCTCCAAAAACAGCAAGGTCGACAAAAGGATTGAATGCTGAGTTAAAAGCGATGTCAGATGCTGTAATAGAGTACTTCAAAGATTCTAAAGCTATATTGATCACAAGCAAAGAACAGCTACATGATTATGTAACTAATCTCATAGATTCTGGATATGGTAGTCTAGATACAGAGACGACTGGACTTGATCGTATAAGAGATACTATTGTCGGAGCATCTCTATATTATCCAGGTGGTGTAGAATGCTACATACCTAGTAAACATCTTGTACCTATTTTTGATGCACCTTATAAAGATCAGTTGACATATGAAGAGATTGGCGAAGAGCTTCAGCGAATTGCAGATAGCAGTGTAAAACTTATTTTTGCAAATGCTGACTTCGACTTATCTATGATTTACAAGGATCTTAAAGTTGATCTTATCAAGAATTGTTACTATGATGTAATTCTTGCTTGGAGATGCTTGAAGGAGAATGAACGAAATAATCGACTGAAAGAACTGTATAACAAATATGTTCTTAAGGGTAAGGGAGATCCTAAAACCTTTAGTGATTTCTTCCCTCCAAAGCTATTTCCATATTGTAAGCCTGAAGTTGCAAAGCTATATGCTGCAAACGACGCAAAAATCACATATGAGTTATTTACATGGCAACTACCATATGTTATGAAAGATAATCCTAAATGTAAGAAGAATCATCTTGAAGCAATATCCGATCTTATTTGGGGTGTCGAATTTCCGTTGATGGGTGTGTGTCAGAAGATGCACAGAGATGGTATCTATATTGAACCGTCTATGGCGGAGATGCTGAATAGAAAATATCTCCCAATTGCAGATGCAGAACTTAAGAAACTTCAAGGCATGGTGCAAGAAATACTCGATAATCCTAAATACACAACACGTGTAAAGAGACCATTTTTACGTGCTACAGATTTTAATCCTGAGTCTACTCCTCATGTAGCTTGGTTATGCTATGATTTGATGAAACTTGATTCAGGTAAAGGTGGTAGAAGCACTGGTAAAGAGATTCTAGGAACATTCAATGCTCCTGTTGCAAAACAAATTCTAAAATGCAGAAGTTTAGGAGTTCTTATCAGCACATTTGTAAAGAAATTACCTAACGCTGTAGGTCCTGACGGTAAGATCCATTGTACATTCAAACAAATTGGTGCTGATACAGGACGATTTAGTTCTGCAGATCCTAATATGCAGAATATTCCATCAAAAGCTGGAGATATTCGTAGAATGTTCAGAGCTATGCCAGGTCATGTTTTGATGTCTTCTGACTATTCTCAGCAAGAACCAAAACTTACAGCATATGTAAGCCAAGACGAAAAGATGGTTCAAGCTTTCAAAGATAATAAGGATATTTATTCTATCATTGCTAGTATTGCATTTGGTGTTCCTTATGAGGACTGTCTTGAATTCAAGCCGACTGGTAAGTTTGATGAAGATGGTAATCCTATTAAGGTATATAATGCTTCTGGTAAAGCTCGAAGAGGTGAAGCAAAGACCATTGTACTTGGAATCACATATGGTCGTTCTGTAGTTACAATTGCAGATCAGCTATATGCACATGAACCTTGGTCTGATGAGGAAAAAATCAAGAAGGCACAGCATGTATTCGATTCTGTTCTGAATGCATTTCCATCACTTAGAAAGTTGATGATAAATGCACAGAATTGTGCAAAAACAAATGGATATGTTGAAACTATTCTAGGACGTAGACGTCATATACCTGATATGCAACTTCCTGAGTTTGAATTCAAGCCTATGAAAGGGTATGTTAATCCTGACATTGATCCGCTTGATGTATCTACACTCGATAATCAAGAATCTATACCACAGAGAGTTGTTGATAGACTCTATAAGGAGCTTACAAGTTACAAATACTTCGGTCAAGTTGCAAAACGTATAAGAGAATTAGCCGAGAATGATCATATTAAGGTTATAAACAACAGATTCAAGATTCAAGAAGCTTCAAGAAAATGTGTAAATTCTATAATTCAAGGTAGTGCAGCTGAGCAGACAAAACTTGCTATGTTGCTCATTGATAATGATCCAGAATGGAACGCATTAGGTGGACATGTTATACTTCCTGTACATGACGAACTTATCGCAGAAGTTCCTATTGAGAATTGGGAGGCTTGTGCAAATAGACTGAGTAAATTGATGTGTGACGCAGCTAGTTTCTTACCGTTTGCAAGTAAATGTGATGTTACTGTATCTTATAGATGGAACGGTATGGAGTATCCTTGTAAATATCCTAAACCTAATTCATTGGATAATCTCACAGAAGATGAAGTAATGTGGGTTCAATATCATTTGTTTGAATGTGGGTATGAATTACCTGTATTCAAAACTCCGGATGGTGATAAACCGGAGGGTGATGCAGCACTCGGTGTAAATGGTGTAGTAACAGATCAATATAATAGTTACATTCATGACTATTGTAATCGTTATAATATTACAGAAGATGAGTTTATCTATCATATTCATACCAAGGTGCATACAGGTTCGGCACCTGTTAAACAGCTTGGAGATTATAAACAAATCTCATCTAAATCATAAGGAGGTTATATTTTGGAAAATTCTACATTTGTAGCTGTACGTAAGTTAAGTACAATTCAGAAACGTGAAAAACTCAATGACGTCTATGCAATGGACGAACCGGGAAATGGTGGAGCTAATCATACTTATGCTGTATATAAGTCTGGTGAAACGCCTACCATTCTCAATGAGCCGCTTGTAATCATCCAGCTTCAGAATGGAGCGAGAAAGATTCCGGATAGCATTCATGGCGTAATTGATTCTGACCTGCTGGAGATTGTTCGTGACCGACTTAAGTCATTCCAGAATGGTGAGTTTGCTACAAGGGAAAACGCTTGTGCTTTGACTCATATCGAAGAGGCACTTATGTGGTTGAATCGTCGTGTTGAGGACAGAATCGAGAGAAATGTTCTCGGAACAGATAACAAGTAATGGAGGTTATATAATGTCACAAAAATTTACAGTGAGCACAAAACCGCTGATTGATGGTTTGAATCTTGGTATCCTAAATGCTAACATCTCAAACTTCTTTCAGAGAAGCACAATGGCACAAGTAACAGCTAACAAAAACAGTCTTATCATCAACCTTGAAGCTGCATTTATCTATTCAGAAGTTGAGTTCAAAGGGATGGGTACAGAAGATACATCTTCTACTGTATTTGTAAGCAGTTCTCTTCTGAAACAGCTTGTTTCTACATTTGAAGCTAGTACAACTACTTTTGAGTTTGATGAAAGTGGTCTTATTTTACATTCAGGTAAATCTAAGTTCACCCTTCCAAAAGTAATTGATGCTGATATGACATTCCAGCGTCCTGGTAGTTTGTCATCTGATATCATCGACATCAAGAAAGAAGATTGGAAGTTCATCAAGGACTATCAGCTGTATGCTATTGCAATGTCTTTTGTTCATCCTGTTTATACAAAGGCTTGGTGCGGTGAGTCTGGTGATGTACTTGTTGGCGATTTTGATATTGGCCTGTTTACGCATTCTAAGAAGGGCAACCTTAGACGCACTTGTCTGCTTTCTGATACAATTATCAATCTTATCACATCGCTTCCTGAGGGTGCAAAAATGTATAAAGCTGAAAACAGCTATATTGTACATGTAAAGACTGATGGATTCACATTTACATCTGAATTTGAACCTAAGTATGAATCCGATGAAGATATGGGCAGTTACAATGCTGATATGATTTTGTCTATCATGAATGTAGACGGTGAGTCTGTTAAGGTGAATGTTGCAGCTATCATGAAGATTCTAAATCAGGCTGATTTGCTTTCTACAAAGAGCGAGGATTCTATTAAACTTTCTGTAAGCACTGGACAGATTACATTCACTGATGTAAATGTAAATTGTTCAATTCCAGCTGAGGGTACTATTACTAATCCATACTCTGTAGAATTCAACATTGACTCGCTTAAGAAGGTAATGTCTAATTGTTCTGAAGATGTTGTAAGTATCTTTGCTGCACAGAATGAAGGAGAAGTGTCTGGTATTACAATCTTCAGCAAGGACTTGATTACATCTATTGCGGCGGTAGAAGAGTAATGAGTTTCCAACCATTGAATTTTGCATCTGTTGCAAAGTTCAATTCGGCAACAAGCAGCGAATTCCTCTCTTTTTATCAAGATTATGTTCTTCAGAAATTAAGAGAGGATAGCTTGAAGCCGAAAAACAAAACATTTGCTCCTTCAAGTTTTCGATGTGCTAGAAAATGTTGGTTCAGATTACGTGGTGTAGAAACTGATATGTTAACTAATCCTGATCCAGTATTGAACTTCAAGGCTGAGGTTGGAACAGCACGGCACGAAATAATTCAATCTAATCTCAAAGAAGCACTTGGAGATGACTGGATTGAAGTACCTGATTATTTAAGCAAGCATCCTATACCATATGAATATACATTGACACAGAAAAATCTGGAAACCTTGATAGAAATATCAGATCCTCCAATTCGTTTCGCATGTGATGGTATTATCCGATGGAAAGATAAGATATACTTGCTTGAAATAAAAACAGCTGACTATGATAGTTGGAACTCATTAACTGACTGGAAAGCTGTACACAAAGATCAAATTCAATGCTATAGCACTCTTTTAGGTCTACCTCATGTAATCGTTATATATGAGGACAGACAATACGGCGATTTGAAAGTCTATGAAGAGTTTGTCAATCAACTTGAATCCCAAGCTGTATTAGACAGAATGCACTATATTCAGGAAATGGTTGAATGTAATCTAGCACCTGACAGAGTTCCTAATGGTGATTACATGTGCAACAATTGTGAATATCGCGTAAAGTGTAAGCAGTGGGGTTGAGAAATCAACCCCATTTTGTATAAAAGAAAGGTGTGTTAAAATGTCACTTGCTACAAAGTATCGTCCTAAATCATTTTCAGATGTAGTAGAGCAATCACTTATTGTAGATATGCTCAGTAATATCTGTAAAAGTGATTTGAATAACCGAAATTTCTTATTCATTGGTCCGGCAGGGTGTGGCAAAACTACACTTGGTCGAATTGTAGGAAACGTATTGAATAATAATACAGGTGAACCTATTGAAATTGATGCTGCGTCACACAGTGGTGTAGATAAGATGCGTGATATCATTCAGCAAGCACGAACTTATCCTATTGGTTGTGCTTACAAGATATTTATCATTGATGAGTGCCATAGCTTATCGTCACAAGCTTGGCAGGCTCTGCTTAAGACACTTGAAGAATCTCCAGCAAAAAGTGTTTTTATTTTCTGCACTACAAACCCAGAGAAAATTCCAGCTACAATTTTATCTCGTGTTCAGACATTTCAGTTGAGTAAGATCAGTCTTGACAGCATCTGTAACAGACTTGTATATGTGTTAGATTCTGAAATTGCAGAAGGTAGAGATATAACATATGAGAAAGAAGCTATCAACTACATTGCGAAGCTTGCTAATGGCGGTATGCGTGACGCTTTAACATTGCTGGATAAAGCATTAGCATATAGTACTAACATTTCATCTCATACATTATCAAAGGCGCTAGGCCTACCTAACTATGATGATTATTTTATGTTATTGTCTGCTATTGCAAAAAGAGATAACGAAACTATCACAAAGGTAGTTGATGAAGTTTACAATTCAGGTGTTAACTTTGTGAAGTGGTTTGAGAATTTCCATTCATTTGTAATCAACATCGTAAAATATATCTTCCTTCAAGACATCAATAAGACGATGATTCCAGCACATTATGCAGATAAGATATCTAAATATAGTACAGCTCATTCTAACATCTGCTTGAAGTTAGCTAATACACTTATCAAATTGAATCAAGAGTTGAAGTCTACTAACTATCAACAAGAGATTGCACTTACATATTTGTGTAGTCCTAAAAAATAATGAGGTGTTACTGTGTTGAATTTACAGAATGTTCAAAATGAGTTTTCAGATGATATTGAAGCTGTATCTGATTGGTGTGAAGAAATCTATCAAAATAATTTCGCATCGCATTTTTCAGAATCAAGAGAGTTATTCTTAAGGCTTAAATCAAAAACACAACCAATTACTGATGAGGAACTAAGCTGGATCTTAATAAACCTTCCACTCAATCTGTTTGATGTATCTGAAGTTCTTAATAAGTTCAAAGTTAATCAAGAAGTAGTTAAATTGCGTAATAAGCAGAAAGAATCTGATCTTGTTAAAGCGTCTATTGAAACAACAGCTACAAAGCGTCAAGAAGAAGCATCTATCAAAATGCTTGAAAATAAATTACTTGTAACAGCATATTCGTCTGTTATGTCGAGAGTAGAAAGCGAAATTTCATTTTGCAGAGAGCTTATCATGGGAGCAAAGAAAATCTGGGATGCACGTAGACGTTCTGAGTCTGCTAATCCTGTAGGTCTTGTAACTGATGATTCTCATACAGATCTACCAGATTACCAACAAGATGTTTATATCAAAGGAGGTAAATAACTTTGGCAAGTTATAAAGATATTATAAAGAAGAAAAAGAAAGAATGGAATTGTGAAGGGTTGATGGACGGTGCTCATGCGGCACGTGGAGAAAAGTTACCATTTTCGTCACCTTTGATGAATTGGTGCACCTATGGTGGTATTCCTAGAAACAAGATTTCAGAGTTCTTTGGCGATCCAGGTGGTGGTAAAACTACTACATCTGTCGACATCTGTAAAAATGCTATTGCAATATTCAAAAATGAGTTTGAAGCTAAGGCAGCTGAATTACGAGATAAGATTGCCCAGGGTGTAAAGTCTGCATATTCTGAGCTTGAGGACTTGAATGATAAAGGTCCAAAACGTGTATTGTATATTGATTTGGAGCACGCATTTGACGGTGCTTGGTCTAAAACACTCGGAATTGATGAAGCTGATATGGATATAATGCAGCCGCCTGATGTATTTGCTGAAGATGTTTTACAGACAATTCTGGAGATTGTAGAAACAGGTGAAGTTGGTCTAATTGTTACGGACTCTATTCCTTCATTAGTACCTAAAACAGAACTTGAAAAGAAAATAGGTGAGCGAACAGTTGCAGCACTTGCTGGGCTATTAAGTGTATTCTGCAGAAAGATTGTTTCTTTGCTTACAAGATATGAATGTACACTTCTCCTGATAAATCAGACTCGTGATAACATGGATAATCCATATGTTGTAAAAACACCTGGTGGAAAAGCTCCTAAATTTTATGCATCACTTCGTATTCAGTTCAGAATAGGATCTCCGGTAGATTTCCTAGGAAACGAGTTACCTATGAATACAGATAATCCTGCTGGCTATATCATAAATGCTAAACTAGTTAAACAGAAAAGTGCTCCGTGGGATAGAAAACAAGGTACATATTACCTCATGTGCCAATCTGGTATTAGACCTGATTTCGACTATGCACAACTTGCAATAAATAAGTATGGAATCATTCAAAAAGGCGGAGCTTGGTTCACAATATGCGATCCGTTTACAGGCGAAGTTCTTATGGTTGATGATCCATCTAATCCTGGTAAGCAGAAACCTCTCAAACTCAACGGTCTTGCAAGAGTATATGAATATCTCAATTCTAATCCTGAATATTATCATAAACTTCAAAAATTTATCTTAGATGATATAAATGGTAAAACTGATGAAACGGAGGATTCTGATGAGTGAACCAACTAAATATTATAGTTCAAGGCAAGAACATATGGTAGCTGATTACCTTGGTTGGTCAGTTGTATCTGGCAGCGGTGCTCGTTCATTTAATCCAGGAGATATACGTTCAGATGATTTCTTAGGTGAGTGTAAAACATTCACCAAGGAATCTGATGACGTTTACTGCTATAATTCAGTATGGTCTAAGATAACAGAAGAAGCGACATCTGTTATGAAAAAACCAGTTCTGTTTGTAGATAATGGTACACAACAGTCTCAAAATACTTGGTGTGTAGTTCCAGAAAGGTTCATTGCTTCTGCACCTTCAGTGAATATTATGGATTCTAAAGTTGCTAATTCGTTATTAAAAACATCTAAAACACGTGTCAGATTTTCTCATATGAATGTTAAATATGAATTTATGATGTATCGTAGAGTAGTCAATACAGATATGATAGCTTTACCATTTCATCTTGCTGATACAAATGTTGCTTTAATTTCATTAGCAACATTAAAACATGTGTTGGAAGGAGATGTTGACTAATGTTAAGCATACAAGAAGCTGGTAAAGAAATACTTACAGGACATCCAGGCAAATTTTATGTATTTGCAGGAGATGAGTATGGTGTTAAGGACAAATATTTATTAGCTCTAAAATCTCATTATTCTGATTATGTAGAAGCAGATGATGTTGAGTCTATATTCAAGCTAATGACTATTAAACACCTTATCCCATTACCACCTAAACTTTACATTGTACGATATGATGAAAACTTCATATCATCATTAACTAATGTGACAGCGTCTAAAATAAAATCTATGAAGATATTAGGTACATTGGTATGTATTTATGAGTCACCTAAGCATACTGCTAAATGTGACAAACTGCTTCCAGAATATACTGTATCATTTGATCATGTAAGTCCGGAATTCGTCAAGAAATATTTATCGTCTGATTTTCCAGAATTATCAAAGTCTATCATTGATTTTGCAGTAAGCACTCGTCCTGATTATAAATCGGCTTGGAACATATGCAATTGTTTATCGCATGTAGACGCTACTAAAATCAATTTTGCAAATATGTCTGGACTTGCAACTACATTTGGTTGTTCAGCATCATCTAATGAATCTCAATTACGGTTGGGTATTGCATCTAGAAATTTTGCATATTCACTGAGTGTTTTGGATTCATATGGAGATGATATCAATGCTGCATTTTATACTATATTAAGTACATTGATTGATATTGAAAAGATCATTGATAGTACTTACAGTCAGTCAGATTTGCATAAGTATGTGAAAGTATGGACACATGCTGACATCTATTACATGTTTATGAATACCTATGATGCATTGAAGAAATCTCGTTCATATACATCACATGACATATATGACAGCTTAGTATATTTACTTGGATTGACACAGTTCTCTCCTATACCTAGTCCAGAATCTATGAATTAAGGTGGTGATTTATAATGCAGCTTATCAATCAAAAGATTGGAATTGCTGAATTGGAAAGGCTTGCTAAAGACGATAAGCACAGTATAATGATTGAAGGTATTGAAGGATCTGGCAAATCATATCTTGCAAAGCAGTATGCGTCTATGTTAAACATTCCCGATTTTCAAGTAGTTGAACCTAAGGTACAGAACATTAAAGATGCAATAAATGCTTGTTACTTGATTGAAAATCCAGTTGTAATTTGTATTGAGAATCTTGATACCGGAGTTCTTGCAGCATCTTATGCACTATTGAAATTTCTTGAAGAACCTGCTTCTCATGTATACATTGTTGTAACATGTAGAAATCTACAACATGTACCTGATACTATCATAAGCAGAAGTGCTGTTGTATCAGTTTCACCTCCTATTGAGTCAGATTTAGTTTCTTATGCTTCTGAGAAAGATTCTGCTCAATATCTTTATCTTCAAGATAAATATATCTGGAAATGTGCAAAGACATTCAAAGATGTTGAAACATTGTTAGAGTTAGATTCTACTAAGATTGAATATTTCAATACTTTGTCAGAGTTGTTAACTAAACAAGGGTCTGTTTCTAATATCGTATGGTCATTGCAAAAATATCCTGATAATTCTTCTACACCTATACAGCTTGTAATTCGTTATATAATGTATATTACAAATTCAAGTACTATTTGGCGTGCAGGGCATGATTGTTTGAAGGAATTATCTCTTGGACGAATTTCTACTCATGCAGTTTTAGCTAAATTTGCATTTGAACTGAAATACCTTAAATAACTTATATTGTAACATTATTAAGGAGGATGCTGTATATGGTGTATTTTTTCAGCGGTGGTCTTACAAAAGATATGGTTAAGTATCTAACTAATATGCCTGACTTTGAACCTATTGATGTGCTTGTATCTCAGCTGGACAGAAATTCTATCAAAGAAATGATCAAATATCAAAGTGAAGGTGTTGTTAAACAGCTTTTCATTGATAGCGGTGCTTTTTCTGTACACACAGGCAAGGCTACAGTAGATTTGGATGAATATATTTCGTTCGTCAATTCTATTGATGATCACATTCATGCTATCGCACAGGTTGATACTATTCCTGGTGTGTTTGGTCAGCCTAAATCTAGAGAGGATTATGAAAGGTCTGCAAAATTGTCTTGGGAGAACTTCCTTTATATGTATAGAAATCTCAAATCTCCTGAAAAGCTTATTCCTGTATTCCACTATGGTGAGTCTTTTGACGCTCTTAAGAATATGCTTGATTGGAAGGATGAAAACGGAAGGCCCTTGACTTATCTTGGAATTTCTCCTGCTAATGATACTTCTCAAAGTACTAAGAATGTGTATATGAGGGAAGTATATGATTTCATTGCAAATTCAAGTAATCCAAACGTAAGAACTCACTTATTTGGCATGACTGCTTTAGATGCTTTGTCTAAAGTTCCTACGTATTCAGCAGACAGTGTAAGTCATAGGCTCATTGGCGCATACAATAAAATTTATCATCCGGAGTTTGGAGTTATCAGCTTATCAAAGAAATCTAGAACTTCAAGAAGTAAATCTAGTATGAGTTTTGTAGAAACTTGTGATGACATCGCACTCAAGAAGCTTACAGATTATCTTGAACATCTTGGAGTTACACTTGAAGAGGTACAAGAAAGTCATTCTGCAAGATGTGCAGTTTCAATGTATGGAATCATTCAGCATTTGAAAACACATCCTTACAAACCAGAGAACGTCAAGCGTACCAAGAAGCTGTTTAGCTTGCCTAACTAATTTCTAAATAAACTATTAAATTTTATAAAAACTATTGACTTTTTCTCCAAAATCGTATATAATATAATTGTAGGGCAAAAAAAAATAATACCTACAACATATCAAAACATTTGGAGGTACAATAGTATGAAAAATTTAGAAGTATTCAATCAGCGTGGTTTTGGTGATTACAGCTGTAGTTCATGTAGAACTCCTCTCCTTGGTACATTTACCGCTATAGGAGAAGTTGGTGATGAGAATGGTTACGAGTGGAGAAGTTTTTGTCCTCGTTGTGCATCAAAATTAGGTATTGCAACTATTTCAGACAGTGATCCGAAATTGAACGAAATTTACAGTAACTATCCTATTCCCGATTATTTAGGAAACTAATATAATCAATAACATAATCAATAACATAAAAGCAGCTGTTGAAGCTGCTTTTATTTTATGTTTGAAAACCTTTTATATGATATGTAACATATTCATTTGTTAGAGAAGGAGTGATTCAAATGATCAAACCTGAGAATCTAAGTACATTATTATCTGCTTCTGAAGCAGCGGCTGTTGCTGATGCAGCTATTGATGAACAAGAAGAAGGTGCAGTTGCACGTGCTATAAATTACAATGCAAATACAGGTGAAACTTGTACTGAATGGACTAGTGGTTTATCAGATAAGATGAAAGCTAAATTAGAATCTAAAAAGTATAAGGTAATCCCGAAAACTGATGCATATGGAGTAGAAATTCCTAACATGTACTATATAAAGAGCAGGTGATAGTTGATGTTTGATAACAGATTCAAACTTCACAAGTATGACGAAGCATCTATAAATTCAGTTGTATTGAATGTTAATCAGCTTGAATACTTCACATACCTAGAGCTGCCACATGACATCGCTAAGTTCTTGTCATTGTATTGTGTACAGGAATTTAATACTCCTAAGGGACCTATTGAACTAGATTATTCTGATAAAATAACTAGAGAGTGTTTACGTCCATGGTTGAAAATCGAAACATCTATTTTCAATACAGAATGCGGATTTCACATGTATAAGTTTCAGTTTGTTGATACAAGAACAACTGATGTAGTATCGTTATACTTTGCATATAATTTACAAAATAGTAATCCTGATAAGACATCATACATCTATATGAAAGGCAGAAACGCTGAGGGATTCAATCCATTTGAAGATGGTGATGGGGCAGGCTCTGCTAGTAATACATCTGATAATTCTGACAGTGATTCAGACGATAGCAAAAATGATTCATCTAGTTGTTGCTGTTGCGGTAAATGCAAGTATTGTAGTAAGTAAGGAGGTTTACATATGAAACGAAGAATTATATGTTCCTTCAGACAATACAATGCTAATACCAAAGATATAAGAAAAGGTGACTGTTCTGTACGTGCATTATCACTAGCATATGGCATAACCTATCATATTATTGTATAATTACATGTAGAAGGAGGTAATCTGCATGAAAGCAATATTTGCATGTAAGCTTTATAAATCAAGTAAACGTAAGGACAAAATAAAAGCAGCATTACAGAATCCTATAAATGCTGAGCTTGTAGAACAGCTAGATGAATATCTAGGTGAAGAATATAGACCTGTAACTAAAATTGACGGTGACGTCATGAAAACTGTTCCTAAACATGATAATGAATCAGGTTCATCTAATACACAAACAAGGTCAGGTGGTCATGGTCCTTCAAGTGGTGGACTAGGTGGTTTAAGTTCTGCATTATCCGGTCTAGACGATGATACTACCATATCGGAAAAATATGGTGACGAATTAGATGATGAAGGAAATGCTGCATTTGATGCTACTCAGGGTACAAGTTCGTCTGATGATGACACTTCTGATGATAATTCTGATACTACAGCAAATTCAGCTACAACAGTGAAGAAATCATCCATCGTTGCTGATACAGTTGTAACTAAACCGTTTGTTGAAACACAAGTTTCCTTAAATGGTCTTGCAGGTGAACTTAAGGGAACATTGAATGCACGGTCATCGACTACCGGTGTAAATCGTGTATGCGTAAAGAACAATGAGATATGGATTCATTATAATGATGATATCAATCTTAACAATGTTATGACTGCTGTAATAGACACATTGAATTCAGCAAATTATCATTACTTGATATTCAATCGTCTAGCAAGAACAGATAATGCAATTGTTTTTACAATCAACGGGAATGATACAGATAATGTGATGGAGCCGATATCTGATGAAAAATGAACTTCCAATAACTGAAGATTTAGATTTTCACTATCTATTAGAATTGATGCCTCCACTGCAAGACGAGGCTGAATTTTCTTGGCTGCCAGAATTATTTTCTACAGTAGGTTATGGTAGTTTGATTAAATTATGCAAATTCGCTGGTGGTGAGGTTATCAAGATACCAACACTTGAACAACTTACTTCCAGTATAGAATCTCTACAGTGGTTCTATGATGTAGAAATATCTAAATGTAAGACATCTGATGAAATACCTTTACAATATCGAAATCTTGTATCTAAAATAAAGGAGATATATGATGCTGGATACTGTTAAGCAATGTATAAAAGATGTTCCTGATATCTCATTTCAACAATTCTTTCAGATGTATGTAACATCTGTACAAGATTCTAACATAGATAGAGAGGTCAGCTACTTAATAAATAGAAATATATTAGGTGTAAACTCTATGGGAATGTTAATCCATAATACAATTGAAAGGTTGAAACATGTATGATTACAGCTACAAATATACAAAGTGCATATAATGATTTGTATAAAGAAGTGCGAAGATACATATGGGATTTCGAAACAGTAAGTGCTCTTGCAGATTTGGAAGTTGAAACTTATCAAACCTTTCCAGATATAGAGCAGCTTATTAAGAAATTTGATACGTTCAAACGATATGTTAATGATACAGATGTACTTCGTGAGGACGAAGATGTCAAGGAGGCCTTTGACGCATTCGAGGAAATCATAAATGATGATAACATGGAGTTATATGCAAACTTAAAAGATTTTCAGGAGGTACCAGTATGAGTGTCAAGAGAATGAAGATAATGAAGTCTAAATCGACTGTAAAGTCTGCAACAGATGCAACTGTTTCTAAATCTGCTTATGCAGAAGCTATCAACAACATCCAGTCTGCAATTCAAGCATTGAGTAAAGCTGCACAAGATGGTGATGCTCTTGCTAAAGAATCAATTGCTAACTTAAGTGTTGTAATGTTTGATTTGAAGTAAACAAAATTCGGAGGTGCTTTATGGACGATGTCAAAACTGTTGATAGTTCAGAAGTAGTGTATGATCCTGTATACCAACGACAAAAAGAGGGCGTCACGAAAATGCGTACGTCCTTGTTGGCGTGTACTGCTGAAAACGGTGTTACTATAAGAAACACATTAGATTCAATAACAGCTATGCGAATATATCATCAGATGATGCGTATAATAAAATATACAGAGTTGATGGACAAGCTTGAAGATAAGCTTTACAGGTCTATTGATAATATGTTAGATAACTCTCCCGATGATGAACGAACTCTATTATCACTCTTACATATTCAAGAGCGTTTACAAAAGTTAATGATTGAATCTCATAAATTGATTCAGCCATATCTTGATATAAAAGAGTTTTCAGTTGTTGATCTTGTACCTCAAGAGTCTACAGCTGCTTCTAGTCCTCAGTTTAACATGAAGTCTGAGGATCGTGATAGATTGCGTTCTAATGCTCAACAAGTTCTACTCCAATTAAAGGAAGGTGGGCTAGTTGCAAAGTAACATCACAGATTTATCGCTACCTGAAAGAATTCAAAAGATATTTTCGAGCTGTAATGAAGTAGAACAGTCATACTTGCTTCAAATTCTAGAAGAATTGAGTGAGTCGGATTGTGGATACTCTAAAACATATGAAGACATATGGTTATCTGATTACAAAGAGATACCAGTAGACATTGACACATTCTTAGATTCTGAAACATATCTAGGAAAAACTAACAGATGTGGTAAGGCTGTATTCCCATTTTGGCGTAAAGAGTTGAGGAACTTCTTCAATGCTGGTAATCAATTTCATGAATGGATTCTAACAGGAGCTACTCGTATTGGTAAATCTTCTACAGGTATATCAGCAGCATCATACATGTTGTATAGATTGATGTGTTTGCGAGACCCTCAAAAATACTTCAATAAGAAAGACGTATCTAAGTTTTCTATACTGTTTTTCAACATTACAAAAGACTTGGCAAAGGGTGTAGCTTATCGTGAATTCAATGATACATTGAAAGCAAGCCCTTGGTTCAATGCACACGGAACCTTTTCTAGTAGTGAAAGAGATTTCTACTATATACCAGAGGGTGGAAAGATAATCATAGATTATGGTTCAGACGCTTCACATGGTCTAGGACAACAGGTATTTGTTGGGTTCATGGATGAGTGTAACTTCAGCAAAGCAGGTGTTAAAGACGTTAACAAAGCAAAATCACATATGAAAGAAACTTACAACACAATATCAGCCCGTGTTAAAGGTACATTCAAACATGGCGGTGAGGTATTCGGAAAGATATTTGCTGTAAGCTCTAAACGTAGTGATAGTGATTTCATGGAAGCTTATGTGCAAGAGCAGTTAGATGCTGGTGCAGGCGATCATATGTATATATCTGATGCACCTCAGTGGGAAGTACTTCCTAAAGATACATTTGCAAGTGAAACATTCTACATTGCAGTTGGTGACAGATATCATAAGGGTTTTGTAGTACCTGATAATCAATGTTTTCCTGAAGCACTTGATGATCTAAGAAAGCAGGGTTATAAAATACTAGAACCACCAGTTGATATGAAATCTGATTTCTTAGCTGACTTTGAGATTGCATTGAGAGATCTTGCTGGTATTGCAGTAACAGGTGCATTGTCTTTCATAACACAAGCAGCTATAACTCCTTGTATTTCTAAGACTCGAAAAAATCCTTTCTATTCTGATATTTTAGAAATTGGTACAAAGGATAATTTCAGTATTGAAGAATTTTTCCATATGAAAGAAGTTCCACCTGAACTCAAACGAATACCTATATTTATACATCTTGACTTGTCACTTACTACTGACCGAACAGGTATATCAGGCGGTGGTATAACAGGTCGTAAAGATATTGTAAATAAGGATGGTGCTAAAGTATCAATGCCATTCTTATCGCATTTGTTTTCAGTAGCTATTCAAGCTCCAAGAGGTGATAAGATTGCATATGGTAAAATAGTTGCATTTATATGTTGGTTGCGTAAATCTGGATTCCATATTGAGCGTATAAGTCGAGATCAATTTCAAAGTGAATATCTTGCACAAGAGCTTGAACAAAAGGGCTTCACAGTAGATAAGATATCACTTGATAGAACGTCAGACGGATACACAGCATTACGTTCTGTATTGCTAGAAGAACGTATAGATCAACTTGATCATAAACTTCTACAAGATGAACTTGTACATCTGCAGCGAGATAGTGTAACTGATAGAGTAGACCACCCTGCCGGCGGTAGTAAGGACGTTGCTGATAGTCATGCAGGTTGGGTATGGAACGCAATACGTCATAATCCAGGAATTACTATTCCAGCTAAAAAGGTTGTATCAGCAATAGCAGCTGTCAACCAAAATACTAATCGTCAACGTGGGGCAACTCTTCCGAGTATGTTCCCTGGATTGAATACAATCAATACGTCTAAAAACAAATTCAAACGATGAAAGGTATGATTACTATGAAAATGAGAAACCTTCTCAAACCCGGAGATTTTGTAACCTTAGTTCCTGCTGGTATACACATTACACTTCAGTACAATGCTGAAGGTAATCTTGAAAAAGTATACACAGGATTTCAGTCAGATAGGGTTGACTGTTCTAATGAATTACGTACTTTATTGGTTCAGAATCATACAGTACCTAGTACTGTGCACATCAAAAGAGGTACAAGTTGGGTACGTGGTGTGCTATATACAAATGCTGTACAAAATGCACCTGGAAAGCTTCCAGCTTGTATTCAACAGTCATTGATGAAATTGTATCATTCAAATCCGTCGCAATTCAATTTCTTTGCAGCTACATTTGAAAGTACAATGACTGATTTCAAGGGAGCTACTCCTACTCGTCATGCACTGTCTATGTCAAAGTTTAAGCTGCTGCCAGGTTGGCTTGTTCCAGGTAATGTTACAGATAATTTGACTGACACATGGGTAAATAGCCCACAGTTTACGTTCAATAAGATAGTAACTGATTACATTATCTTTCACAGAGGCAAAGTGAATTATCTATCTGCTAACTCTTCACAGTTCATTGTCAATAAAGTAGTTAGATATACAGACGATAATGGATATGTTAAAGGTAGAATTTATCAAGACGTAAAAAGTCCTATCAGTGTTGATTATTCTGATATTGTACGTTTTGATATACAGCCTAATACACTAGTTGTATTAGATTCCGAAAATCAGATAATGCTTACTAAACCTACTGATAATAAAAAGCGTGATAAAAGATCTCGTACTATTACTTGTAAGTATTGTGGTAAGTCTTATCAATCACCTTTATTTGGTACAGTTCAATGCCCAGATACACATTGCGTATCAAAGATGCTTCCTAACATCAGACAGTTCTTATCAAAACTGAATTTAACAGTTCCATCTAATGAAGAAATTCATAAGTGGTTAGAAGATAAAACTATCCTGTGTATACCTGATATCTTATTACTTCCAGATTATCAACATTTGCAGATAGAGGTATCATTATCATCTCTATTACGTGCAATAGTACCAATTTCGGCTGTTCCTAGAGATGATATATTTGTTCTGTTTGCAAATGCATGCACAAACAATGCTAGAACAATGCGTTATTATGTTACTAATCCTGCACTCATTACTGCAGATTTAGGGCTAAATCATGCTGATTTACCAAAATTGCTAAATTGGTTCAACGATAATTGCAATGCATCTGATGTTCAATCTTTACTAGATGCACCTCAATTCATTTTCAAGGACAAAGATAAACGTTTTGACGGACCGCCTATCTTCCGTAACAAAATAATCTTCTTGACTGGCGATTTCATAAGAGGTAATTTTGCTGAAATCTCAGCTATACTCCAAAGTTATTCAGCAAGAGTAACTCTACAATTCTCAGATGATGTTCATTGTGTGCTTATTGGTGGTAAGCATGAAAACATTGACGGTAGAGCAATCAATGCTGCACATAACTTAGGTATATCTGTTATGCAAGAAGAGGATTTCTTCAAGTATTATCAAATTGATGAAGACCTCAAAGCGAACCTTGTATATAAACAGTAAGGAGTGATATTGATGTCAAGAATTGTTGATAGATTGTTAAGACGTGGTAAGAAGTACAACAAGACAGTATCGTGGCTCCGTAATGTTACATCAGGATCATTCTTGAAAATGTCAGATTTACGTGGTGCTACAAGTATTGATGATATAAAAACTAAAATTGATACAATGCGTGCTTTAGCAAAGGATTCTCAGATAAGCACAGCATTGTCGTATTATGCTACAGATGCTACTACAACAAATACGAAGGGTCAAATTATATGGGCAGATTCTAAAGATAAGAATTGTGCAAACATTATAAATGGACTTTTCAAACGATGGAATGTAAATATGTATGTTCGAGATCATATACTTGAACTTGCTACTATTGGTAATTTCTATATGCCAACTACTTGGATGTATAATGCACCTTCTAAACAAACCATTCATGTTGGAGTAGGACTTGATAACAATACTATCCCTGATGATAAGTATGACATTATTCCAGCTTATATGATACCACCTGAAGATATTATTCATATTTGGTATCAAGGTAAGCCACAAGGTTATATTTATCAGCCTGAGGATGGTGTACAAGATTATATTTCATATCCTGAGGATGCTGTTATACACTTCTCATTAGGCGGATTATTAGGTGAGTATACAATTGATACTCGTAATTCTGACGGTGATGAAGAAACATTTGATATTCAATTTGCTGAACCTCTTATGAGTAATGCTGTATCTCCTACACAGACATTAAGTTTGTTGGAGGACTCATTGTTGTTATCTTCTTTAATCAGAACTATAAAATTCATAAATGTAGATTGTCAAGACGCTGAAGAGGAAGAAGTTCAAGATATACTTCAGCGTATGAAGGATGTTGTTGAACAGCAGATTTCTATAAATACTGCTACAGGTGATGCTCAAAGTTTCGTCAATCCGCAAAGTCCTAACAATCTTGTTTACTTAGCAAAGGTAAACGGAAATGATGCTATATCTGTAACTGATCTTAACATGGCAGAAGCTACTGAAGCTGATAATAAATTGCTTGATTACTATCAGAACAAGAAGCTATCTGTACTTGGTGTTCCAAAGGAAGCGATGAACTTCTCTTCTGCGGAGGGTCTAGGTAATGCAGGTACTGTAATGTCACAGCGTTCTGCTTTGTATGCTAACATCTTAAATCGTCTCATGACTGCATATAAAGAAGGATGGCGTACAGCTCTCAATGCTTATTTCAGAGTAAACGGTTACAGCGGATATGTTGATAACTTTGAGCTTCACATGAATCCTATAGTTACAACACAGTCTACTGTACAGTTTGAAAAGCGTGATGCTGCATTAAACCAAGCAACTACACTTGTACAGCTACTCAGAGATACTGGAGTTAGTCATAAAGAAGCTTATACAATAGCACTTACTGAGATACTTTCAGAGGTATTTCCTCAGATTGGTTCTGATATACCTACTTGGGACATAGCTTCAGAAGCAACAGGAGAAGGAGGCGGCGGTGATGTTCTCTAATCCTAAATTATTATCACATCAGTTCTTCAGTGAATTGAAGCAATACAATAGTACAAACTTCAAAGCTCTTCATACAGCACAACTTACAGAAGATGACCCTGTAATTATGAAGGCATTTAGTAGTGTTATCACACGATTTTTTATCTTTTGTGAAAAGCATCCTGAGTTGTCTGAAACTGAGCGTAGAATGCTTTATTTTCAGTTAAAGGTGGATATGATAGCTCGTTTCTTCTCTAACTATCCAAATACAAATACTGATGATTTAGTAGCATTTCAAACTGAATTGCGTTACTTTGTTAAAGAAAATGAAAACGGTGGTGATAAAAATGCCGAATCAGCCATTGCAGTATAACATCTCAGATTGGCATCAGTTATCTGATGCCAAATCTAATAATAGTAGAGATTTGAGTATCTCTGTTTCTGATATCATACAAGATGCTAGGCTTACTGGACTTAGGATTCAATTAAATCATACTCAATTTGGTGTGCTATTTGCTTGTGTATTGAACGCACAGGGTAGTATGGTTACAGAATTCAATGAAAATCTTGTTGTTGAATTTACTACAGAACAGATTCTTGCTGAGCTTAAGAAATACGGTTTCTTGATTACGTTTGAACCTAGGGCACATCTTCCTGGTAATCAGATTCAATATCTAATGACATTAAAGGGACTAGGCTATGATAAGCTCAGAATAATGAATGTTTATAAGTACAACATTCAAGGAACAAAACAATTTCAGTGGTATGTTATCGCATTCAATATTCATGATGAAAATTGGCTTAATAATGGATATTCAATTTCAGAGACTGAATTCATGAAAGCTCTTAAAGATGGTAGATGTATAAATATATCTGCTATTAGTAAGACTCAAAGATGGTCATGGAGTTGGTTAGACTATGTAGCTAACATTGATGACATATTGGAGGATAACGCATGAGAGATAAGTTCAACAAAGAGCATGTATTGAGTTTGTGCAAACCTGGTGACTATGGTATGATGGCACCGCCTATGGATGCTCAAGTTGCATTGCATGAGTTGTGCCGATACTTTTTAGGCAAGGATTGGTATGACAGTTCTGGTGCATGTAGTCCAGAGCAAGTAAACACAGCAATTGTTGCTGAAATTGAGATGAATTACAGAGGTGCTAAATTAAAGCGTAAAGTAGTATATGAATGAGTGGTGATATTGATGTCTATCAATCTTATAGGCGAAGATATAAAACTTATGAGAGCTAGATATAATGAGGCTCTCGAAATGCAAGGAATACCTTGTAAGTATCAGTTTCCTAATATGGCTACTACAAATGAACAAGGAGAACCTCTAGTAGATAGTTATTCTGATATGATTGATACTCATATATTCTTTGAAGGGTCTCCTAAAGTAAAAACATTCAAGCGTTTAGGTTGGGTAGTTGAAAATGATAAGGACTTACCGTTTTTGCTCCATTGTAGTTTTGATTTGCCTAACTTACAAAAAGATAGTCTATTTCATATGTCAGGTCAATACACAGGTATGCCTGATAGAACATTCAGAGTAACTGAGCTTACATGCGATTTTCAAGCACCTGATCATATGATTGCACAAGTAGTACCTGTATACGATAAGAAGCAGACTGTCGGTCGAACTAAGAAAGAGCGTCAGAATACATTTAAGACAAGCAACCATTTCTTAACAGAACCTGTAGATTATAGAGGTCAGTATATATCTGAACAAGAAGGTGAGCAGTAATGATATATCTATATGATGAAGCGATTGTAAATGATTTGAAAAATTCATTCAATCCAAATGCAGTAGAAAATCCTGTTGTAAGTGTTGTATCACCTGACAAAGTTATTGATATAGCTGCACAGCTACAGAATGATGAGATAACATTTCCGATAGTAGCATTGACACGAAATGATGATATCTCTATTGATACAAATCTTACAAACTTCACTCGTATGCATAAAGGTGTAGCGGCTGTTATAGATCCTAAAACTAATAATCTGTATTATGAACATGCAATTCCGCTAAACCTCGAATATTCATTAACTGTACTTGCTACTAATACTGCTGATATGGATGAGCTAATACGAGAGCTGATATTCAAATACACAAGAATGTATTTCTTGACAATAACATTACCATATGAAGGTCAACGAAAAGTACGGTTTGGTGTAACAATAAATTCTGATTCTGCCATTGAACGATCATCTGGTGTTGTAGAATATTTAGAATCAGGGCAGATATATCAGTCAATAATTCGATTGAAGTGTGAGGGTTGTGTATATGTGAAGTATACACCTGTACATCTCAAACGTACTGCTCATGAAATTGTCCCAGCAGTGCCTACTAAAAGTAAGTAAACCTTATATATCTACATAACATAGTGAGGTGAGAAGTATGATTTATAAAAATTTGTCATTCACCACAAAAACTTTTTATGGTGTGACATTCAAGCCTGGCGAAGAGCATGAAGTGCCTGGTTATATCAACCATCCAAAGTTTTTGAGATTGACGGCCTTCTCTGCCAAACACGATGATCAGAAAAATCCTAAGAAGGATACTAAATCTGAATCTTCTAAGAAAACTACAACGTCGTCTAAGACAACGACTAAAAAGGAGGTAAATTTAGATGGCGCAAATAACAATCAATGAGATCAGTCAGAATTACACATACAATATCGGCAGTAACGCCTTTGCTACTGTAGCATTGCCTATTACTGCTATGTGGGGTCCTGCATATATGGAGCCTACTACAATGGGTGTAACTAAAGACGAGATGCTCGAGATGACTACATGGAATCATTTTCCAGCTACTCAGTCTGGATTAGAGTCTTTTGTAGCTACTTACAGAGGTCCTGCATCAAATTTCAGAATGTACAATGATTATTCTTACCAGATGGCGATGACATTGCTTACAGCTGGTTATGACGTACTCGTATGCCGCGTGTGCCCAGGTACACTTGCTCAAGGTAAATTGATTATTGATTCTGGAATGAATACTACTCTTGCAGTGTCTGCAAAGTATCCTGGAACTTTTGGTAATCAGATCAGAGTTACACTCAAGAAAGTTACAAAGAAAGAATATGACTCTGTCAAAAAGAAATATGTTGAACTTCCATATTACTGGAATGCTATTGTATATGTTTGTGATTCATCTGGAGTTCAGACTGCTGTAGAAAATCTGATATTTGTATTTGATATCAATAATTCTACAGATAACATTCCGCACATCAGTGAGGTTGAATCTAAATTTATCACTTTTGCATATGATAACATCACATCAGACGATCAAAATCCGGCTGATGACTTGTCTTGTTATTTAGCTGGTGGTACAGATAACATCAATTCGGTAACTTCAAATGTTCCTACAGATGCTGTAAAGGGTACCTACAACGGTCAGGAAAATTGGTTCACACCTATCTACAAAGAACCAGCTAATTGGGATACTGTATATACTGATACAGTTACTTTTGTAGGATATGCTGGTGCAACTAATAAACCTACATTTGTAACAACATCAGCTGGTCCTCAAGGTAAAGCTCCTGAATTCCGAGAAGGTGTTTATTACAATAAACTTGAAGTAGATGTATCTACTGAATTCTCTACTGCGTTAACAAGACTTGCGTTGATTCGTTATGTTGATGAGAATGCTAATTATGTTGTTCAGTTGAAGAACGCTGCTGCTAATATTTCAGATATTACAAAGCTTACTTCTTTCTATCACATGGAATGGATCTATAATGCTGCTTGTGATGTTTATGATCTGCTTAAGGATAAACTCAATTATAATCCGCAGCGTATTATCAGCCCAGGTTGGGATGATCAGGATTACTTGAAGCTTACAGGTGAGTATGGTACTGTTTTCCAAGTATCCCCTATTCACCAGAAAATCCTTGAAGTTTCATATTACAGTAGATGTGCTACTGGTATGATCGACATCCCTCGTTCTTGCCCAAGACGTCTTGTGTACAATGATGATGTTGAAAATCCTGGATATGCTCAGATGCTGTCTCGCAATGAAGTACCAACAGGCGGTAATGATGTAAACGCTGTATTGTTCAATACACACTGTGCATTGTTTGCACCTTGGGGTCAGTATAAGTATGTAGGTATGGGTAAGCAATGTATCGCTCCTCCTGCTTTACTTGCATTACTGATTCAGCGAGCAATGATTCTAAATCAGTCTTTACAGTATGAGTGGGCACTTCCTACAAACCGAACTCATAATCTGAACATCGGCAAGATGGATTATAAGGTTCCGAAGAAGTTGCTTGACATCTGGCAGAAGCTTGAAGGTGTAGGTGTAAACGTAATCACAGAGATTCCAGAACTTGGTTTAAGTATCTGGGGCAACTCTACATTGTATGAAGTACCACCTGCAACATATCAAGCACTTGCAAATTTGTCTACTCGTTTCCTTGTAAATGCTGTAGAAGATATCGCATATAAATGCGGTCTTGCTATCACATTCCAGTACAATAATGAACAAGCATACAATAAGTTCTATGCTGGTGTTACACCAACTCTTGATACTATGAAGAATGTCGGTGCTATTGATGACTATTATGTCAAGATGGCTGCTGATATCAATGGCCTTGATCAAGTGAATGCTAACACAGTAATTGGTAAGATTTATCTTGTCATCAACGGTGTTATCAATGACATTATCATTGATCTTATTGCTCTCCCGCCTGGGACAGATCTAAATCAGTACAGATCATAAGTAATGTCATATGAAAGTCTGTATAGAGAATGCAACAGTATTGTTGCAATTGTACTGATATATAATCGTTATATTGAATAAAAGGTGATAACAATGTTACAATATATTAAGTGCAGTTCTGATAGAGAATCACTTATAAATTACATTGATGGTGTTTATAACACATATGATAGATGTGACGAACTTGAAAACGCTTTGAACAAGCTGTTTCCTAATGTAGCAATTGATGATGATGATCCGGATGAAGGTATGTATGCAAACTTGTCTACATCTGAGTTACAGAAGCTGAAGGCATATCTTGACAGCGTACAGGGTGAGTATTCTGGAGGATTCACTTTTGAATTCGATGGTAATGAGCTCAATGTTCTCATTGAAGCAATGGAGAATTTCTCTCAGCCATCTTTTACAAAAGATAGAGAGATGTCAAGAATTGCTAGACGAATCCTCAATAAGCTAACACATAAGTAATTCGTCAGTAAAAAATAACTCATAGAAAGGAATGATATTATGTTTACTCCTTTACAGATGGGTACAAACCACATGTTAGGCATAGATAACTACGTACCTCTTACAACAAATAACTTTGAAGTAAGAATCTACAACATGGACGGGTCTGCACCTACAGAGTTTTCAGATGTATTAACTTTATCTACAGATGAAGTTGGTTCTATTTCTGAGTCTCAAGATATCATCACTATTCACTACGGTAATGGTGTTATTAAGTTCCCAAGTAAGGTTGACTTTGCTGAAACTGATTGGACACTCAATTGTTTCTGTGAGCCTAACGTCATTGAAAATCTTCGTGCTTGGAGACGACTGGTCTATGATCCAGATACTCAGAAGATGGGATTACCGTCACAGTACATGAAGCAAGTATACTTCATTAAATATGACGGTCAAGGTAATGTTCGAGATGTTATCAAATGCCCTGGCACCTGGATTGGTGCACTTGATAACGGTGGTGGTAGTCAGTCTGGCGGCGATGTCGTTAAGGTTAAGGTACCGTTCATCATTTCAAGAGCTATCTATCTCAAGCCTGAGGACTTACGATAACTAATCGTTATATAATATATCAATAACAATATTGGAGGTATCATTATGAAGTATTTCAAAGCGGTTCCTGGAAAAGGCATTGTTGCAAGCAGCAATATCAAGGGCAGTAAACGTAGATCTATCAAAGCATCTACAGTCGATGAAATTGTACCTGGATACAGCGAGTATGATATCCAGGATGCAGCATACAACTATATCTTAAGTGAGATTGACGGTGATGTAAATCATAGACTCACAGCTGAATCTGCTGCAGATAATGCATTACGTGCATTTATTAAAGAGTGTAAACAGTATGAGGGTCTTACAATCAGTGCAGATGAAGAGGCTCAGCTTCGTCCAATCTTCCATGATGTAGCTGATACTGAATTCAGCTTTGACGAAGATATGTAATTTTCAGATATGGCGTGATTACATCTAATCAGTGATTTTATAATTCGATAACTTAACACTAAGGCTTCAATTGTGTAATCTCTGAAATACACAGTTGGAGCTTTTATGTTATGTAAGGAGTAACTACTATGAAGAAACTAATATTATGTGCTACTATTGATACAGTGTCAGTAACTTTATCTAGAGGTGATGATTCGAGAACAAAAGGAACCGATTATTGGTTCATATACCCGAGTCGTTATGATTCCATTATCCCAAATAACATATGGGACGATTTAGGTGTATCTAAAGACAGAGCTGGTCATTTTTGGAATGATTCAGAAGCATTGGAATATATACAAGATAACATTGCAAACTATTATAATGTAAATGTAAATGTGTATAGTGAAACTGGATACCTTATAACTACACTATATCCAGAGTAATGTTAAAGTATAAAGAACCTTATATAAAGATGTAGATAAACTCACCTAAAAACTTTTTAAGGAGTGTAATTTTAATGATTTCAGAAAAGATTGAACTGTTAGGCAAAAGACTATACTCAAACATTCCGCCAGTGTTAACACTTAAGAATGTTCCTACTGCGTCTGAGCTAGATATGGTAGGTAGTGAGGACTTCGACAGAACAATGATAGAAACTATCTTACCTGCGTCTATCGAAGAGGAAGTTGATTTCAATGAACTGCTGGAGATTGATTATCAGTGGATCTGCAGATGTTTGCGTATCCTTAACTTCGGTCCATATTATACTACAAATGCTATCTTCTGTAAGCATTGTGGTAAAACTTCATATGGAGAATATCAAGTTAATCTGAATACAATCGCTTGTAATCCTATCCCTGATGACTTCGTGAACGAAATCAAGATTACAAGAGATGAATTCATTGATTTCAAAGGAGACATCATAATCAAGTTGCCTTCAATTCGTTCTATCTTGAATGCATATAAAGACAAGGCATTTCAGTCACCTACAGGGCAGACAAACAGAGAACTTGCAAGAATTTGTTACATGATTTCTTCAATCAAAGGTAAGTCTAATCTTACACCTATTGATATTAAGATGATGCTTCAGCAACAGCTTTCCGCTGCAGATTATATCATTCTGAAGAATAAGGTAACAGAGCTTACAGACTTTGGTCTGCGTGCTGGTGGTGTAGCTCAGTGTCCGGCGTGTGGCAGTGAAGATGCTGCATTTATCGCGTTGCCGGACGACCGTTTCTTTCGTCCGACCGTGGGAAATCTCAAACAGTGGAAGCTCGATAGAAGTGCAAGGGCAACTAAAGACGTTTCAGGAGATACGTCAGCAGATGTATGAAAATATCATTGATGAAACATTATTTATCGCTAGAGCATCTGAGGGTGCTGTATCTGCAGAATGGATAATGGATCAACCAATATTCATACGTAAGAAATATGTAGATTCATTCACTAAAGAACTTAAAGAGCGTGAACGTGCTTTGAAGAGTTCAAGTAGAAAGCGGTAACCAACAGGGATGGGATTATACAATCCTGTCCCTATTTTTAATACTCAATCAGGAGGTGTGTACAATATGCCAGATACTAACAATGAAAATACTAACACTTCTACAGGTGGTGCTGATATACTATCGTCTTTGAATAATTACTTCAATAGTACTACTGCAAGTAGGAATGATACTATAGCATTGTTGAAATCTATAGACCAAACCACTAAACAGATACTTCAATCCGGTGGTGGGATGTCAGCATCTAATGCACAAAACATGATGCCTGGATACCGAAACAGTAACACATATTTCCAAAGTCGTGCTGGATACAGTAGTCGTGGTGGCGGTAGTTCGTTTTCTAAATTCACTGACGGTCTAGAATCTGTACTACTAGATGAGTTAGTAGGTAGAGAATTCAAAGATAAACTTCGTGGTATACGTGATAAGTTAGCACGTGACATAGGAGTAAACATTGAAGATGTACCAAACGCATTAGGTAAAGCATTAGGCAGTAAACTTGCTGGGGCTATAAAAAACACTGACATATTCAAAAATGTAATGGGCAGTATTCGTTCATACGGTGGTGGTCTATACAACCGTATGCACGATGCATATGTTAATGGGCGTAATGCAAGCTATACTCAAGCTACTGGTAAAGCTTTTAGTGCTTCTAGTACAAGTGCATCTGCATTCCGAAGTATTTTAGGTGGTAGCGGTAGTAAAACATCTGCCGGAGGTTCTGCTGCATTCAAAACAGCTAATTCATCTGCATTTAGTATGAATGTTCATACTGTTATATTGAAAGCTGATCAGTTGATCACTGCTTCAGATACAGATCAATTTGGTGATGCATTATCTAACATATTTGACTTGATAACAGGTAGTAGTACATCTGCAGGGGCAACAGGGACAGCAGGAGCTGGAGCAGCTAAGGTTGGAGTAGCTGGCGCTGGAGCTGGAGCAGCAGGAACTGGAGCGGCAGGAGCTGGAGCAGGTCTAGTAGAAGCAGGAGCTGGAGCAGGTCTAGTAGAAGCAGGAGCAGCATTATCAGGTCTAGCTTCGGTTGTTGTAAAAGCTCTCCCTGAAATTTTAATTGTAGTAGCTGCTATAGCTGCTGTTACACTTGCATTACGTGCACTTGAACCTGCAGTAGAAAATACTAAAAAGCTGCTAAGTTCGTTAGAGAAAGCAGCTGATCGTTATGAATCTAGTAGAGAAGCTAGTTTAGAAGCAGCAGAAGCTAGAATGAAGGCTGACTTTGAAACAATGGTCAGAAAGCCTTTTGAGATTTTAGAAGAAGCTGCACAGAATCTATATGATGCATGGGACCAGAATGTAAGAATCATCAATGGTACTCAAGGATATAACAAGGATGAGTTATATGAGTTGATGGGTGACTTCGCAAATCGCTTACGTAGTGAAGGTCTTGAAAGAGTTGTTAGTACAGATACTGTTACTAACAATCTGGCAAAGGTTCTTGAATCTGGTTTAAGCGGTCAAGTTGCAGAAGAGTTTGCATATCTTGCTACTAAACTGAATGCAGCTATCCCTACTCAAGATTTCTTTGAGTATGCAAGCACATATAGCTCAATCGCTGCTAATGCAATTCAAAAAGGTTCCTCTCAAGCAGATGCTATCGAGTATGCTAACAATCAACTTGAATCTTTCGCTAGTAACTTACTATATGCAAGTAGAGAAATATCAGGTGGATTCACAACCGGTCTGCAAAATGCGAACGAATTATTTCAACAATCTGTTCAGATAGCTCAAGCAAGTAAAACAAACAACGCTTCTGAAATATCTAGTGTTATGACTGCTGTAGCGTCTATAGTAGGTGCAGTCGCTCCTGACCTTGCAACTTCTATGACAGATGCTATATACAAAGCAGCAACTGGTGGTAATAGTTCTGAGATTGTAGCACTACGTTCACTTGCAGGTATCAATGCGTCTAATACAGAATTTTTGAAAAAACTAGCAGAAAATCCACAGAAGGTGTTCACTTCACTATTTGAGAATCTTGGCAGCATGCAAAAGATGTCAGAAGATGCTTACATGGAAGTAGCTGAGGGCTTATCTAGTGTATTTGGTGTATCTATGGATGCGTTTGCTCGTGTAGATTTCAACTATCTTGCACAGGCTATTTCATCTATGAATACATCTAATGGTGCATTGAATGAAAACTTAGAGTTACTTGCATCTGGTGAAACTACTACAAGTGCTGAACAACTTAGAATGCAGCAAATCAATGAATATATGTGGGAGGAAGGACTTGCATATGTAATGGACAATGCTGCTGCTAGGGAAATTCAGAAACACATGTGGGATGAACAAATAGCGAAGGAGCTTATGGAATCTACATATGGTGTAGAGATTGAGGGTGCAGCACTAGAATTCCTAGAAGGTATACGAAAGACTATTGATAACATACTTGGATTCTTGAACCCATTCAAAGTTCTGAGTAAGGTTGCAAATGTAATAGGAAGTATATCTGAAGCAAGAGCACAAGATGTTGATGTTACACAGATGCTCGAATTAGGTAAGCTTGGTGGGGGTAACGCTCGAGCACTTTATAATTTAACTACAAGAAATGCAGATCTTAATCTGACTGAAAATCTAGTAGACCTGATGGGTGGTGTATCAGAATACAACATTGCATCTACAGGTCGTAAACTTGTAAGTGATCTTCTATATACAGGATGGAATAGTTCATTTGATGCTACTTACGGTGGACAAGGTCTGAATGCTTTATATGCACTAGTATCTTCAGGTGCAGGTAAAGCTGGTAGAGCTTTATCGTCAATGTTTAGTGGTAAGTCTGCATATAGTTGGGGAACCATTGGTAAGAGCACAGCTAACGCATTATCCACAGCTGCTAATTCATACACATATACACCTAGTGGATTAGCTAAAATATCGGAACAAGCTACTCAAGCATCTTCAACAGCACAAGCACAGCAGAAAGCAACAGCTCAATTAACTGCTATGTTGCAGTCTATGGATGATTATGTAGCACAAGCTACAGCTAATGGTGAATCGGCTGATTATGATGACTGGGTGAAGTCATCTTCTTCTGCAAATCATATATCTGATTTCTCAGCAGCATTACAAGATGCAGGTTTAACAGAGGAAGCTGTTAGATCTCAATTCGATGCAGCTACTACACAAGCAGCACAAACAGCTGAAAAAGAGCGTAAACTTAGAGAAGAGAAATTCTGGACTGATACAGTGGATCTGTTAACTGTAAACAATACAATCCTTCAAGATATATTCGACAAACAGGCTGAATTCTTCCAGTCAATTGTGGATTACTTCATAAACCATCTAGTTTATTCGGATTCTTACAGTCATGAAGATGTAACAAAAGTTCAGAAGAAGGAAAATAGTAAATCTGAGACAGCAATATATGCATTAGCACAAGCACTTACACAGAACACTACAGATTTACTTGATCCAACAGTGCAGACAAACACATTATTAGCTCAAATATTGAAACTTGTCAATGTACTTGTACAACAAGGTAGCTTAAATACAGAATCTGGTGCTATGTCTAACATACTATCAAACATGGCAACAGGTAATTGGGAGATTAAGGTATAACCTTCTATATTTATAAACATATCAATAGGACGGAGGTAAAATTCTATGAATTTTGTTAGATTTCCAGTAAGTGCAACAAATATATTCCCTATAGCTAATACTAAGAAGGGCGGTCAGTTAGTAACTGAATTCAACCTTCGTTGTATAGATAGTGTAAGTACAGATGAATCTATTCAGTATATGATAGGTCCATCTTTTGTGCATGGTGCTTCTGATTTTGAAGTTAAGTGTCAAGGTTCTACAGGTTCATTCTTTGAAGACCAAGATGATATATCAGGTTCAACATCTGTGATAACAATAATGCCTGGTAGAGGTGTTATCAATGGTCACTTTGTAGAGCTTCTAACACCGATTGAAGTTGATATGACTGAGGCATATGCTTTAGCTACTAAGAATGGTGAGAATTTCAGCGGTTCACTTGCAATTGGACTGAAAGCAATGTATAGCACAGAAACTACATTGGCTGGTGCACTATTGCCTGAGTCTGTTGCAGAGATCAATGTAGATAATCCTGAAGATAGCATAAGTTCTTTATATGAAGGTATTCAAGTTGTTATACTACCTGTAGAAGAATTTATACTTCCAATTGATTCTCCGTCTGATGTATCGCAAGTAACAGCACATATCAAGTTAGCAGAATTTACATACATCAATGGTGCAGTAAAGGGTCTGACTAATAACTATCCTGCAAAATGTATCATGTTACCTGCAAGTAGAGTAGGTACTATAGGGAATGGAGATAGTAGTGCTTCAAGTGAGTTCATTAGTAAGAAAGGGCTTGATCCAAAGAAGCTATATACATATGCGGGGTATAGTACTAAGGTAAATGCTGATGGTACTCCTGTAGTAGCTGATACTTGGTGCGATTCTATGGATTCTTTGATGGTATGGGATGCAGATCCTAAACTTGTAACTAAGGGTTCTGAAGAAGATATTCAACCGTACAATGAGGCTACATTTGGTGTTTCTGGTAATCGTGTTCAGTTGTTCTTACCTCATAAACAGCCTGATATCAATGGTAAGGAATTCATCACAGATCAAACTGGTGCTCCTCAACGATACAAAGCAAAAACATATCCATTACCTGTAGCAGACTTTGTAAATGGTACTCCGGGTACAGTTGACTCTAAGTATACTAACAACATCAAGAACATCAAGAATATGATATTCAATTTGTATAACCTTGCACAAGTTAAAGGTGTACAAAGAGCATATATTGAGAACTTAAAATTTGATGATAACGGTGAAAGACCTCTTCCTGAAATCAATTCAAAGTGGGAGGTAGGAGACTATGTTCTTGTAGGTACAGATGATACTGTAAATGAAACTACAGAAACTGTTACTACATGGATACGCAACCCATCTACTTTGTATGTTGTAATTCCAGGAATTGTAAATCAGATTGCAACTGCTGGTGGTCTTGCTAAACCTGATGGGCTTGAGCTAGCACGAAAGGAATTAACACCTGAAGATGCTACTCAGTTAGGTATCACAGATAAACTACATGTTAATGATGATGTATTGTTATCTGTTTTTGGTTATGATACACAGTCATACAGAGGGCTTGTAAATTCTGATTATTTTACTATCGAATATCTAGATGATACTGGTATTGTAACTACATATGTATACTACAGAGTAGCAGCTACATCTGAAAGAGAATATACTGTACCACCAATTATGCTCACAGGTCAAATACCGTTAGCATCTACATCTCAAATAGGTGGATTCATTGATGTAGAAGAAACTGCATTAGATCAAGGATATGTACACATTGATAGCAATGGTAATCTTGTTTTACTAGATTACGCATTATTGCGTACAGGTGTTTTAGCATATCAGCTTGGCGAAGATTTTACAACTCCTGCTGGTATAAGCTATGAAGAGGTTCAGTCATTGCTGAATGAATATGTTAATGAACGAGTTGCATTTCCTAATGCTTCTCATATTGAAAAGTCTGAACATCCTCATGTTATCTATATCAATCTCAACTTATCTAAATCCGAAGAACCTGTTACACTTAATCTCGGCGACATCGATTCTAGATTTGGTACATCTATATGTGTTAACATCTACGGTGAAATAGATTCTAACACAACTATCAACATCAGTAACTGTGAGAAGATTCGTATTGGTAATATCCCGATATCTACAAATGGTGGTCCTCAAATCAATTTGTATCGTTGTAACTTGTATTATGATTCTGGTGTACTCAATTGGGTACGTAATATTGAAAATCTTGAATTATGGTATGAGAAGTATGCAGTTGATGGAGAAGACCTATCTACCCTGCCAGACCTTATGGTTGATGGGTTGACTGTTACAGAGATTGGAATTCCACCTGTAGGTCAAGATGTAGGTTACTGGACAGAGGATACTCCTAACGATAACCATTTCAGATATGCTTTGAAGAGTGTAACATTTGATACACACGGAATGGTTACAGGTTGTTCTGTTCTTATCAAGAATTCAAGTACAGCTAATGTAGAAACTGGTAAAGTTATAATCTCAGGAAAGTGTGATTTCCCAACTGGTAATGGTCTTGATATGCCGTTAGCTCGTATTGATAAACCAGTAAAGATAACTGGTGATTTTGTAGTAGCGTATTCATCAATGTATGATAGTACTTCAAAGCGAATGCTTGTTCAAGATACAAAATTCACAATGATTACTCCATATTATGATGGTCTTGATATTGCAAACAATAAAGCAGGTACACTTGTAGATGGTAAGATTCATTTTCTCTGTGATGTATTCTATATATCTAGAACAGAGGGGTTAGATCCTGCTACAACAATGTCGCTTGATGGTTGGGATACACAAACTTATCATAGATTTGAAGGATATACTCTTTCTTAATTTGGAGGCGGTTTGATGTATATACATGACCTTATCAAAATACATTTAGTTAGAGAGGGTTATCTTCCTAACTATCCATACCATCTCATATCAGATGCTGAAATGTGTGATGCATTTTTTAACGAAGAAGATGAGTCAAAAAGCTACTTCCATGCTACATATCCACGTAGCATGGCATCATACTTAAGCGAGCCTTATGTATTGAAAGATTGTAAGGGTAAGCCTATTCTTGATAAGGATGGTAATCAAATTGAAGAGACGCCATATGAGGGCCTAGAGCGTGTCATTCGTTATTATATGAATAAACTCAAAACTACTAAGGACGATACATGTATATTGCCTGATTGGGTGTATTCATATATGTTAGGCTCAGTAATAAGCATTCAAAGTGGTCCTTTAGATGTTCATGATCTAATCAAACCATTAGGTGCAGATAACATAGATGATGAATTCACTCCAGAGGCAGCTTTAGCTTGTTATAAAACAAGTAAGTTATGGATACGAAATACACTCATTGATGTTTGGGAACATAATGCTAATGGTGTAAAGTCTACAGATTGTCCTGGATGTCAGAATCTAAGACCACCTACGATGTTTGGTGAGCCTCATATCATAAAGAGTATCCGGTTATCTGATGCGTCTCCGATATAAAGGAGTGATGACATATGCAATACTTGAAGATAACAGAGTCTACTACATTGTCTGAGTTAATATCACAAGTAGGTGCTCGTAATGTAGACGCTATTCTGTCATTAAATATGATAGAACGTACACCTAACATTGGAGCTGCATATACAGCTAATTTTGATTCAGCTCAATCTCGTGAGTCTGTAAAATCTCAGACAAAGATTACACGTCTGAATACAATGACTTCTGATTCTGATGTATTTGAAACTGCTTTATTATTAAGCGAAAGCGGCTGGAAATACTTAGAAGCAACTGGTAGTTTACCTGATACGCTTAAGATACCTGAAACAATAACGCTACCAAGTTCGACATCTATACTCGGTGATGGTCAACCAGTATCTCGTGTAACTTATGATAAGACAGTTGCTATGCTCAAAGAGTCAGCTTCAATAGATCCTTCTGTACTCAACGAGTATAGTTCACGTAAAGGATCGACAATTGTAGACACTACTGCATCAACTGGAACTATTCAATGGTTCAAATTACCATGGGGACTCATAACATTACATTCTTCATTGAGTGATAGATCTGTTGATTTTCCTGTTTATCCAGACGAGTTTGAAGATGGTATCAAAGCTAACTACGAAAATATGCCAGATACGCTATATCAATATGAACCTTGGCAGATATACAAAAGTTCAGGACCTAGAACTAACACGTATACATTCAAGATGCACAGAGATATGTGGACTGGTGATCACAGAGACGGTAAATGCAATGAGCTTATACGTTTCTGTCAAGCTAATTGCTACCCACTATTCCAAGGAGCTGCTGTACATACAGCCACTGTTACTTTGTATATTGCAGGGGATCCAATCATTTCTGGTATAATGACTGATGTCAAAACATCATTTGATGGTCCTATTGGACTTGATGATTTTCCACTCGTATGTAAGTTAAGTATAACAATCACAGAGGTATCACCTGAACCTTTGAACTATACTAAAGTATTAGAGAAGGGGTTGATAGAATGAGAACTAGTCCTACTCTGATTCATCAAGAGGAAGAAGCTCTTGAGCAATATCTAACAAAGAAAAATGTACCATTCTATAAACCTATATATTATGATACACTTGTTCCATATCAGACAATTGAACATACTGGTATACAATACAATGTATGTTATGACTTTGATCATATAAGTCGATACAAAGGTCTGAGACAGCTTACACATAATCCCTCAGATGATGATAGATTCATTGCACTAGAAACACCTAATCCAGTCTTAAGTAATGCTACATTTCAATACTATGATGTACCAAGAAGAGAAGAGAATCGTCTTGACCTTATTGCATATAAGTTCTATGGTTCTGCACAGTATAGTTGGATAGTAGCGTATTTCAATGGCATTGAAGATGGATTCACAGTAAGTGAAGGTCAACGATTGAGGATATTAGAGAACTTCACAGATCTATTCAACAATGGAGAGCTGCTTGCAGCTATACCAGCATTACAGCTGAATTTAGGTTCAGAATAATTCGTGTATACTTCATAGCAGGAGGTGATAATTCATGAAAAAACAACCATTTGTAAATTTCACACTTGCTGGTGTTAACTTAACAGAGTTTGGTCTAAAAATTCCTAGTCCAGTATCATCACTAGACGTTGCTAACAGTGAAATTGCTAGTATGACATCTTGGACACTTAACTGTGTTGTAGGCGGTGATACAGATAAGAAAATAAATGTAGCTGCATTTGAAGCGTTGTTATATAGTGCCGCACAGTCCGCAAGTCAGTATGCTAATTCAAGTGGTATACCAGTTGCATTTATTTTTGGATGGTTAGATGAATATGGTAATGTTGCAGAGTATAAATCATATCAAGGATTCACATTGAAATTCAATGTTACTACAAACGGTATGTATATGCAGTATAAGTTAACAGGGTATGCTACATTATCGTTACAAAGCAGCATGCCTGTACTTAGAATACCGGCAATAAGCGGAATTGTTCAACCATCTGCTATTGTAGTAGCACTCGCACAATCTACCAAAGCTACATCTTATTATGAACTAGATGTAGATAGAAATGATGCACCTACATTAGTAAGTCATGGTCCTCTTACTACAAGCTTCAATAAGTATGTTAGAGGAGAATTCACTGGGGAAGATGATTATGATGATTTCCCAGGACTCCTACCGTTATCTAAATCGTATAGTGCATCTAGAGATGCTGCTGGGTTGAAATATCCATACAGAAAATTGAGTCAGATAATGAATAATGTATCTATATCACCAGTAAGTGATTTCCTCAAAACAAGTAATGTAGATACAACCCCTCAATGTTCTTCGTTTAGTTACTGGGTAGATGAACCTACTATGACACGACCTGGTGTTATACATTATAAGAGTAATGCAGGACTTACATCTGCACAGAGTAAAGATATACTTGAGTTTGGGACATCTAACACTAACATACTATCATTAACTGGTACATATGATGGTGTAGCATATAATATGTCGAACATGAATTTCACTCAAGTTGGTTTTGCTGTAGATGGCAGTGGTAACACCATAATGCAGGGTGCAGAAGTCGTCAATAGCTGGAGCAGTTCATTAGCTCAAGTGTTCCAATCTGCTAACATTATCAATGATATAAATGCTCTTGCAACGCAGTTCAGTGGTGATTTTGCTGTTACTATTCCAGGTGCTGTAAAGCAATATGAATTAGCTCAGCCTGTATCGTTGTTAGTTATGATGGGTGGTACACTGTCACCTATTTCAGGAATCTATAGTGTAATATCTGTAAGTCATACTATCAGCACAACATTCTTAACTACATTGAAATTACAGCGACTAGTAATGAGTAGTGCAAATCAAGTAGCAACTTCTCAAGGAATATATGTAGCTGGTAGCGGAAACTATGCTCCATCATCTTACAGCACTACAAAAAATATAATTACTCCTTATAAAGTAGACCTAGGTGATATGTATCCAAACTTTGAGCATATGTCTACAGTGTCTTTATAATATGTGGAGGTAAATTATCAATGGCAATCTATAAGAAACTTTCTTATTCAATACTTACAAGATCAGCTACTAACATATTAGTTCCATACATATCTAATGACCAAGATGATTGGTACAAAGTATATGGTGGTTATCATACAGGTTTAGATATAGAAGGGTCAGAAATATACTCATTCCAATCCGGTGTCGTTACTCAAATTGGTGATATGGGAAATGGCCTATGTTCTGTTGTTATTCAATATACCGCTAAAACATCCCTCAGATATGCAAATATGTCTAGTACTTGCATACATGAGGGTGATGTTATACGTCAAGGTCAAATGATAGGTGTTGCTAAGAAGTTTGTGCATTTTGAATATCTAACTTCTGAAAAAGAAGATTCTATGTGGCCTGTAAGAGTAGGATCTAATACTTATTTCAAACACAACCCTGAATTACTTATTGATGGAACAGTTAAACTGAATGCTAATGACTGGTCGCAGATTCAAAGAGCTGATACAACTAGTATACCATATGCACTCAGAGAGTCACAGAAATCTGAATTTGGTGTTAATGGTAAGGAGGATTCTGAATAATGTCGAACTCAAACTTAGTAAGTTATGTTGATTCAGGATCAAGTAACTACAACCAACGAACAGGTCCTATATCTAAGATAACAATTCATCATGCAGCTGGTAAGTTAACATTACAACAGTTTTCAAACATAATGCACTCACCAAGTCGAGAAGTAAGTTGGAATTATGCTATTGCATATGATGGATCAATTGGGCTATTCATACCTGAAGCATATAGAGCATGGACTACATCTAACAGAGATAATGATATGGTTGCTATAACTATAGAAGTGTCTAACTCGTCAAACGGTGAACCATGGCCTATTTCTGATGAATCATACAAATCACTTATAAACTTGTGTGAGGATATTTGTAGACGTAATAACATAACAGCTATCAAGTATACAGGTGATAAGTCAGGAAACTTAACAATGCACAAGTGGTTTGCATCTACAGGATGTCCTGGAACTACTTTATCTGCAAAATTTCCTGAAATAATGAACGAGGTAAACAAGCGTTTAGGCCAACCTTGTACATTGCAGTATGTTACAAATCCACTTACAGGAGAAGTAACAGCTGCTGGGTTAGGTCAAAACGCTTCTATTATATCTGTAGATTCTCTTATTGATTATTCTGCATTTACACCTTATGTTGCAACAATAGACAGGAATGTAAAATCTGTTGATTTTGATAAGCTTAAAGAATCTGGTGTATGTATTGTAATGATAGAAGCTGGTAGACTATACAACGATAATCATCAAGAAGTAGAGTTGTATTCAAATCCACTCATTGATAGTCAAGTAGTAGGTGCTGGTAAAGCATCAATTGATTATGGATTAGTTGCAGATGTAAGAGCTCATAGTGTAGCAGAAGCTAATAAAGAGCTTAAAGAGCTAACACGTATCATTCAAAAATATACTCCACCGTATGGCATATGGCTAAACATCAATCTATCATCTGATAGAGCAACTAATAACAAAATTATAGATAGGTATGAATTTGTTTTACAGGCATTAGGTCTAAAAGATAAGATAGGTCTATATGCAACTAGAGCTCAAATGAAACGTATTGACTGGACTGAGAAAAGACAGAATGTATGGTACTTATGGCTCAATGATCATGTAGAAGAATCTGAACACCTATCACAAATACTGTCACCAGAATTCTTCATGTTCGATGAGTCGAAGGCAAGTGATGTACCTGTAATCAATAATACAATATACACATCATCTGGAACAAGTAGCACAACATTCAATTATACAGATTGGTTGTTTGTAGGAGATTCTAGAACTGTCGGAATGAGCAATGCTGTTGGTAACATTGACTTTGTTGCTAAGGTTGGTTCTGGCTACAATTTCATGACTTCACAACTTACAAATATCAAGAATACATATCACAATGCAAATATTGTATTCTGGTTTGGAGTTAATGATCTAGGTAATATAGATAAATATATAGCAGCTTACAATGATCTATGTATGAGTATGTCAGATTGTAAGATTGTTGTAGCTACAGTAGGACCTACATCTGGAAGTTATACTAACCTCATGCCTGACATACAAGATTTCAATGCTGAGCTTAAAACAGGTTTGAATCCTAATATAGCATTGATTGATGTATTCAGCAAAATGGTAAGTGATACATTCAATTCGTCTGATGGTCTACATTACGACACAAAAACATACAAATGTGTATACAATTACATTGTGAAGGGAACATATACAGAACAGTAAAGAGGTGATATCATGAGCTTTGTTCCTAGATTAGATGCCCCTCCTGCTTCTAGTCCATATTGGAAAACTACAGGTTCAGGCGGTTATAACAAGTGTATCAACATATCTGGTGGTTCTGTATTACCTAACTGTGTAGGATATGCATATGGTAGATTCATGGAAATAATGAATGCTACATCATGTAATCTATCTACACATAATGCAGGACTTTGGTATGGGAATACTAGCGATGGATATACTCGAAGCGATAAACCTCAGTTAGGTGCTGTAGTGTGTTGGAGCAGACCTGGTGAAGCTGGTCACGTAGCTATTGTAGAGCAAATAAATGCTGATGGTAGTATAGTTACATCTAACAGTGCATATGGCGGTAAACGATTCTATACACAAACATTATCACCGCCAGGATATACCTGGAGCGGTAATTATCATCTACAAGGTTTCATATGTAATCCATCTGTATCTAGTAGCACTACTGGTACAACTACAGGTAATGCTAGTAAGTTATATCAATTCATAAATTGTGCAAAATCTCAAATAGGTAAAAAACAGGAATGGGTAAGAGAAACAATTGGTTGTGGTGATATTGAATGGTGTGGTGCATTTGTAGCATCGTGTGCAAAGGTTGCAGGTATATTAGATGTTCTGATTCCGAATAGCTGTAGCTCTGAATATCTAGCTACAGCAGGTGTAGATAAAGGTTGGGGTACTTATCATGAAGGACCTTATCAAGGTTGTGTATTTACACCACAAGCTGGGGACTTAATCACATTTCGATGGGAGAATCACTATCCTACTAAATATTCATGTGATCATATTGGTATAGTGACAGATTGTGATGGTACTACAATACATACAGTTGAAGGTAATACTGGTACATGGGATAGACACACAAGCTCAATAAAATCTAAAGAGTATGATATAAACTACAACTGTATAAATGGGTATTATAGACCTAATTGGTCTCTAGTTGGTGCTAGTGTAAATGATGTTTTATTAGGTGGTGCTGCTGGCGGTGCTGCATTTTCGTTATATAATACACAGAATACTAGAGAGGACGCGATGATACGTGAGATAGGCTACTTAGATAGTAATTATAAACCTTCTATATCTACATCTAGGATAAAATTGTCTGTTATAAACTACACATCAAGATTAGCTGAAATGTTCTCTCGATTCACAGTTTCAAGCGACGCTGTTGGTAATGTATCTATTGATGGTATCGACAATCCAAGTGCTAAAGCTGCAATTGAATTTCTTATGGGAAAAGGTCTAAATGCAGCAGCAGCTTGTGGTATATGTGGTAACGTAGAACATGAATCTGTACCCCCATACAACACAGCATCTGTAGGTGACTATGGTACGTCTTTTGGTATATGTCAGTGGCACAATGAGCGTGGAACTGCTATGAAGCGTATGGTAGGTGACGATTGGGCATCAAATTTAACTGGACAATTAGAGTATCTTTGGTATGAGTTAAATAATGGTTATACGTCTGTTTTAGCAGCTATAAAGCAAGTACCTAATACAGTTGAAGGTGCAAAGTCAGCTGCTGATGTATTTGTTAGAAAATTTGAAGTTCCAGCATATGTAGATCAGCAATCTTTGATACGTCAAGCATCTGCTGCTGAATTATTTTCTAAATGTATAGTTCAGCAAACATCTTATGGTGGTGGTATAGCTACGCAGGTGAAAACACAGTCAGGTAAAACTCCTGGTAATGCTGTAACACATAACATACCATCGTCTGTTAGACAAGCTGGCATAACAGCTAACTACACAAACTACCCATATTTCTTTAATATATGGGCAAGAAGTAGTGTTCAAAGAAAACTAGCAGATATATGGGCACAACAAGGTAGACCTAGCGATAGAAATATAGCTACTATAAGTGGATATTACTGCATAGCTATTACATTAACACTAGGTACTACCGGTGATATAGTAACTGTTGTTTTAGAAGATGGTACATCTTTCAACTGTATTGTAGCTGATTCTAAAGGTGCTAATCCTGCATTGAAGGGTGAGTCTGGTAATGAGTACGGACATTCATTCGGCAATGGTACAATCGACATTATTGAGTGGGAGAAAAATGGTACTTCTTCTTCTAATGTAGATAATCATACACAGATAGATCTAACAGGATGGAAGGGGAAGAAAGTATCTAAAATCATAAATCATGGACCATACTTATCATGAGGTGATATATAATGATTACATACGGGTATGCAAAGGCATACAAATATGCAGGTGACGGTACATTATCGGTCAAGGTACGAATACCATCTGTTCATGGACCATATAAACAGTCTAATGCAAAAGGGAAGACTATTAAGAATTATGTGTTGGACAACGATTTACCTTGGTATCCGTCTTTGTTGTTACCGCACCTTCCTCAAGAGGGTGAAGTAGTTGCTATTGCATCGCTGGACAAAGGAAACAATGACTTCATTGTTATTGGACTAACTGGTGGTAGCTACAATGCAGGTGCAACTAATGTAGGAGGTTGATGAATAATGACGAATTCTTTATCGTTTCCAAACATGTTTGATGTAGCACGAAACAAAGTAGGTGTACTGTCTGATAATGAATCTATCGTAAATAGATCTAGATTACTCATATTGACAGAACCAACGGAGCTATATCATAATCCTAATTTTGGTGTAGGTTTGAAACGTCATTTATGGCATTATAATACTGAGAACGAGAAAGCTATTCTAAAGGATAGAATTGTAGAACAGTTACGTCTACATGAGCCATGTTGTGCACCTGATAAAACATCATTTGCAGATGGATTACTATTTACAGGTGTAGAAGATGACCTAGCTGCTCAAAAGTACAATCGACTTACAATGACAGTTGGTATTCAGACTGTATTTGGTGATAATGTCAGTGTGGACATATCAGATTTACAGTCTGTTCTTGATGCTGGTCAAGAAACATATAAAGAATTGCATAAATAAGAAACGGAGGTACAGTAAACTATGTCAGATAATTTAAGAGGCATGATTAAATATACAAGTAGGGATTATGAGTCTATCATGTCAGAATTCTGGGAACTAGTTCCAAAGCTCACAGAATTATGGAGACCTGAGGCAGATGCAGACCCTGGCGTTGTACTTGGTAAATTCCTTGCAAGTATTGCAGATATGTTAGGTGTTAATCTAGATTGGCTTGCAAATGAGATTTTTGGCCCATCTGTTACACAAAGAAAGAATGCAGAGAAAATCTTTGGGCTAGTAGGTTATACACTTGGTTGGTATACAGCTGCAAGAACAGAAGTAACTTTTGTAAACAATCTTGAGCATGCTATTACTCTTGATTTTGGTTTCAATGGAGAAAACTTCTGCACACTGAATGCTTATACAGACATAACACAGCAGCCTCGTGTTATCACATACAACATTCTTCCTAGAACACATGAATATGGTGCACAAGAAACTCGTAGTAAGCGAGAAATAATTGCATCTGCTGTAGATACATTTGAAGAGTATGACCAAGTTACACTCAATCCTGGTGAAAAGGTTACACGTGTAGCAATTGAAGGTGAATTACGTCAAGTATCATACAAAGTATCTGAGGTCAAAGCTAATAATTACATTATCAAGTTACCATCTCAGCATATTGATACTACAGCTGTGTGGATGAAAGCAAGAACTTCCCTTAATTTTTCAGATGGTTATGCTAATACTAACTGGAAGCAGGTAGAATCTGCATCTGAATTTGTAACTCCAGAACCAAGATTCGCTGTTACATATGATAACTATAGTAATGCTCAGATTCAAGTATCTAATTATCTAAATCAGCTTGAGAACTACAACGATAACTACTTGACTGTTTATTGGATTGAATGTTCAGGTGCAATTGGCTCAGTAAGTGAAAATGTACTCGGTAACTTCCAGCCTGCAAAGCCTGCAGGATATGGTGGTAGTGAAAATCCTACAAGTATGGATGGTATTCTTATATCTAACTTGTCAAACACTACAGAACTTCCTCATACTCATACAGTTACAGGTAAAAGTCCAGAATCTGCAAAAGAAGCATATGTTAACAGTCGTAATTATGTGAATACTTGGGACAGCTTGATAACTATTCCTGATTATAATAGATTCATCAAGCGTGAACCTGGTGTTGATTGCGGTATTGTCATTGATTGTCAGAAAGCATTGGAAATCAACCTTGCTATTTACAAGAATACATCTCTTACAGATGATCAAAAGTCAAAGATGTATATCACATATCATGATTTCCCTGAGAATGATAATGATATGTTTGATTGGGAAAACATCTTGAAGTTAGGCTTTGACCCTGTAGATCCAAATAAGTTTGTTTTCGCAACTAATTTCAAAACCTACACAGCAATGTGTTTTGCTATATACAATGACTTTGAATCTTCATCATATGGACAAAATACAATTGCAACACTGAACAAACCTAATCCTACATGGGAATCTCCTACTATGGAACAAGCTTGTTTCAAACGATATAAGATGCCAGGAGATGTAATTGATGGTATTATACAGGATTACACACCTATTGGTGCTATGTCTGTTGATTTACAGTTTGGATATGCAAGAATTTTCCCTTGGTATGTAGTAGGTGAAATTTATCCAAAGAATCCTGTATCTCAAGATGTAGCTGCTAACATTGTTGCTCGTGTCAAGGAAGCGTTATCATTGTACTTCTCTCCTGCTAATCGTGAATTTGGTCAGAAGCCTACTGTCATGGAAGTAGTAGATGTAATTGAGAATGCAGATAATCGCATTAAGTACTTTGATGCAGGCAGCTTAAAAAATCCAGTCATTGTGTATAAAGAATTCGTAAAGAATCAATTTGGTAACACAATGCACATAACATATGATATTGAGTATTTCAATCCTATTTCATTTGCTCAATACAAAGATCCAGGAGCACTTGCTACTAACCCCAACATCCGAATTGCACCTGATTGGGTTCTATCTAAATAAGGAGGTTCAAGTATATGGATATCAAAAACATATCACTTCCTGAAATATACAAAGAAAGTGCAGATTTCAGATTCTTCTGTAAATGGTTTGAAGAAGCTCTTGGTAAGATAAAATATGATACAGAGAACTTCTTTGATCTTTATGATCCATTAAAATGCCCAGAAGATTTACTCTGGGCTCTTGCAGATACTATGGGATACAAGTATGATGATCGCCTTCCTACATCATTCAATAGACTTGTACTATTGTATTTTATGTCTATGATACGGAACAGAGGTAGTAAAGATGGTGTAACATTAGCTGCGGAAACTAATCTTGCACAGTTTCCTATCTTAATGAAAGCACAAGGCTATACCGATGAATATAATGTGAAACATGAAGGTAAAGAAATTTTATATAACCGACTTGAGGATACATCTATACCTGTAAACTCTGTATATGTAACTGCACATACTCCAGAAGGATATATTGATGTAGTTTACTTCTCTACTAAGATACCGCTAGATGCTTGTATTGAGTATGTAAGACCACTTGGAATGTTTTTATTCCAAACAGCTGGAGTTCGTTTCGATGCTCGTACTAAAATTACAGTAGATGCTCGTCTTACACATACAGCAGAGCTTGGAATATCTATAGGACCTACACATGTTGGTCATTATCGCAGAGAAGATTATGCTCGTTTACAAAAAACTGTTGATCATGAAGATACTATGCCTACAAACGATAAAACTCATGTTCGTAATCCAGTTTGGTATAGAAATAGTGACTATGAAGATGATACTTATGGTGACGGTGAATATGGTAGCGGTGCTGGTATGTATCCTAACGGTAAAGGTCCTGGTTGTGATCCTGGATATCGTTCATTATTCTCATTACAGATGTCAAATAATGAGGAAATAGTCAAGGCGTTGATAGATCCTATATTCAGTTTAGGATATCAGCCTCAGTCTGTAGATACTAAGATACCAATGGATTACTTGAATCCTCCGTACAGAGATACAGATAAACCTAGAGTTAATTTACGATATGACAAACACATGGACGAATTATCAACTCCGGGTTCTGGTATCGGTAAGTATGATGTTGTTACTGTAGAACCAAATCGCAGTAAGGATATATTGAATCCTAGACCTGCTGTAAATCCTGTTATGTCTTCACTTGGTGATTCAATATCATTAAATGATACAAACACTAAGTATACAAAGGTTACAGATGCAGATGCTGGAACTATTAAATCGGCTGATGTAGTAGACGGTGATATCGTGATTGATACAAATAAATCGTCATCTTAACCTTTAATAAATACATGGAGGTGTTCGTATGCCTACAGATATATTCAATGAAAAATATCCTAAATTAGGTCAAGGACCTGCTACTAAAGTAAGCGAAGATGCTAAAGTAGTAGATCCTGAAGCTAAAGCAAAAGATGATGTAGGGTTTACACATCCTAATCTTCATAGAAGAATATATACACCATCTGATGGTAGTTTACATCATAAATACGAACTAGGTATAGAAGGTACATGTTCTTATAGAACTACTGAAACAATTACACATGATGAAGAATCAACAACTTCTGAAATACCGTAAGTCCAATATAGAAAGTAGGTGATTACAATGAAGTTAGATTCAGTTCAATGTTCTAAAGATCTTGGTGTTAAATACAATGTAACATTTAAGGTGTTAGATGCTGCAACAGGAGAAATAGTATCTGAACATATTGGTCATAACCAAGCTACTAATTCAATGCTTACTGGTATAGCACATTACCTAAAGGGTGATGGTATCTTAAATCAAGCAACACACATGTTATCTCGACATATACCAAGATACATATCGCTTGGAACTATGGGTCTATTTTCTCAAGACGAAGAGATAGTAGCTGAAATTGGTGATGACGGAAAGATTCAATATGTGAATACTGGTTTACCTGCCGGTATCGGGGATAAACAATATGAAGATGATGGTACGACAGTAAGAAGTGAGACAAGACGTTTCACTTCTTATATTGATACTATGCCTGGCTATGGTGCAGACGGATATGATAGTAATCGTAATAACAACAGAAGTAAATTAGGCCTTGGTCCAGTATTTGCAAATCGTAGTTCAGCAAACACAGAGAATCCTAAAACTGTTGAATGTGAGCTTATATCGGATACATTTCCTCGAGCTTCTATTACTTACAGAGAGCTGGTACCAGAATGTAATGCAGAAATTGCAGAGACAATTGATATCATTTATATTGCTATGATTTCTACAGGTGCACTTGCACAGTTCAGAGAACCTGACAAGGATTATGTTTTCATAACAGAAGCTGGCCTATGGTCAAGTGATGTATGGACAGACACTGCAAGCAATGGTCTATTAGCTGGTTACAGAATTGCTCCTCCTGATGAAAAGAATTGGGACATGACTGTAGCAGCGAATCGTGAACTGCTAAAGCGTAACATAATCAAAGTAAAGAAAAATCAAGTTGTACAGGTAATATGGAAGATACAATTAGGCTCTCATAGGCAACTAATTGGTAAGGATATGCACTGTGATTGTACATGTCCATCATCTGATTGTCCTTGTCATGGTGGTAACAAGCCTAAACCTACTTATCCACAAATCCGCATAAATATTGTACAAGAAAACTGTACAATGAATATAGGTGAATCTGTTAAGCTTGATCTAGATATCATAACAACTTATGAGGACGGTACAACATCTACGGTTAGATGGACTCCTGATTCTGAGACAAAGATAATCTGGTCATCTAACAAACCTTCTGTAGTATCTGTTGATACAGCTGGTACAATTACATCATTAGTAGCAGGTGATGCGACAATAACTGCAAAGCTTTCTAGTGACAATGCAATTTATGATACTTGTAGAGCTCAAAGTAAAGTAGATCTTCCTCTTGATGATGAAGTTACATCATATGCTATTTTCTCAACTGGTAGCTTACATCTTGGTGCTCGTGTACAGATTACTGCAAATAAACTTGCAGTTAGCGAACGATTGATTTGGGAAGCTTCTGGAAATCCTGATGGTTCTATAACTGGTACAGGTACTGACCCATCATTTTACATTCTTGGAGAAAATACGTCTGAAGAAGTGCCTGCTATTGTATCTAGCGGTGGTAATTATTTCGACATTGATGTGTATGCACCTGAAGGTATAACACATTCGTTGTCTAACTATTCAAAACCATATGGTATATATCGTGGGGGTTCACTACACAAGTTACCGGATGATTACACGATACCATCTATTCGATTGATAAATGTAACAGATAATTTACAAGAGTTACCTCATGTAGACGCAAGTCTAGGACATTCTGTTGTAATAACAGAAAACTGTGCTACAATACTATCACAGGTACAACCTAGTAGCTCAAGCTCATTTGTACAGTTATCATTGTCTGATGGTAGAAAAGTATCTGGATACATTGTTGGTACAATTGAGTCTACAGATATTACAGCAACGTCTTTAGACAATGGCGTATCAACTACAATGACGTTACATGGATATGGTTCAATACACATGAACTCATCTTCGGATGCTCAAGTTCACATATATGTGGAACCTGGTAACTATGCAATACATCAATTACTTCATAGTGGTAACTATGCTTATTTTGAGTTTGTAAGTGCTTCACCTGCAACACCTGTGTTCATGTATGTACAAGAACGAGTTCAGTTAGCAGATGATGGTTACATTATAAATAAGGGTGATACACGATCTGGATTGATATACTGTGATGGAGGAAACTTAACAGAATCTGATGGTAGAAGTTATCCTGCATTCAGCTGCGGTACTGGTAATGAGCTGCGTCTTTATGTTGAAGCTCCTAACGGTACAATCAATATTCGCAATGATTCGGTTGTTAGAGGCTGCTTGTATGCTAACAATGTTGTAATTGGTAACGATGTACAAGTCATCATTGAGTAGGAGGTGTAGATAGTGGACGAAATTGTATTTACTCCTGCAGCTGTATTAGATCTCTTAACACAGATTGAAGAGTTGGAAGATTATGAAATCGGAATTAAGGACGGAGTGTCTGGCAAACTTCAAGTAACCGTAGGCGAATCAGTTTACACTATTGATACAAACAACGTTGCTGAGGTTCATGTAGATGAGTCTACAGTTAATGATGTAGAAGATGTAAATCAAGACGCATATTCGTCAATGTCAGATTCAGGTGAGGTTGAGCTTGAACCTATAAATTCGGGCATTATAAAACAATTTGCTAAAACATTACTTGTAGGTGGGCTTGTTCGACTTACATCTAAGATTTTAAGTAAGGAGTGATTCATATGAAAGCTAATGTGAAGAATGCTAAACCTATTAACGCTGCATCATCTTCTTCTCCTATACTTGGTACCTATGAAGGTGAAGCACTTGATACTAACATCACAAATAACAATGGTCTTGATATTACTTCTGAAGTGATTGAAGCTGTACTTGAATCTGAGGATTATGCTGTTGGTATTGAAAATGGCTGGTTCATTGGATTCTTAGGACATCCAGAAGATCCAAATTGCATGGACTTCAAAGACGGTTGTATTGTGTTAACAGATATGGAACTCAATTCAGATGGAAAAGTACATGCGTCATTTAATCTACTTGATACACCTGTAGGTCGGGTTGTAAAGACCTTACAAGATGCAGGTGTCAAGTTTGGTATATCTATAAGAGGTGCAGGTGACATCATTGATCAATCTGTAGATCCTGATACATTTGTATTCAGGGGTTATGACCTTGTATCATTTCCTGCATATCCAAATTCTATTCCTACATTCACTGAAATCGCAGCTTCTACAAACATTGAAACTCAGAAGAAATACAAAGCTGTATGTGCAGCTGTAAGGAAGAATCTTTCTTCTATTACAAGCGCATCTACAATCGATGTCATTCAGTCACAGTTTGCTCCTCAGTCAGAAGAATATGCTATGATGAACCGTAGAAAATCTGAGATTGAAAATTGTCAAGATGATAACCTTGATATCAGTGATCAAAAGATTGAAGCTATGACACAGTTGTATTTAGATACATTACAAAATGTATCTGTACTAGCATCACAGCTTGAATCTATGAAACAACGTAATGCTGCTATTTCATCTGCTTCACGTAGAAAAATATCTGCATTGAAGCGAATTACAGCAAGTCAACTGCATGATGCCTTATCTGGTCTAGATAGCGTAACAGCTTCATGCGACGAGTTGAAGCATAAGAATGCTATCTTATGTGCACAGTTAGCAGACCAAAAAGAAGCTAACCTTATATATAAGCAGAAGGTCGAAAACAGTACAAATGAACTCAAAAAGAAGAACAAAATTATTGCAAGCTTACAATCTGAGCTTCGTGAAACCGTCACAGCAAGTTCAAAGATTAAGGCGAGCGCATCTAACCTGGGTGTAACTAATGATGAACTTCAAAATGAGCTTCTAGTGTGCAAGAAACAGCTAGGTGATTTCCAAAATGCGTATGCAAGTATGTATGCAGCAGCTCTCGGAGTTGACCTAGCACCTATGTCTATTAAATCATCTACTTCTGTAGACGAATTGCAAGATATTGTAGCCGGTGCTACTAACACTATAAATATGCCGTCTGCAGTTACTGTAGAACCAGTATACCTTGATGACGAAGTAGACAATGATGACCTTGCAACATTGTAATTTATTCATAACCTTATATGTATCTAAATAAATAAATAGGAGTGATTCCAAATGGCAATTAAGAGAACAACTCGTAAGCCGACAGCATCTCGTTCTCGTATGATCAACCGTAGACCGATTACTGCTGGCACAAGTATTACTTCTGGTGTAAGAAGCAAGCAAGCTCCTAAGTCTAAGGTAATGGCAAGCTTCAATGCACTGAACCCTGCACAGAAGGCATTTGTTCGTCAGTTGCAGGCAACTTCTCGTAGACATGCATCTATCATGGGTGCAACTAATACGAGCAACATCGCAGCAAGACCTGAATTCATGGAGCTGCTTCCGTTATTTGTACAGAAGCTTTTGATCCTTGATGTTTTCGGTTCTGTTGCAATGAAATCTCGACAGCAGATGATTCCATATTTCAAGTTCATCGCAGAAAACACTAAGGGCGAAACTCACGCAGGTGATATTCTTTCTAGCCCGATGGTTCAGCGTCAGGGTCTTGATCCAAACTTCACTGGCAGAGTTGTCAAGAACGAAGTTATCGGCTCTGGTGTATTGACTGCAACTGCTGACACTGTTCTTACTTCTTTCGCATATTTACCTGTTCTTCCAGGTTCTGTTACAGTCGAGACTAATATCAGCGGTACTACTACATCTTATGTAGACAACGGTATGGGTGAGATTCTCGACAGCACTCAGAAGACCATTGCTACTATTGATTATAGCACTGGTGAAATTACACCTACTACTGATGGTGCAACGCCACTTACACTTGCTGATGGCGATACAATGAGAGCTACTTATCAGTATGATAACGAAACAGTAGGTCCGAATGCACAAGGCGATTATGGTGCTCAGATGGGCAAGGGCTATTTACAGCTTGATGAATTCAATCTGATCGCTGAAGCACATCAGCTTGCTTGCTATTGGTCTGTATATTCTGCTTTCGCAGCTCAGACCGAATACGGTAGCAACATTGCAGATATTGCAAAGGAAGCAGCTTTTTCTGAACTTACTGCTGAAATCAACACTAAGGGATTCCAAGAACTTGCAAAGGCTGCAAGCTTCAAGCCGCAGTATAACTGGGACGCATCTCCTGTACTTTCTGGTTCTGTTGTTCCTTCTGATTATCTGAACATGTTCAAGCTCAAGCTGAATCAGGCATCTTCTGCTATTTATCAAGCAACTAGACTCTCTCGTGGTAACCGACTTGTAGTCGGAACTAACGTAGCTGCTTATGTTGCAATGATTGATGGTTTCGCTGCTGATAGCACTGAAGATACTGTTGGTCCATACAAGGCTGGTCGTCTTGATCAGATGGAAATCTACGTTGATCCGTCTTATGATCCGAACAAGTGGGTAATGTGCTGCAAGTCTAACGACATCAGACGTAACTCTGCACTATTCGGCGAATATATGCCTTTCACTGATACACAGGCAATTGGTCTTGCTAACTCCAGCGTTCAGCAGGGCTACGCTACAATGTATGCTATGAAGGTTGTAAACCCGGCGACCGTTGTCAGCGGTAAGATCACAGGCGTATTTTAATCAATACCCTCTGTCATCTAAAATAAAATAATATGGAGGTTATGCAAAATGGCAACTACCTATAAAGTTAAGATTATATACAATGGTCCTGCAAATCCTGAACACATTCGATTTGTATCTCCTATCTGCCCTGTATACTGCCCGTGTAACAGTTATGTTGATACGGCAGCTTATAAGGACACTTGCTATGATACAAACATTGAAGGATTCGGCAAGATTGATGTATTAGAACCTTATGCTTCTACATCATTCCCGTTCCCTGTACCGCTTTCTCAGTTCAAGGTTGCTGTTATCGGCAAGCCTGTTAGTGCTGAAGCACCTAACGGTCCTAAGTATGTTGAATTCAACGTTGATTCTTACATGGAAGCATTCTGGTATACACAGGCAGGTATTGCACTTGCTGATCAGGGCTTCGTTGTTGAGAGTACTCCTAACACAACCGAAGGCGGCAAGTAAGTTATCAACAAAATTATCTATTTGTAAGGAGGTCTATCGGATATGACTATAGACGAAGTTGTTAGTCAGGTAGCATTCATGTTAGGCCTACCTGCAAATAATAATGTAGAACAGCTTGATATAAGAGAAGCTGTTAACATAGCATTTCGTGAGTTAAAGAGATATATGAAGACTCCTGTAGATAAGACTGTACCTTATGCTCCTAGATTGGACTTGGTAAAGCTCGGTATCAACACTAAAAGGGTCTTGAATGTGCAAGCAGCATATCCAAAGTTAGGTCTTACATTAGGCTCTATAGAAAGCGGTAACGTATTTCAAGTAGCAGCATCTGTCAATACATCGAGTACCGGTAATTCAGGTACATCGATCAACATTGACCCTATAATGAATGAACTAGCACTTGCACAAGTTCGAAATTGTCTCGCAACTGATTTCCAATGGAAACACGATACACTTAACAAGGTAGTCTATTGTGCGCACAGGGCTCCTGTACCCGCCGCAGTTACAATCCGATATGTACCAATATATCAAGATGTATCTGAGATCGAAAGTGATACCTGGATAGACTACTTAATAAGGATGAGTGAGGCTAATGTGAAAAAAGCATTAGGTCGTTCTCGTTCTAAATACAAAATCGACGGGTCCAATGTTTCACTTGATGGCGATACTCTTCTAAATGAAGCTAACGCAGAGCTTGAAGCTATTCGCAATGAGCTTAAGGAGAAGGGTAGTAAACTTGTCATCTTAAATTAAATTTATTTGTAATTACAAGGAGGAAACGCATATGTTCATTCAGAAGAAGAGAGGTTCCAGAAGAGTAATGGCTGAAACTGATGTAGCTCCGGAAGCAGCAGAGTTGCTGTTCCAGGCTGAAGACGTTGCTGAGCTTGTTGCAGAAGTAACTGGCGAAGTTGTTGAAGTTGAAGCTGACGACCAGGGTGAAGCTGTTACATTCAATGTAGGCGACGATGCTTTCACTGTTGAAGCAGAAGGCGACGAGGAGGCAGTTGAATCTTCTACTCGTGTATCTCGTTCTAAGAGACCAGTTTCTGCATCTACCAGACGTGGTGCTGTATCTAGAGGCTGCAACGGCAGAGTTGTTCGTAAGGCTCCTCGTAGATAAGACAATCGTTAAATAACATGTACAATCAAAAGGCTTCTAGGCATTTGTGCGTAGGAGCCTTTTATTACAATTTGAGGTGATTTATAATGAATGTTAAACGACAAAAACGTCAACCTATTGTAGCTGAAAGTACATTATCTAAGCTGACTAACTTCTTGAAGAACATTTCAGAAAAGCTATTCAACTTGTTTGATAAGCTTGGCGAATCTGGTATGAAGATTGTTGGTCAGAAAGATCTACCAGACGGTGGTCAATGGTTGAAGCTTGATTACAACGGTAAGACTGCTGAAGTTACTATCTCTCCTATTGATGGTAAAGAAGGTCACTTCAGTGTAGTTATTCAATCTTCATTTGGTGGTAAAACAACGCTTGATGATGTAAGTGAATCTGATATTGATTCTAAGATTGATGATGTACTTAAGAAGATATTCAATGGCACATCTGATGTTAAGAGTTCTAAGAGTCTTAAGGTTACATTACAAACAATCAACTCTGCAACTGGTGTAGATGTAAACTTAACAGCTATCAAAGCAAATTATGATCCAGGTAAAGCTGTACAGGACTTAGAAACTGTGTTGGGTGATGATGCTTTTATCGCTCAGCTATCATCTGAACCCGTTTCATTTGAGATTATAGATGAAGGTGATTCATATGATATCCAACAGACCGATAGTTTTGATACATGCGGTACAATCAATCAGCTTATTCAGTCAGCTATGCAGTTATGGGCTAACTTGAAAGTCATCAACTGGGCAGCTAAAGGAACTGGTTATTTTGAACTACGTAGTCGTAGCAGCGATCTGTTATGGAGAATCTCTAGCGAAATTGACGTGTTCGGGGAGTATGCTGTAGAGGTAAAGCAGCTTGCTCCTAATCCATTGTCAACTTGCTGTAATTTATCTCTTATCACAGATCAAGGAGGATTCACTGCTGATCAAGGATATGCTCTGGTACGTGATGAGATCAAAACATATGTAAGCGTACTCGAAACGCTATATGTCAACTTCCCACATGATGTACAAAATCTATTAGACGAGATGATTCGTCTGTGGAAGAAAGACTCTGAGTACCTTTATACAAGAGTACTAATGTAAGGAGATTCATATGCTTAAGATTGTAGGTAACGGTATTTATGCTCATTGTTCTAATTTTGATGAATGGCGTACTAAATGTATAACATATATGCCGAGTAAATTGTTTGATGCTCTATATCAAGAAGCTTTCATCTACTACGAAGACTTGATTGGTGAAAAACATTTTGTTATGAAGTTTGAACATAGATCAAAGTCTATTTCACTCATAAGTAGTCCAGACTGGGACATCAGGCATGAGCCATCAGTAGGAGATGGTGTACGTGTATTCTATGATATAGATGATACTATATCATACAAGTTACTCAAAGGAAGAGGGCAGATATATCACAGTAAATGGATGTTTGTACAACCTGACTATACAGGATTCAATGTGAAGATATCTAAATTCCGTACTGTACAATGGAGCAGGATTCCAAACATAAACTCACTTAGAAACAAAATCGGATATCGCAGGTTCTGGAATGAGTTTCTGAAAGAACATAAACTTTCTTTGTAAGCAGAATCGTTATATACATTGCACCTACTACATATGTAGAGGAGGGTAGTAATGTCACTGGAACAAGATGCTGAATATAGAAGAAAGCTAGAACATTGCGATAATATTTATGCTGAGGTCAAGAAAATAATGGGTGCTGCAAGAAAATTATCTGCGGAGTGTGATAATAGTATATTGCACTCTCAAGCAATATCTAGTGTAGTAAGGGGTGATGCAGTAGAGAGAATGCCTCATATACAAGAAGCACAAGATGAATATGAAGCAAGATATATTCGAGATATGTTTTGTTACATAGCTGATAAAGAAGTATGTAATGCTGTATATGATTCTTACTACGATAGTAAAAAGCAAAAACACCTTATATATGTGTATAATAGCATACAAGACGAACCTCGTAGAGCTCGTGTACGTGTTTTGACTCGTATGTTATGGTATACACTTATCGACTAATAATTGGAGGGATTCAATATGCCTGAAACTAAGAATACAGCTGTAGATGATCTGATTACTACGACTGCTGCTGATAAGGAAGTAGTTAAAGAGTCTACGACTAAAGTAGAGTCTGTTAAATCTGAAAAGCGTAAAACTACTGATACAAAGGCTGCTGAGAAGAAGGATTCTGCAACTAAGAAGTCAGATGATCCTAAGGTAACAAAGGAAGTCAAATCTTCAGAAGATAAGCCTGTTGTTACTGCTGAATCTAATGTTACTGAAAAGCAGATTGATGTTGATATGAGAGGCGGTACCGGTTTCGAGATTCCTAAACATGTACGTCTACGCGTATACAACACATCATTTACATCTGTATATAATCGTACAGTAAATGGCAAGTGGTATATCTATGCAGATGGTATTGTAAACGGACGTATTCGCATTACAGATGCTGCATACAAGGTTGAGGAACCAAGATGCTGCTGTGGTTGGGTAACAGTAGAATCTATTGCAAAATATATCACACGTATTTGAGGAGGTACAACCATGGACGATCTGAAAGAACTTACAACTGAAAATGGTCTTACTGAGTCTATTGACAGTGATCTTTCATTTGAAAACCTGCCAGACTCTATGAAAGAAGAATTTGCAGATGGTAAAGGAGGAGAGGACTGATGGCATATACAAATAGTCCTTTGGTGTGTAAGACCCACTTATCGCCTAAACATAATGTCAGAAAGTATCCGATTACAAAGATCACAATCCATCATGCTGCGGGTGTAATGAGCTTTGACGCATTGCTCAATTATGTAGCAACTTGTTCAAGAGATATGTCTGCTAACTATGTGTTACGTCAGGGTAAAATTGGACTTGTAGTTGAGGAAAAGTATAGAGCATGGACATCTTCAAACGCTAACAATGACCACAGAGCTGTAACTATTGAAGTTGGTAACTCTTCTTCTGGCGGACAGTGGCCTATTTCTGATGAAGATCTTGCTCTGTTGATCAAATGGTGTGCAGATGTATGCAAGCGTAATAACATTCCGAAGTTGTATTATGATGGAACTCCTAATGGTTCTCTTACACTTCATGAGATGTTTGCTGCAACAGGCTGCCCAGGACCTTATATCAAGTCGAAGATCAATTATATCTGCCAGGAAGTAAACAAGCTTATAAATTCTAACAACAGTGGTAATGCAGCGCCATCTGCGCCAGCTGCAACCAGTAATAAGACATATAAGGTAATAACAAATGTATATGGTTATATGTCAGCATCAGATGCTGTATCTGATAAGAACCGTAAGCGTACAGTTACTCCTGGAACTTACTATATTTACAATGAAACTTCTACAGCAGTAAATGTTACTTTGAAGAAATCTGTTCCAGGTGCTTGGATCTGTAAAGCAAAGAATAAAGTAGCGTCTACATCTTCTAAGAAATCTGTAACAGCTATTGCACAGGAAGTAATTGCTGGTAAATGGGGTAATGGTGCTGATCGTGTTAAAAAGCTTAAGGCAGCTGGTTACAATCCAACAGAAGTTCAGGTTGAGGTAAACAGACTGTTGTCTGGTAAATCTTCTACTAAGAAATCTGTAACTGCTGTTGCAAAAGAAGTAATTCAAGGCAAATGGGGAAACGGTTCAGCACGTAAGAAGAAACTTGAAGCTGCTGGTTACAATTATGCTGAAGTACAAGCTGCTGTAAACAAGTTATTGTAATATGAATATACGAATAGCTGGAACAGTAAATGATTCTATTGTTGACGGCAATGGTCTAAGATATACTATATTTGTACAAGGGTGCCCTCATCACTGTAAAGGTTGCCATAATCCTCAAACACATTCGTTTGATGGAGGTAAGGAAGTTTCAATATCTGATCTATTTGATACAATTACATCAAATATTTTACTAGATGGTGTAACATTCAGCGGTGGGGAACCGTTTGCACAAGCTAAACCACTCGTAGAACTTGCTGATTTAGTAAAGCAAAACACTAACTTAAATATAGTTACGTATACTGGTTATACATTTGAAGAAATTATAACTAGTAATAATCCTGATTGGATAGCTCTATTGAATAGCACAGATATCTTGATTGATGGTAAGTTTATTGAAGATCTAAAAAGCTACGAACTTAGATTCAGAGGTAGTTCAAATCAACGATATATAGACGTTAAGCAAAGTCTACTACAACATAAAGTAGTACTAGCCGATATTTGAATTTGAAGTGCAGGTCACACAGATCTGCACTTCTTATTTTATGAATCGTTATGTACAATGTAGTAGATATAATCTATTACATATAGAAATATGAAAAACAAGGAGTACATAACAATGAACAAGTATACAAGACGTCGTATGGTAGCATGGAGTGCTTTACTCGCAGTAATTGGTGTAGGCGGCCTCGAAATTGTCAAAGACAAAAGTGATGATTTATCTAATGTAGTAACACAGGATGTATATGCAGCATATGAAGAAACAGAAACTACAGTAGCTACTTCTGGCAGAACAGCAACGTTCAACACAGCTGCTACTTCTATGTCTACGCTTTCAACAACGTCAACAACTTATGAAGTTACAACAACTGAACCATCTTGTTATTACACAGAGCTTCTTCGGTATTGTGGAAATACATGGGGCAACACAGAGTTGTACCTTACAGAATATGAAGTGGAGTTACTCAGCACACTTGTATATCTGGAAGGCGGTGGAGAGTCTTTCGAGTGCCAGAAGAATATTGCAAGCACAGTTATCAACAGAATGCTGACTTCTGATTATACACTTTCAGAAATTCTGTATGCAAACAATCAGTATTCTGTAGCAAGCAGACTCGCTTATTCATCTCCCAGTGAATCTTGTGAAGAAGCAGTTATGGAAGTTCTTAATTATGGTGCAACGCTGCCGATATATGTAACATTCTTCCGTGCTGATTATTATCACGAATGGGGAGATCAGGTACCATATTGTAATGTTGATAATACATACTTCTCATACAGCCAGTCGCTGTTTGAAGCATACAATTAAAAATATAATATACAGGAGTAATACATATGAAATTTGAAGTAATCAACAGCAACGGACAAGTTGTAATGAACACAGATTCGATTGAATGTGTACCGACTCTTGATGAACTTGATGCAATGTCAAATGCAGGCTATCGTTACAAGGTAGATGGCAGGATTGTTGCTAAATCTAAAGTAATAGAAGCAGTAGGCGGAAGCAAGTCTACTGCTTCTTCTGTTTATAGTTCATCTGAATCTGGTACATATGTTAAAGGTGTAAGATGTATTGAAACAGGAGTCATATACAAAAACAAAGTAGAAGCTGGTAAGGCATTAGGTATGTCAGATTCATCTGTATATGATTCTATTAGACTCAAAAAGAAAGTAAAGGGATACAGTTTTGAGATAGTGTAATCGTTATTGTACATGTATCTACAAAATAACTAGAGGTGATAAACAAATGATTCATGTTATTCAAAACGGTGATGTATACGAGCTGACGTTCAAGTACGATGAACTACTAATATCTCATGTTAAAAATGTACCAGGTCGTACATGGCACCCTGATAAAAAGAAATGGACTATTCCGAAAGAACATCTAGGATGGTTTTTGAATGAAATCAAAGGAACTATATATGAGAATTGTGTTAGCATTCATTCTGATGAACATCTAAATGAAAATGCTACGTTAGATTCTACATCACAGATTCCTGATGTTGATATTTCTGACATGCATCAATATGTTATGGAGGGTGGAAATCTTTACAAACATCAGATTGATTTCTTGAAATATGCTAAATCTCGAAAAGGTAGCGGATTCTTGCTTGCGGATGAGATGGGTCTGGGTAAGACATTAGAGGTGATGAACTATGCACTCTATCAGAAAGAAAAATATGGATACAAACATTGTTTGATTATCTGCTGTGTGAATTCTGCAAAGTTCAGCTGGAAAGAGGATATTGAAAAACACACACGTGGGCAGGAATCTGCATATATCCTTGGTACTCGTAAAAAACGGAATGGTGATGTCAGGTACAGCACTTCCGGTTCAGATAAAACACAAGATTTAGTTTCTGGACATATGTACGGTGATGAGTCTGCACCAGAGCTTCCATATTTCTTAATCACTAATATTGAATCGCTTAGAGCTAAAGTAGGTAAGAAATATATCTTGATTGATGAAATAGTTAAGTTAGCTTGGAAGCAAGAACTTGCTATGATTGCTATTGATGAAGTTCATAAGAATATGTCACCTAAATCTGCACAAGGTAAAGCGGTTCTTAAGATCAAACAAATGACTGGATCAGCTATTGAATGGATACCTATGACTGGTACACCTATTGTTAACAAACCTACAGATGTATTCACACCGTTGAAACTCATTGGTGCTCACAGTATAAAGAGTTACTATGAGTGGTGTAAAACATTTGTTATTTATGGAGGATATGGTGACCATGAAGTTATGGGTTACAAGAATATTCCCCAGCTCAAAACTATGTTACAACACAACATGCTCCGCAGGCTTAAGAAAGACGTACTAGATTTACCTGATAAGATCTATCATAACATATACGTAGAGAATACACCTACACAGACACAACTCTATTCTAAGCTTCAAGTAGAGATGCAAGAAAACGAAGAATCAATCATTGGATCTATGAATCCGTTAGCTGCATTCTTAAGACTGCGTCAAGTGAACGGTAGTCCTGAACTTGTTGACCCTTCAATCATTGTTGACAGCAAGTATCTTTCTAAGAATGCTAAACTTGTTGAGCTGATGCGTCTATTAGAAGAAATTGTAGAACGTGACGAAAAGGTAGTTGTGTTTTCAAACTGGGTTGAACCGCTCAAAACCTTATATAAGTTTGTAGCAGCTAAATACAAAACTACATGTTTTACTGGTACGATGTCGGAAGACGATAGACAGAAGCATAAGCGAGTGTTTATCAATAATCCTGACTACAAAGTTATGCTTGGTACCATTGGCGCACTTGGTGTCAACCATACACTTACTGTAGCAACAAACGTCATCTTCTATGATGAACCTTGGACACCTGGTGATAAGATTCAAGCTGAAGATCGTTGTCATCGTATCGGCTCTAAATTCCCTCTTAACATCTATACATTGTTAACTGTTAACACAGTAGACGATGCAGTTCACAGAATATTAGGCGATAAGTCTGATATCTCTAATTATATCGTAGATGGTAAACTTAATCTACGAAATAATCCAGAACTGTTTGAAAAGCTGTTAGGAACTTCCGGAAAGTAATGTATAAGCTGATAGAATACAAAATCGTTATTTATTGTATTAAATAACATTTGTGAATATGAGGTGTTCTTATGAAGCGAAAAATCACATCTTCGAAAGTACCTGTAACTGCTGCTGAAAATGAGTCAGCATTTGATGATATTGTATCTAACATCAAGGATGATTTTGATTATATTGTAGAAGGTCTTGAAACATTAAACAGACGAGGTACAGATTCTGCTAAGCAAGCAATGTCAATTGCTGCTACTATCAGTTCAGACCTTGAAAGTCATATTGCTAATATAGCTGAATCTATTACAAAGTGAGGTTGATTTATTATGAAAATTTCTAAGCGTAAAGTATTATGTGCATCTGCTAAACGAGGTAGACGTATAAACCGATCTTCTGTAATGGCTGCTGATAGTGATTACATCAAAATCGGCAACATGGTCATTCCTAAAGACGCAAGCCAATATGGATACGATAGTTATGAAAACATTCAGAAGGATACAAGACGTCGTTATGATACTGAGAAGGCTGCTGAAAAAGAAGCTGCTGAAAGAGCAGCTCGTGAACAGAAGGGCGCAAAGTTATATGAACAAGTTGAATCTATTGTAAATTCTGGTAATACCGCAAGCGAACAGCTTCAAGAGCTATTTGATTTGATGGTACCTCGTGCTGGTTCATCTGACACTGCTGCCGGTGAATTAGTTCGTGCTATGATGCGTTTACAATACAGATGGCACAATGACGGCGATATGTTTAATCAGGGTTATGGTCTAGAAACTTGTGCTCCTTCTGCTGCATATTTATGCGATAATGTAGAACCAGCTGCTGCTCTATTTGAACAGTTAACTGGAATTATGGAGGGTGGCGATCAACAATATGAAGATGGTCTAAATGATCTTCAATCTATTATTATTGACTACATCGTTGATAATCCTGAATTATGTGGAATGGAACCTCCTGCTGATTCTCGTGATTACCATAGCGAAACTGTAGATTGGTTCGTAGAAGCCGGTCATAGTTATGAATATGAGCTAGATGTATCTGGTGATTTAGAGGAATACGTCAGACATGGATGTATTTCATGGACTGATGTTGAATACATGGTTGAAGAGCTCACACGCACGTATGGTGGTGAGTTAGTAGCTTGGGCTGCTGATGGGTTCACAATCACAAATCTTACAAGTGATGAATATGAAGAATGGGATAGAATGTGGATCCCGGAACTTAATGCTTATCTTGAATCGCTTGAAGAAGAGTTTCCTAATTATGGCGAAGAAGATGACGAGTACGATGAAGAATATGATGAAGAGGTGGATTACTAATGAAAAAGATTGTTGCAGCAACTAAAGACTATTCACAGTTTGAAATTTCTGATATTGAAAGAGAGCTTCTCAACAATGTTGGATCAAGAGCAGGTGTAGATCCTGCAATACTTGTACAGCTAGGTGATGACACTACCAGTGTCATCTATGAAGATGCAGATGGAAACATCGTTATGGATAACTTAGATACAAACAAAGTCACATATGATGCAGAAAATATCATTGATGAAGTTGTATCCTCTTGGAAGTAATGGAGTTATGTTACAATGAAACGATATGTAAAATGTTCAAAAGACAATCGACTTGTATCTACAAGTGAACGTTATAAAGGGTATCTTATTCGGTTGAATAATCGTACAGAGTCTTATGATATTTATGACAGTCACAGAGAATTAGAAGAGACAGGGTTCAATTCTCTGAAACAGGCAAAAGAATGGATAGATGAGTATACAAGTATCTACCAAGATTCTGCGTATCCAGATATCTGATAAGAACACTATGTAAGACAGCAGAATTGAAAGTAATTGGGTGATATTAAAATGAAACGATATGTAAAATGTTCACAAGGCACATTGAAAGCTACAGGTAGAACATGGTCATCGTTTGTTGAAGATATAGAGTCTACTTTAGGATATGAAGTAGATTCTGCATACAGACGTAGCCCTGATGATTTTATTGCACTGTACAAAGATGGTGAATCATATCTAGGTGAAGTAACAAAGTACTATGATGGTATGTATGAACTATTACTCAGCAATATAAAGCCTTGGACTTATTGAGGGAGGTAGTTTAATGAAGAGGTATATTAAATCAGCAAGCAACATGTCTCAATTGTCGACCTACTTGAATTTTGATGAAGCGAAGAATAAAATTCTTAAAATGCTGGATAACGGTACTACGAAATCTGTATCTATTGTACCACTTGGTGCTAACGCAGCTTCTAAAGACATCCTTGAATTAGCACAGATGCTCGAGGGTGACCAAGATATAGCAGATGCATTAGAATCTGCAGGTGTAATTGGTCATTTAGATTTGGGGCACAACCGATACGCTCAAGGTCCTATTAGTTTGAAGTTCCGAATCACTGTGAGCAAGCGTGGAAAATCTGGATGGTCTAGTTGGTAAGCTGATAATATGAAATTCACTATAGATACAACACTAGGTAAGAAAGCAGAATCTAAAATCAGTGAATTGAGGTAATTTTGTGAAGAGATATATTAAATCATCAGAAGTAGATTCAGTTATGCTATTACAAACAGATAAAATTGAAGAAGATAGCTATACCAATTATCTGTTTAATATAGTAGTAAATGGTAAAACTGTCGGTGATTGCAGCGTACTTGTTGATGAAAATTACGCATACTGTGAACGAATCGACATCAACGAAGATCAACGAAATCAAGGATTTGGTACTAATGCTTTATACAAACTTGCTGATATGTTCGGTGATATTGTAGTAGCTCCAGATAATGAAGATGCAAAACGTCTTTATGAACGAATTGGCTGTGAATACAATGGAAACGATGCAGATTACATTGATCAAGGATATGGTGTTTACAGAATATGATGGAGGCATATAGTGGCGGGTATTGATGTTACACTCGGCAAGAAAGCTGAACAAAAAATTGAAGAGTGGCTTGACAGACCAAATGATGGATATTGTTTTGACAGAATACCAGATCAAATGACAGGTTTCTATGGTTCTAAGAACATATGTGATTTCACATTGTTCAAAGCACCTAACATGTACTACATTGAGTCTAAAGCTACTTGGGAAGATAGATTTGATTTTTCAATGCTTACACCAACACAACATGATAAGCTACTTGAGAAATCTAAAATTGCTTATGTATATGGTGTAGTTATAGTTCTGTTTGCACACCATCAACGTGCATTTATAATTGATATAAACGACATCAAACGTCTTGAAGATCAAGATAAACACTCTCTCAATATAAATAAGATTGATAATTGGAATATTCCGTACAAAGAGATCCAAACTGTCCCTAACAATCGAAAGACTTATCTAGATTATACAGGGGATTTTGATGTTGAATTTATGTGGAAGAGGTGATGATGTTTTGAAATTATATATCAAAGCTTCTAGTAATGTCATACTATCATCTGATATCAAATCATTTGTTACAAATTTGAGTAATAAGTGTTTAGATACTATCGGCTTATCATTATATGTAGAAACCGCTAGACCTAACAAGCAAGGTACTAAGTTAGAGCTATATACATGTGGTACAAACACATGGGTTGGTGAGTACACAGTTAAGTCTGATCCAACAGAACGCGATTTCAATCGTGTATACAATGCTGTAGTAAAATGCTTTTTAGAAGTTACTCAAAACTGGTACAAAACATATCTTTCTGATAAGATGAGCATTGATGAGTCAATTGATTACACTATAACTAATAATCATATTGAACGTAAATCTAATTGTGATGTAAATACATTCAGAGATTTCATGCAAAATGCTATCAGTTCAGGTAAGCTTCATAACTAACGTCCTTAATCATCAAATCGTTATATAAGGTGCAGTACAAAATGCTGCACCTTTTCTATTTGTATCTGAAGTACTTAATAAACTATTAAGTTTATAAAAACCTATTGACTTTTTGATACAAATCTGCTATAATATACATGTAGGATAACTTATCACATCGAAAATCCAAAAGGAGGAATTAAAATGAAAACCTACACAGTTGAACGATATAAATTTCACGAATTGGAAAAGCGTATAAATGCTATTTCCCGAAAACTCGACAAACAAGGTCTGCACTGCACATTCAATGTAGTTGGTACACATCCTGAAAGCATCAAATGCTACATCGAAGATGATATCAACCACACATGGAAGAACAACGGCAGTGTAATTGTAGACGTTATCGACTATCAGTTTGAAATGCCGGAACTCAAGATCGGTGACTGGGAACCTATTGCATTCATCAAACATAATCAAATCATCAAACATGATCAGTCAGCAGTTGACAACAAAAACATTGTCATTGGTATCAACGGTCATGATATTTCTGATGTTCCAACTAGATACTGGTCATCTGATTGCTACTGCGAACATTGTAACAGCAGACGTAAACGTAACAAAACAGTGCTTCTTAAAAATTCATCTGGCGATATGATGCAAGTAGGATCTACTTGTGTAAATGATTTCACAGGAATTAGTGCCGAATCTGTTATCAAAGCATATGCAGAAGTTCAGGACATATATGAAACTCAACTTGAGTATTATATCAAATCTGATTCATCATTTGTTATGCAGTATGCACCTACTGAGCTGTATCTTGCAGCTTGTATCAAGGACATCGAAGTATCTGGTGGATATCTCAATGACGGTCGTACTTCTCATCACGCATGGAAACGTGTTTGCAACAATGAAATATTTGATGACGCTACAATGCAAAAGGCTCGAAAGATAATTGAGTTCTTTGAGTCTTTTGATCCTAATGATATGGATAGCAATGAAACGTTCTATAGAAACATCAAAAATGCTGTTACTGGTAAGTATACAAAATGTTCGGGATTAGTTGCTTATGCACCTGAAGCACATGAATCTGCTGTAACATATCTCATCAAGAAAGCAAACGAACGAGCTGTTTTTGATTCACAGCAGTATGTAGGTGAAATCAAAGAGAGAATCACATTGAATGTAACACATACAAATACTCATGTAATTGATAGCTATTACGGGACTACATATCTGCATAAGTTTGTAGACGAAAATGGCAATGTGCTCTTATGGAGTACAGCTTCTGCATTGTCAGACTTGTTAGGTAAAGAGTGGAGAAGCCAGGATGTGCGAAAGTGCATCATTACAGGTACTGTTAAAGCACATGATGTATACAATAATTGTAAACAGACTCACTTGACACGCTGCAAGCTGAAGGCTGAATAATTTCATAAACATATAATCGTTATATAACGTGTAGCAGATAATGTTACACGTTATTTTGTTTTACCTACAATTCTAAATAAACTATTAAATATAGCAAAACCTATTGACTTTTTGTTATAAATTTGCTATAATATAATTGTAGGATATACACATCGACATTCCAAAAGGAGGAATTATCATGAAACTTAATTCAAACGACATTTCCATCGACAACATGCACCACGGTGCTTATTCCAGCCTCGCAGGTCAATTCTACAACAATGGGTACGAACTCACTGTGGACGAGGACTGCAACCTGACTGCTGTTGCTATCAAAAACGCAGAAATGCTGCCGAAGATTGAAATCAAAACTGTGATCGAGTCTGGCAGCTACTGCTATTCTCCGAAGGCTATTTTCCCGGTCCTCGACTTCGACGACATGGAATACTGGGATGACTTCACTCACTGGACTAACAAATACGCTGAAATCGGCAAAATGCTGTCTGACTTGGTGGAATTCACATACAACCCTAATATGTGGGAGGACTAATCCTCAGGTTCAATCTAACATCTGTATCAACCAAAACGGTGTGCAAGTCACATGATTTGCACACTTTTTATGTGTAATCACTGCTTATAACATGATTCGTTATATATGATATCACAAACAATATGGAGGTATCTAACATGTTTGACACGAAATCAATTGTACCTATTGGTAATCTGGAATTCTGGTTCTGCAGATGTGGCCTTACTAACAGCTTTTCTGTATACTACAACAAACCAGATTCCGAGAAGCCTATTGCTGTCTACAATGAGTCTGAGGATGAATTAGATCTCAATGCAGAAGCTGGGCCATTTGAGGACAATATTGAATCTAAGATTCGTTCTGCATTCTACATCTTCAAAGATGGTCGTCCTGAATACGAAGTAGGTAGATTCATTGACAGCAAACTTTTGGCAGACAATGCTGATCCAACGTGTATCGATGCAAGGTGCTATCTGTTTGATAAGATCCTTGCAGGTGCTATCTGTATGCACATTGAACACAGCAAGGTTCCGTCTAGTGCGAACGACAGCGGTGTAACATATGCAGCACGTTGTATCAACTGGCTCAGAAGCACAGACTTCTATAACTCTCCGGCTTCTACAAGATTCCACGAAGCTATTCCAAACGGACTGCTACTGCATACTCTTAAGGTCCTGAATCAGGTGTATCAGCTCATGTCGCTCCCGGCTTTCAGCAGTGTAAAATTGCATGAAGCTGCAATTGTCGCACTTGCACATGACTGGTGTAAAATCGGCACATATGAATCCTATATGAAAAATGTCAAAGACGAATCTACAGGTGTTTGGAACAAGGTTCCAGCATACAAACATAAGGACACAAGCATTCCGTTTGGACATGGTGTTTCCTCTATGTATATTGCTCAGCGATTCGTCTATATGAATATGCAGCAAGCACTTGCTATTCGTTGGCATATGGGAAGGTGGTATGTTTCCGATTCTGAAATGAATGATCTTCAGAATGCAAACGAGAACTATCCATTGGTTCATCTTCTTCAATTTGCAGATCAACTTGCCATCACAAATTATGCAAACTAACTATCAACATTTCCTAATTTAATTTACTCCTTGAGGTATAGGCGTCCATTTTGGTCGCCTATATTTTATGAGTAACCTTTAATAGTAAAGAACATAAATTCCTAGGAGGTATATTTTATCATGGTTGGAATTCCAAGTACTATCAAGCAATATGCTCAGGAAGATATAAATGCAGCATTAGGTAGAGTAAGTCATAACATGAAGTTCAAATCAATGACTTTTGAAACAAGCAAAGTAGATCGACTGAGCAATAACTATACAGTATATGCAACAGCTACTATATTGTGTCCAGATTTAAGACTACAGTTTGATTTCATTATGGAATATGCTGTAGAAAATGATTATGTATATGCAAGTGGAGATGTAGATGAATTTGCAGCTTCACTTGAAGAACGATATGCAGAATGTGAAGATGGTAAAGATGGTGAACCTATCAAAGCATCCACTCGTATCAAACGTAAGCCTATTATGGCTGCTGATATAGATGGTGAAGATGAAGATGAGTTTGTAGATACTGTAGATAATTTATCTGATAGCGTTGATGATATTCAAGATACACTTGATGAAATTGACGGTACAGAAATTGAAGAAGACGATATAGATATTGATCTTGATAACAACATTGCAAATCACTACATTGCAGAATGTGACACTTGTCACGGCATCTTTATTTCTGCACTTGTGGAATCTGATCAAGAAGTTGAAAAAGTATCCGGTATATGCCCTCTTTGCGATAAGGAAACAGACCAGTACCTCAAATTCATTATTCGTCCTGTAGAATAAGGAGGTTTGATAATGGATTGGGGTGGAATTGTAATTGCAGCATTACCAGTAGTTTCTGCTGTATTAGTTGCTGTACTAAACAACTGGGAGAAAATCAATCCTAGTAAACGTAAAGTAAATGAGATGTATAAAGTTGTATCTGAACTTAAATCTGAGTTACAGACAAGTATACAATCTAATTCTCAAAAGTTTGATGAGATATCAAAACAAGTTGATACAATATCGGCAGCTCAACGAACAAGCTTACAGACAAGCATATTAGCATATTGTAAGACAGTACAAGATGCAATTGATCATGGTGAAACAGAATATAAAGAAGAGCTAAAACAGCTCATAATTCTGTATCATGAATATTATTTATGTGGGTATAACAGCCAAGGAAGATTGTATTTCAATGATACTATTGAAAAAGCAGCTGATGATAATAACACACTTGTTCATGAGCTGATGACTACATATTTTTCTGATTATGACCCTAACACACATAAACACACATAAACACACATAAACAAAAGGAGGATTTCATATGTATAATGACATTTTATCTGCTGTGTTAAGTTTAGCGGTGACGTTTGTAGGAGCTACTCTTACAACTATTATCATTCCATCTATTGCAAATTGGTTGAAGTACAAGACACAACACCAAAAGCTTCAGTCCGTTATAGATGATATAACAGTAACTGTTACATCTAGTGTAGATATGCTGGAACAGACTGTTGTAAATCAGCTTAAGGCTGATGGGAAATGGGATTCCAAATCTCAAGCTGAAGTACTTCAATCTGCAATAACTGAAGTAGTAAATGGGTTATCTCGTACAACATATCAGATATTGAAATCAGAAAGTACAGACATAGAAGCTCTTATTAAGCGGTATATTGAAGCATATATCCAATCTAAGAAAACAGACAAGTAATAAATTGAAAGGGTGATCCTGTATGCGTATAATTAAATCGCAGAGAAATATTGCTGCTTCTTATATGCCTCCTAATCCATATGATATAGGTCCTAGTGACCCTAAGGAGTACAAGGTAGCAGATACTTCTACCTACGAACTTAACGTTCAATTTGACGATCCTATCATTATTTATGATGATGGTGATTTTGAATTTACTTCTGATAAGTATAATCTTGACCCTGCTCCTGACAGTATCGGTGAATATAAGGATGAAGAATACAATGTAAATGTCATTGATGCAGATACTTTGTATGATATCATATATGGTCAATTGATAAAGAAACATGTAACGGAAAAATATCCGTCTGGTAAATATCGTGTAACTGGTATCATTACGCTTCAATTTGACATTGATGGTGTTGAATATGATGAGGAGTTTCACGGTGTTGATGAAGACGGTGATCCAGATTATTCTCGTGATTACTATGCTGATAATGCTGATGCAACACTTGTTAAGTATAAACTTACAAGCTTGAATATTACAGCTGAAATCAATAGTGCTAGCGATATAATTGTATCAGCTGATGACGAAGAAACATGGGATTATCTCAAAAGCAAGCAAGTTACAGACTCTGACGGTATGCTAACAGATTATACATTGTATGTAAATTCTGATGGCTCTCGTTACATCTGTATGTTCGGTGATAATGACGTATATGAACCAGATCCTGCGTATGCCGACTGGGAAGGCGATTCTGAAGAAGAAGCTTATGAGTGGTTCAACAACTACACTTCAGGATATGAAGATGATGATGACATCTATGGTGCAACGGATGCCGAATACGAAGATGATATCCAAGAAATTGGTCAGGAATTCACATCAGAAAATACCTCCATCAACAACAATCGACTCCCTGCGGTTTTCAACATGGTAAGATTTGAACCTGGTACTGTAAACATTGATTACGGTGGAGGTAAATTTGACAATGTTGCAGAATATCTCACACAGTATGATGTTGTAAATCTAGTTTATGACCCTTATAACAGAACTGCAGAGCATAACAAAGAGGTAATTCGTCTTGTAAGAGAGCATGGTGGTGCTGATACAGCTACTTGCTCTAATGTATTGAATGTTATCAAGGAACCTGAGGTACGAATCAATGTGCTGAATAACATCAAGAAGCTTGTAAAGCCTAATGGTAAGGTTTACATCACAGTATATGAGGGCAAGGGCAATAATGCTGAAGGTCCTACAAAGTCTGGCTATCAGCTCAATAGAAAGACAGCAGAATATATGGATGAAATTCAACAAGTATTTCCTGATGCAAAACGTAAGGGCAAGTTGATTGTTGCTACTAATAGTAGTGGTTCTGTAACAAGTGCTACAAATGAATCTTGCTATGACAATAATAGCTTAACTACATTGTAAAATCAGAAGTAACTACACGAATCGTTATAGACTACATAATCAATTCCAATTGGTTATGTAGTCTATTTTATATTAGGAGGCTCAATTGTATGGATACAAAAGCTATTCAGATGATTCAATCTAGAATTCAGGACAAGAAAAAGCTGTTGGAGGCATACAACCGTCAAATCAATCAAAATATGGACACCATCAACACGAGAGTATTTGAGTCTAATATGATCGGATGTCTCATCAAGTCCGCAGAACTAAAAGCTCAAATTGATGAGGATGAATTTATTCTTGATGTTCTGTATGATAAAGCTTAAGGAGGTATATATTATGGCAAAGAATCCAGCTCAAGAAAAGATAACACATAACTTCTATTCGGACGGAAGTCCTTATGACCAGTGCAGAAAATGTGCTCATTACACAAGAGAAAATGGCAGAGAGACTTGCAAGAAGATTGGTAAGTTCTGCCCTACCATTGCATTCAGCTGTTATAAGTTCAACCCTGACTACAAAGGAGATATGTAATGTCACTTAATACATCACAGCAAGCTGCAGTAGACTCTACAGCTAAAAAGATACTTGTACTTGCAGGTGCTGGTACCGGTAAAACACACACAATGATTTCTCGTATATCTAGATTGGTAAACGACGGTGTAGATGTTTCTAACATCCTTGTATTAACATTTACAAATGCTGCTGCAAGAGAAATGAATCAAAGATATATGAAAACGCACCCCAATGGTGCAGCTCCTAAGTTCTGCACTTTCCATGCATTCTGTTACTCTCTGCTTGCAAGGGATTTTACAGTTCGTAGAGTGCTAGGATATACTACAGTACCACGTATTCCAAGCGAAGCTGAGTTACGTAAAATTGAAACCAGCTGTAAGAAACAATGCGGTACTAGATTATCCGATGATAAGTTAAAGGGTAAGATCAAACTCACAAAGACAGAACAATTTCAGTATGACGTATATTGGAAACAGTATGACAAGTTGTTGAAATCAAATGGACTAATTACATTTGATAGATTGTGTAATAGTATCTGTGGGTTATTTGCACAAGAATGCGAGTGTGTGCAGTCTTATAAGCAGCGTTATACACATCTGTTTGTAGATGAATTTCAGGATACTGATCCTCGTCAATGGAGATTTGTATCTTCATTTGTAAATGCTAACCTGTTTGTTGTTGGTGATGCTAAGCAAGCTATCTATTCATTTAGAGGTGCTGATAGCTCTATCATCAAATCGTTGGCTGAAAGTTCGGAGTGGGAAACTATAAAGCTATCTCAGAATTATCGTTCTACACAGCAAATATGTGATTTTGCAAATGCTATACACAAGTCCTGGAAAGATACTGCTTATGACCTAAAAATTGTATCTGATAAACAAGGAGATAATGTTGTTGTAAAATCTGAGTTTGTTATGGACGGTATAAATTCACTTACTCAGCTATTTTCTATATTCAAATTTTCAAACCCTACTGACACTTATGCACTACTATGCAGAAGTAATTCAGAAGTTGCTCAAGTTAAACAGCTTCTACAGAAAGCAAATATCCCATTCACTACAAACAACCAAGGTAAAGATATTGCAGGTATCATGAAAAGTGCTGTAGATAGTAGCTACATGGTAAGCTGGTTAGCAGATAAATTATCTGCAAGCGAGTACAATAACTTCATACGGTTATGTGCTGTAGATCCTAACTATGAAACTGAAGAGGGATTCTTATCGGAATATGGTAATCGTGTTTCAAGGTATTCTAACGATATCTTCGCAATTCGTTCAATTCTAGATTCTGATGTATTTGCTCCACAGAAATGTGTAAGCATCAAAGAAATCTTACATCTACCTAACACTCAGATTGAATTGACATCTCAGACAAACGAAGCTGTAGTAGATCATATTATGAAATGTATTGAATTAGCTACAGTAGAATCTAATGTATATGTAGGTACAATTCACTCTGTAAAAGGTCTTGAATTTGACATTGTACATCTTATCGGTGTTAATGGTAAATCATTTCCTGTTTATAAAAATGAAGAGCAAATGAATGTATACTATGTAGGATGCACACGAGCTAAGAAAGAGCTTGTTGTATGGAATTCTTCTATCGGATATGAAGAGGAGGTTGAATCAAACGATGTTGTTTGATGTTGCAGGATGCTCACATAAGATGATTAGTAACACAGAACTGTTATTGAAGTCAATTGCATGGCATCTATCAAGCAAGCGTGACTGTAGAGGTAAGACATACAAAGTAATAATTGACAACAACACTGTATATTTTGACATATCTACTATGTTACAGTCACACTACGGCGGCAGACATTGTATGATGCCAGTAATTCAGCACATTATCATAGAGCATTTTTCAGATATTGTTGATAAAAATCCAGTAGTTAATAATCAATGTAATGTAATACCTGATTCATTAGTACCTGGTACATATGAATATAGACCATTTGCGTCAGGAAAATATAGACACTGGTTCAAAGTATGAAGTAGATTGAGGTGGAACATATGTCAAATGATATATCAAGTGTAACTATAATCTGTAAACGATGTAGCGGAGTAGATTCTACTCCACCGGAAGTTTACATTTTATCAAGATCAGCAACTTACTTAGATATCTATGCAGCTACTATTCTTGTTAAAGATGATCCTAGGATAACTGTCTATATATCTACGTTACATGGTCCAGATGATCTCATAATTCAGCTTGCAAATGACGTAAACTTTAAGAGACCATATTTCATAAAAGTATTAGAAGGCGGTAAGATCATATGAATATATTAGAACACGAATGCATAGTAATTCCTGGCGGTATATACAGACATTTCAAAGGCTCTCTGTATGAAGTTATAGGTGTAGCAAAACATTCTGAGAATGGCGAGAACATGGTTGTATATCGAAGTTTAGATACAGGAGATATGTATGTACGTCCTATTGATATGTTTACATCTGACGTAGATAAAGACAAGTATCCAAATGTTAAACAGAAATGTAGATTTCAACTTGAATGTCTACCTGATTAAAAGTTTGGAGGTCAGTATATGATATCAATTGGAATTGTTAAGTTTCTGTCAGATGATACAATCATGTACTTTCGTTGGGAAGCTATAGAACATCGTAGAGATGTTTATAGATGTGGGTTTATCTACCCGAAGTTATACACTACATTTGAGGATGCTTGTCATGGTAATGAGGACTACATGTACAATTTCAACACATGTACACATAATCTAGAAGATGTAATGATTTGCTTCAATTGTTTTGATACATCATGGACAGTTTGTGGTAAATGTAAAGCTTGTAGATGTCCTGAATGTATGATGCTATCTAATACATCTGTATGATTTGAGGTACTTATATGATCAAACAAAAACATGTAGATGGTATGCTACTAGCAACATTGCTTACAACATTGTTCTATTCAGCTACATATCCATACATACATAAAGAAATTGTATCAGTAGTATCTGATTCGGTTATAGCATTGAACCAGATAATCAATTGTCTATCTATCATCATATATGGTAAGGTTTGGAACAAATATTCGGATAGACTTTTCAAGTTCTATCCTATATTTTGTGTTCTAGAAACACTACTATCTATCGGATCGGCAACATGGGCAATTGTATCTGGAAATATATTATCATACTATATCATTGATACATTGATATTCTCTATTGTTACTCGTAACATATGTTGTGGTGGCGTAAAGCTTCGTGCTATTCGATATAGAACTGAAAAGGAGCGAGAACATTTTGATAACAACAATAACTCAATGTCAGCTATAGCTACTATTATTGGTTCAGTTATAGCTATGGTACTAGATTTAGATTTCACTGTTATGCTTATTTTAGCTACAATTGGAAATTCAATTGATAATACATTCTACATTTTCATCTTCTACAACCAAAAGAAGCTGTCCAAAAGGTAGAATCGTTATTAAACATATCAAACATAAGGAGGTATACATGATGAAACTTTCATCAATCCGAATTCAAGGTATGCACAATGTCGTAGACAAAACTTACAAACTCAATAATATGAATTATTTTGTAGGTCCTAACGGTGCAGGTAAATCTACTGTAATGCAGGCAATTCAGCTTGCACTTCTCGGCTATATTCCTGGTACTGACAAAAAGAAATCAGCTATCTTCCAGCATTCTAATGGATATGCAATGTCAGTATCACTGGTTATTTCTGACTCTACAGGAGATATCACAATCACTCGTACATGGACTCGTAAAGGCAAGAATATTGAAGCACAAGTAATTACAGAACCTATGAGTGCTGATGTAGAGGCTATCATTGGTGATATTTCGCTGCCTATTCTTAACTTCAGCGAATTTATTTCGATGACATCTAACAAGCTGAAAGACTGGTTCATCAATTTTCTGCCTAACAGTGAATCTTCTATTGACTGGGATTCAAAGCTTCGTCAGGATCTTTCTAGTTATGGTAAGATCCTCAACCCGGACTTTGTAACAGAAACAGTTGATTATGTTACAGGACTTGAGTCTCATGGGCTTGACCAAATCAGAGACTTCAATGCTTATCTTAAGCAGACACAGTCAGCTAAAAAGGCGGAATTAACACGTGTACAAGGTACAATTCAGAGCCTCATCTTTTATGATGATTGTGATACGTCTGCTGATGTAGCTGAACTCAATGAGCAGAATCATAATGATACTCTACTCAGGGATATTCTTAAACAGCAAGTTCTTCGTATTGCTCATAATAAGAAGATTGACGCACAGTTGAAAACATTCACAGAAGTAATCTGTGATTCACTTGAATCAGATGAACGATATAAGTTTAACCTTAAAACTATCGAAGATGCAAATGCAACTATTTCTAAGTACGAAGAAACTACTACAGATCTGTTATCAACCATTTCTGCTTTGAATCAGCAGCGTGTTGATAAGCAGTCTGTGATTGCAGGGGCAGGTGTATGCCCGTACAGCGGAACTGTATGTGATTCTATTAAGCAGATGCTGTCAGTATTTGAAGCTGACATCAAAGTAATTGATGCAGAACTTGCTAAATGCAATGAGGAACTTCAAGCTGCAAGAATCAAGGTAGATGCTGCTAAAAAGAATAAATTCAATTGTGAACGTCAGAACAATTTACTTGTATCTCAGTACAAACAGGTTGAAGCTCTGCGGAAGCAGTATGATGTATGTGTTGGAGATCTTGATGAAAATATATTGCAGATTAACATTCCGGACATCGAATCTCGAATCAAATCTCGTAATGATATGATTATCAAGATTGAAGCTAACAAGCAGTATAATGAGCTTACAACAAAACTTACTGCTCAGAAGTTCCAGATTGAGCAGGAGATTGAAATCTTGAAAGATTGGATCAAACTTACAGATGTAAACGGTATGCAGTCTGATATTATGAAAGCTCCGTTCAACAAGCTTGCTGGGAAGATGTCAATGTATCTGAATAAATTCTTCGGAAGTACAGATCTTACAGCAGCATTCCACCTTACACAAGAAGCTAACAGTTTCAGTTTTGGTATTCGTAAGTCAGATGACACTTACATTGAATTTGATCTTCTGTCAAGCGGTGAAAAATGTCTGTATACATTGTCCCTTATGTTAGGGCTCATCGAAACATCGAATACTCAGCTGCCGATTCTGCTTATTGATGACCTTCTTGATCATCTTGACACTTCAAGAATTACATCTTGCTTTGAAACCTTGTATAGTATCGATAATGTACAGGTACTCCTTGCAGGTGTACAGAATTCGCCTATTGATGAATGCACAGTAAAGGTATGATACATGGACAATATAGAAAGCAAAATTGTATATGATCAGCGAACTATAGTTCGTGCACTATATACACTTGTACGTAATATCAAATGTGAAGTAGAGTTTGATGCTGAAAATCCGCCTGTTTATATTTGTATAATGAGTGGAGCAGTTCAATTCTTCTCTGCTATCACATTGATGTTACCACCAGGTAGATGTGAATATATCAAAGCACATAGTTATGGTGACAATCAGTCAGCTGGAACACTTGTTGTTTCTGATATCAACAATTCTTCATTATCATCTGCAAAACATATCTTCATATTTGATGATATATGTGATAGTGGAGCTACGTTGAAAGCTGTGAGAGATATGGTGCAATCAGCTAATCCAAATGCATCTGTATATACTGTAGCCCTCATCAATCGTGTAAATGAAGATAAAGGGGTACCTTACTGGTCTGGTATTGATACATCCGAATCTACATTCTTTGCAGGATTTGGTATGGATAATAAAGGACTAAATAGAAATCTATCATTTATCTATGATTGTACGGAGGACAAGATATGAACATTCAAGAAGGTCAAGTGTATAATGTTGTAGTAACTAAAATTCTACCAAGAGGTATCATTGTACAGATTCAAGGTACATCTGATACTGAATTCATACATATCTCTAAATTATCTGTCAAATTTGTATCAGATATTTCAAAGCTTGTAACTGTTGGCGATAAGCTAGAGGCAGTATGTATTCAAGGTAAAGATAGACTTGAATTATCTTTACAACACTTACACCTTGAATCGTTATATAAACATGTAGAACGCAAGCAGCTTCCACCAAAGAAGTCAACAAAGCAGAAATCAACTTCTGTTGAAGATATGATTGCAGCTGTTGAACGAGATTTCAAAGAGAAGCAGCGTGCTTCAGATTCAAGATTAAGACGAAAACAAAAGTCTAATCGAAGAAAGTAAACACAAACTAACGACTATGGAGGAACAATAACATGATCAAGAAGATTTCTAACGAACTTTGGTATTCCACTATCACAAGTAAGTGCTATCTTTCAGCAGAGCTTGCTGAAAAAGCAGAAACTTGTGTATATGCTAATGTGTTAAACAATGCATATTCTATCCGTAACTGGATTACTCATTATACTGATCTTTGTAAGATGTATAAAGAAGATTGCAGTAAGGATGACAGATCTTTAGAATCTGTATTCAACGAATATGAACCGAAGTTTGATGCTATTATTCAGACTCTCTACGAAGCAGGTGTTAATAATGTTGATAACGCCTCATTGATTGAAGAATGTAATAACGACGATCTCGATGATGTAGAATGTGAAGAAGCTGTAGACTGCGAAGACGATGAGTGCTATGATTCTGGTGTAGAATATATTCCTGAAAAGGTCATGGTAACAGTACACCGTTCATCTCGCAGAGGTCGACGCAGAGATCGACGCAGACCTAATCGTTATGATAACTGTAACAAAGATTGTGACGATTGTAACTGATAACCTTATATAGTCTTACAGCTTACAATCGTTATTATAAGTGATTCAGTCAGCTAGACTGAATAGGGAATCTCTAATGAAGAGAGTACTACCGTCTGAGGGTTGACGGTAGACCAGTCGGTGATAGACACATATCTTAGTAGATATAAGTTAGTGCAATTCTAACTTCCGGCACCAAACGTTTTCTCAATTGAACGTACATAATCAATTGTATATGGGCCTTTAGCTCAGTCGGTTAGAGCAGCTGACTCATAATCAGCAGGTCGTCAGTTCAAGCCTGACAAGGCCCACCAGCCCGCAAGGGCACCTTTTATATCCCTTTGTTCTACTATTTTATTTTACTCCTTTCATTTTTATTTGTTGTCTTAGAAATGGTACATATTATGTGCGAGTATCATTTCTAAGATACAATTTTTCCTCTAAGTAGGACAATCGTTATTGTAAGTGAAGATAATCACTTACATGATGGACTATAGCCAAGTGGTAAGGCAACGGACTTTGACTCCGTCATTCCGCTGGTTCGAATCCAGCTAGTCCAACCAGCGTAGAAATACGCAGCCCATTTGTTATTCAGTTTTTCTCCATTGTGAAGAACTTAACTGCTTCTTCTGACTATCAAGAAAAGGTTGATTGACTCCCAGGAATAGACTGGGCTTTCCTCGAGGCGTAATTCAGTTTGGTTAGAATGCTTGTTTTGGGAACAAGATGCCGCAGGTTCGAGTCCTGTCGCCTCGACCAGCTAGAGCTCAGCAGACACACCTTGACTCTGTAGAAGTCTTACAAATGCACAGAGCCCCGATTTCTATCGATTTATAGGGTGAGTGGAAAATCGATTAGATCATGATTGGGTTGGTAAACCTCAGTTCGCTGGAAGCTTCCAAATATGCCGCTGTGGTGGAATAGGCAGACACAAGGGACTTAAAATCCCTCGGGTAAAACCCGTACCGGTTCAAGTCCGGTCAGCGGCACCAGTGCTGTTGATAGTTTAATGAGGTCATAAGTTCAAGTTAAACCCTGTGAATGAGGTTAGGGCTTATGTACCAATAGTCTGTGGAAACAAATTTCCGTGAGGTTGTATCAGCTATATCTGATATGTAAAACTAGGTCGTGAGCAGCAGGATTGCTACCAAACCAGCAAGCAGGGTGGATAAGCCTTGCAACTCAGCACAAAAATGTCAGTTCCTTCAGAATTATTGACATTGGTGTTACCTCCAGTAACCTATAAAAATGATCAGGAGCTGACATTATAAGGTGAATATATCTAGTGAGATATGCGTAGGTTGCAAACTACAATTATCAACAACATAGTGACCTAGATACAACACATGATAAAATATGATAGTTGTTATGTTGGAGTTGCAACGATGGTGTATCAGCATCATATGGTTCATGTAAAGGATGAATCCGATCGAAGGACGATAAAAGATATTATGCGTACCTGGCTGTTAATCTGTTGGAAGGTGCAAGTCCTTTATTCACCCCCAATATTATTTTCTAAGGAGAACGATATGAATCCATTTATGGAATTGGCAATGTTAGAAGCACTTGAAGGTATCGAATTAGGCCATGGTGGACCATTCGGAGCTGTTATCGTCAAAGACGGTAAAGTTATAAGCAGAGCTCATAACATGGTGATTGTTAACAATGATCCAACTGCTCATGGTGAAATTCAAGCAATTAGATCTGCATGTAAGAAACTCAATACATTTGATCTAACAGGTTGTGAAATTTACACTACTGGATATCCTTGTCCAATGTGTTTTTGTGCTATCCTTTGGTCAAACATTGATAAGGTGTATTATGGTTGTAATACATCTGATACAGAAATAATTGGATTTCGTGACAAGCAGTTTTATGATTCTATTCCTGCTAAGATGCAAGAGATCTGTCATGAAGTAGATAGACAAGAATGTTTATCTATTTACAACACTTACAACAATATGTCAGATGCTACTAATTACTAGTGTATTCAAGCTGATGTAACAGTCAGCATATGCAGATGTGGTGAAAGCGGTAGCTACTTAGGCAGGTTCAAATCCTGCCATCTGCACCATTAAATTGCTGATATGTCCGAGAGGTTTATGGAGCTGGTCTTGAAAACCAGTGATATCGCAAGGTACCGTAGGTTCGAATCCTACTATCAGCGCCAAGTGTGACGAAGGAAGAAACGCAACTTATTTCCTGATGCTAATATACCATTAGGAAATCTGGGGATTTGCTGACGGTCGTCACATTATCAGATAGGCTGTATTCTCAGTCCTCCGGTTTAGTCCGGCGTTGTCTTTAGGTTTAGATAACTTATTGGCATAAACCTCTACGATAAAGAGGTACTTGCGAGGTTGGTGGAATAGGAAGACGCACCGTGAAGAACGGCGAGAAGCGATAATCACGTGATAATGCTTCTCACATCCTGGTTCGAGTCCAGGACCTCGCTCCAATATGCGGATATGGTGAAACTGGCAGACACGATAGATTTAGGTTCTATTGCTCCGGCGTGCAGGTTCGAGTCCTGTTATCCGCACCACAGGTTCTTGCATTCCAACCTGAGAGCACAAAAAGACGAATGTAACTTGCTACTTGGCACTAGGACAGTAGCATTTAGATATCCTAGGTTTTTCATCCTTAAACTTAAAAAGGATAGACTAGTTGAGCATTAGCTAGGCTTTATGTTCGTTGTAGATATTGTGGTATCTAGCGGGCTAGTCCAAGGTGCAAGGGCATTAGTGCAATTAGCTCAGCAGTATGTCATGAATCTAATATGTATTATTCTGCTAAGCATGATATTATAGGTGAGTCTTTATATGAAGCGTGCTGTTCGGCAAACAGATAAGATGCGGAGCAGCAACACCTATATGTAGGAGTACCCAAGAGGTTTAAGGGAGCGGTCTTGAAAATCGCTAGCACAGGTGACTGTGGCGTGGGTTCGAATCCCACCTTCTACGCCAATTTGTATTTCAAACAATATGTAAAGGAGGAACTTATGAAAGTATATGATAAAGATGATGATATGGCAGGATGCACTTCTCCATATGGTAACCGATCCTTATTCGTAACAAAAGAACAAGTACAAGCTTTACTTGATGGTAAAGTGTTAGCTGACGACCATTTTGACGAATATGGGATCTTCATTGAATTGGAACATAATGAAAAGTAGGGTATGGTGTAACGGATAACACAGGCGATTGCGAAGTATATCCAGTTCAATTCTGGAACCCTACACAAAACTCGCTCGGTAATATCGAGGCGTAATAATTCCATTGACCTGTCGGGTTCACTCGGCAGGTCATATTACAATGTGTAAAAAGAGGTTGAAAGTTATGAGAAAACAAGTTGTAATCATCAATGGCAGTGGTGGAGTAGGTAAAGATACATTCATTGATACACTATCTAAAACATGTTTCAGTGAAAATGACGTATGGAATTATTCTTCTATTGACAAGATAAAAGAAATAGCAAAAACTATTGGTTGGGATGGCAAGAAAGACGAAGCAGGTCGTAGATTTTTAGCAGGTCTAAAACATGTATGCGATAAGTATAACAACTTATCATTTGAAATGATGCGAGAGAAATACTCAGAATTTCAGAAGAGCTCGGCTTCTATCCTATTCTTACATATACGAGAACCATACAACATTGAGATTGCCAAGAAGGCTTTTAATGCTGTAACAGTATTGGTAAGGCGGGATTCTGTAGAGCATATAACATCAAATGAAGCAGATATGAACGTAGAAAATTATTACTATGATTATGTTGTACACAACGATTCTGACATTGAGGGTCTAAAAGATGAGTGTCATAAATTCATCTATTACCTTAACAGTATCATAGAATAATAACTAACAAACATAAAAATCGTTATATACTATGTAAACAAGATATTCATAACATATCGAAACACGAAAGGAGAATTATCAATGAACAAAGTATATAGTGAATTTCGTAGAGGTGATGTTTGGTTCGTCAAGCTGAATACAGAGTTTGGTGATAATCAGGACAATTCATCTGTTCAACGTAAGAGCAGACCATATCTCATTGTGTCATGCGAAGCTAACAACAACTGTGCACCTACAATCAATGCGGTTCCAATTACTACACGTCCTAGTGACCATCTTCCGATGCACATCTATTATGATTATAACGGTAGACATCAGCTTATTCTCTGTGAGCAGATTACAACATTGTCTGTAATTGATTTTCACAGAAGTGGTTCTCATTACATGTATAACTTGAGTGTTGATTTCATGAATACTGTAGATGATGCATTGTCTGCTCAGCTGGGTTTGCGTCCGAGAGTTGCTGATATGAAGGTACTTGAAAACCTCATTGATAAGATCTCAGCAGATAAAGAAGCAGAACTTAAACGTAAATACGAAGATGCTATTCAGTCTAAGGTATCTGAAATTGCTGCAAAGTTAGCTAAGAAGTTCAATGTAGATCTTACTTCTCAGGATATGCTTGATGGCGTAACTTACAGACCTTCTGAAATTGCTTATGCGTCCAATGAAGATAAGAAAACGATTTCTGATACAGCAAAAGAGCGTATGACACCGTCATCATCTGTGTCTGAACCCAAAGAACACATCACAGTTAAAACAAATACAACTACTGATAGGCCTAAAAAATCAGATAAAAAACATAGCAGACGACAGTGGACAGAAGCAGCTATGAAGGAATTTTTAGCAGCAAGTTCTCATCTTTCTGTATCAGCAATGTCTGCTAAATACGGAATTGCAAAGAAATCTGTAACACAGTATGTTTGCTTGTTCAAGAAGAAGTTGGAAACAAAGGATTAAGGTGATATAATGAAACCTAAGGAGCTGTTTGATGCTAACACGAGCATTGTAGGATGGTGTTTCAAAAAATATGTAAACAATTACAAATCTCCTGAATTTGATGACATTATGCAAGAGGGTATGCTTGGCCTATGGGAAGCAGCTTGTAGATTTGATGACTCTAAAGGATACAAATTCACAACATTCGCAGTACCATATGTATTTGGTCGTATGAAACAATATATGAGAAATAAAACAAATGTAATAAGGCTACCTAGATCTGTATTTGAAAATAGTGATGTTAAAGCAATATCTGAACTATACAGCATACAGTCATTAGATATGGAAGTGTTTGATGACGGTGGTACACCTGTATTATTACGAGACTTGATAGGTGCTCCTCCTGATGAATACGAATTCATAACAGAAGATCTACTTGAAAGCTTTCTTGATACTATCGACAATCAAATGCACAAAGATATCATGGAAGAGTATTATTACTCATACATATGGGGAATACATTCTAAACAAGTGTACCTGGCAGAAAAGTATGTAACTTGTCAGGCTCAAATTTCTCGAATAATTAAGAAGTACAATCAGAAATTTGTAGATTTTATACAAAAGTCTTAACAATAATCAATATCATCTACCTTATATAAGTATGTAGATGATATACATGCCGGTGTGATGAAATTGGCAGACATAGTTGACTCAAAATCATCTGATATATTTATCGTGTGGGTTCGAGTCCCGCCACCGGCACCAACACCGCAATGTTGATTTTAACAGCATCGCGGTGAAATTTTTATATTACAGGAAGGAGTGCTGATATGATTACTCATATCATCAAAAGAGACAAACGTAAAGTCCCATTTGATATCAATAAGATAGCAAATGCTGTTTATCGTGCTGCTCAAGAAGTAGGTGGTTCAGATATGAACACTGCTAATGACATTGCTGAGAAAACATACAGGCTTTATGAACAGACATACGGTGATCAAACTCCTACGGTAGAGATCATTCAAGACTGTGTAGAGAAAACATTGATCGAGAATGGTCATGCTAGAACCGCAAAAGCTTACATCTTATATCGACATGAGCGTACACGTGACAGAGAGATGAAATCCGGTCTGATGCAGACAATGAAAGAGCTAACATTTGACTCAGCAAAAGACAGTGATATCAAGCGTGAAAATGCTAATATCAATGGAGATACTGCAATGGGTACAATGCTCAAGTATGGATCGTCTGCATCTAAAGCTTTCTATGAGCTATGTATCTTGAATCCTAAACATGCAGAAGCTCATAGAAATGGTGATATCCATATCCATGATCTTGATTTCTATACATTAACAACAACTTGTACTCAAATTGATCTTGTTAAGCTTCTGAAAGATGGCTTCTCCACTGGACATGGTCATCTAAGAGAACCTAACGACATTTCAAGTTATTCTGCACTTGCGTGTATTGCAATTCAGTCTAACCAGAATGATCAACACGGTGGACAAAGTGTACCTACATTTGATTATGCAATGGCTACAGGTGTTGCAAAGACGTTTGCTCATAAATATAAGCAAAATCTTGCTAAAGCAATTCTGTTGATAGGTCAACTTAATGATGCTGAACAATTTGCAGAACGTATATCTAATGACATTAAGGATAAATTCAACTTAATTCCTACACTTGCAGATGAATATGATTATCGGAAGATTGAGAATTCATTCTTGTGTGAATATCTAGGTTCTGAACATGCCGAAGCTATTCAATCATTTGCACGTAAGTATGCTGTTAAAGAAACAGAACGTGCTACTTACCAAGCAATGGAAGCACTCATTCATAATTTGAATACAATGCATTCAAGAGCTGGTGCACAAGTACCATTTAGCTCTATCAACTATGGTACAGATACATCTCCAGAAGGTCGTATGGTCATCAAAAATATCTTGCTTGCTGAAGAAGCCGGTCTTGGTAATGGTGAAACACCTATCTTCCCTATCCATATTTTCAAGGTAAAAGAGGGTGTAAACTACAATCCAGAAGATCCAAACTACGACTTGTTTAAGCTGGCTTGCAGGGTTTCTGCAAAGCGTTTGTTCCCTAACTTCTCATTTATCGACGCACCTTTCAACCTCCAGTATTACCGCCCTGATCGCCCTGAGACGGAGATTGCTTATATGGGCTGCCGTACAAGAGTAATTGGTAATGTACATGATCCATCAAGAGAGATTGTAACCGGTAGAGGTAACCTTAGTTTCACCTCAATCAATTTGCCGAGACTCGCTATCAGAGCAAATCATGATATTGATAAATTCTACACATTACTAAATGAAATGATGGATCTTGTTATTGAGCAGCTCATTCATCGTTTCAATATTCAAGCGAAGAAGCTTGTTCGTAACTACCCATTCTTGATGGAACAGGGAATATGGATTGATTCTGATAAGCTTGGACTTGATGATGAAGTCGGGGAGGTATTGAAGCATGGATCACTTTCAGTAGGTTTCATTGGTCTTGCTGAAACTCTGAAAGCATTGATTGGAAAACATCATGGTGAAAGTGAAGAAGCTCGTAAATTAGGGTATGAAATTATTTCTACTATGAGAAAAAGAGTAGATGAAGAATCTGAACGTACAAAACTCAACTTCTCATTATTTGCAACTCCAGCAGAGGGTCTATCTGGCAGATTCGTCAAGATTGATAAAGAGAAGTATGGTGTAATTCCAGGAGTTACTGACAGAGAGTATTACACTAATTCATTCCATGTACCAGTGTATTATCCAATAAGTGCTTTTGAAAAGATCAAGATTGAAGCTCCTTATCATGAACTTACAAATGCAGGACATATCAGTTACATTGAAATGGATGGCGATCCGTTACAGAACCTTGATGCTTTTGAAAAAGTAGTGCGTTGTATGAAGGAATCAAACATCGGATATGGTTCTATCAACCACCCAGTAGACCGTGATCCAGTATGTGGGTTCACTGGTATTATTGGAGATACATGCCCACAATGTGGAAGACATGAGTCTGATGCTGATGTAGGGTTTGAAAGAATTCGACGAATAACAGGGTATCTTGTAGGTACACTTGACAGATTTAACAATGGTAAACGTGCAGAGGAGCGTGACAGAGTTAAACATGGAATTGGGTAACCTACTATAATATATGTACATTGGCAATAGTTGATGTATGATAACAGAAGCAGCTGATTACATTCACATGTATCAGCTGCTTTTTCTGTGTATAAAGTAAGATTCGTTATGTAATATGTAAACAATATTCATCTATAAATCATATGTAGTCGAAAGGAGATTATATGATGAACTTAATCATTACAATCGTAGCGATGGCTTGCTGCTCTGTTGCACTTTGCAGATCTGTATACTCAAAGTCAACTAAATTTGACAAAATTTTCTACGCAGTTTCTTCCGCTGCATTTCTCATCATCGGCATTTACTTCTGCAACATTTGGAAGTAAGCTATTACATAAGGAGTGATACTAAAAATGACTGAACTCGAACGCAAAATTGAACAAGCTGCTCAGAAATATTATACAGACGGGTCATCTGAATTGACTGATGCAGAGTTTGATGCTCTTGTAGATCAGCTTCGTTCTGAAAATCCTGATTCTGAGCTGCTGAAAACTGTAGGATGGGGCTACAAAGTGTCTAAAGACAACACACCTGGACAGAAATATATGCACAAATATGGCAAGGCTGGTTCTCTTGATAAGGCATATAACTTTGATGAAATCAACTTAATGTTGACAATGAGTGAAGTCGACATTTCGGCTAAACTTGATGGTTTGAGTGTAGTACTCTATTATGAATCAGGTAAACTTGTACAAGCACTTACACGTGGTGATGGTACTTTTGGAATTGATATCACACCGAAAGTAATGAATATCATTGATGATAAGTTGCAGGATAACTGGTTCTCTGGGGCTGTACGTGGAGAAATCATCATGTCATATGACAACTTCAAGCGTTTTCAAGAGTTACATCCTGAGGCTAAAAATCCAAGAAATTCAGCTGCAGGTCTTATCAATAACAAACAAGTTTCAGAAGACCTTCGTTTTGTAGAAATTATTCCGTACTCTGTAGTAGGTATTGAACCTGAAGTAAGGACTAATCATGCAGCTGAGTTTGAAACTATCTTTGCTGTAAGAAAATTCATTGCTCGTAACTTCTCGAAATTTGTTATGGGTAGTAGATCTAGAATTTATAAGGAATCTTATTTAGAAGATTTCAGCAAATATTTTGAAGCATGGTCTGCTGAATATCCGATTGACGGACTTGTTCTTACACTGCCTAATGTCAATTTAGCTAACAACGGTGAGGTGAAGCAAGATTCGCAAGCATTCAAATTCAAGTCAGAAGTAGCTAACTCAACGGTAGTTGATATCGAATGGAACATGAGCAAAACTAACTATGCAATTCCTCGTGTAAAGATTGAACCTGTTCAGCTTGCTGGTACAACAGTTCAGTATTGCACTGGATACAACGCACAATACATTTCTGAAAATAATCTTGGTATTGGTGCTGTTGTTGAAGTTGAGAAACGTGGTGAGATAATTCCGAACATCAATAAGGTTATTGCTGTAAGTAACAGCTGTGAGCTTCCTAAATTCTGTCCTTATTGTAATTGTGAATTACGATGGGAAGGTGTGCATCTTGCTTGTAAAAATCCGTCATGTGCTAATGCTACAACACAGGACACTATGATTTGGACTAATATTCTTGCACCTGTCGATAATTTAGGAGAATCTCTGAAAGAGAAATTCTTTGTTGAAGCATTCGGAAAGGTTCCTAGTATTGAGATCCTTATGAGAGAGAAACCATCTGCTTATCAGACAGCACCTGAAGGCACACAAGCGTACAGAATGAAACAGATGTTCGATAAGCTGTTCAGCAAAGATAAAGTTGATCTTGTAACTGCTATTAAAGCCCTTAACATTCCAAGATTTGGAGATGTAACTGCTGCTAAACTCGCTGACTACCCAAAACATGTTAAACGCTTAATAAAAATTGCACTTGATGGTAGTTGTGCCGATGGTGTTAAAGCTGCAAAGCTGTTTGACAAGCTGTCAAAACTGATTGGTGTAGCAAATACAGAATCTTTAGAGCAAAACATGGACATTGTATCTCGTTTGCAGTTTATCAATGTAGACTGGTCTGAAAATCGAACATGTGACAACAATGAATCTAAAGGAAAAGTTGCTATTACAGGTAAACTTAGTGTAAAACGTTCTGAATTCGAGAAGGAGCTTAAGGCCGCTGGATATGTATCTTCAGAGATTTCAAAAGATACAAAATTTCTCATCACAGATAATCCTAACAGCTCTAGCTCTAAAAATAAGAAAGCTGATGCTTGGGGAATCGTTAAAATAAGTGAACAACAGTTCAGAAAGGAGTATATGTAATGAAATATACAAGAAATAAAGATGATATCAATCAGAAGATCAATTGGTCTACTATCGACAAAGCAATTGTTAAGATTGGATATAACTACAATATCTTTACAATTGTTTTGGTGTCTGATAATGTAGATGATATGAATGCTATTAAGGCAGGATACAGCTACTGCATTGAAGTTCCTGGCAATCACAGACTTGTTGAAAAGTATGCAAGAACACTTGAACAGCATTACAGTAAACTCAAAGCAGGACATTCTATTCATTGGGAAAGTAGGGACATCTGCATATTCAGACTCTACAGTAGCTTCTCTACAATTGACAGCATGAAAAAATCTACTAAATCAGATGTTGACTATGGCGAGCATATCCTATGTGCAGCTGTTAGATTGAAGAAAGATAACAGTGATCAGCCTATAATCTTAGGTGGATATCGACACGCTGATTGTTTTGGGTCAGCTATCCAGCTAGGATATACAGGTTTCATTGATGAAAAAGATCAAGGATTCTTAACCTCTAAAGGACGTTTTGTAGACCGTACAGAGGCATTAACAATCGCAAGACGAGCTAATCAGCTGAATTCTCATCACCCTGCTGCAAAATTCCTCATTTCTGATGATTTATACTAAGGAGGTGTAGCATATGGATGCTAGTAAAGATATGGATACCATAAAGTTGCCTGATATGTCTAAAGAAGAAGCGCTCATGATGGTTATCAACACAATGAAAGAAAATGCAAAACTCAAAACATTATTGATGGCTGCTATAACTGATATAGAGCAACTAAGAAAAATCACATCACATTGTGTAAATCCTAACTTCTGTGCAGCAGCATTAGAATACAATGTAAATCCGTATGATCTTTGTAATAGCTGCCCTTTGAGCGGATCTACAAAGTGCAAATGGAGATATGATGATGAAGCTAGAAAGGTATTAGGATATGAAAAATGACATCTTATTTAGAGGAATTCGTCAAGACAATCATGAATGGGTTGAAGGGTACTATTGTAAGTACCCTCATAAGTTCAGCGAATTCTTGAAAGACTATATATTAGTTTTAGAATATGATGCCGAGACAGAATCAGCTATTTGTATGGCATATCAAGTAGATTCAGAATCGGTAGAGCGGTTTACAGGAACTAATGATAGAGACAACATCAAAATTTTTGAAGGTGATATTGTATCAGCTTATAAGAACAATGATGTGTTATTTACAGAAGTTGTTACATTCAGAAATGGCTGCTTTTGGTTTGGAAATTGGTCTTGGATTGAATTTCTGAACGTATTCAGAAACATCAAAGTTATTGGAAATACATACACTAGTTGAAAGGAGAGTATTATGGCAACAATAAAAGAATTGAAGAGGATGTGTAAGTCATTTGAAACATCTTGTAACGGTTGTCCTTTTCAGGATAAAATAAGTGGTGTCTGTTTAATAACAATGTTAGCATATGATTGTTTCCCTGATAACGCTGATGAGATAATTGATAAATGGATATTAGAACACCCTATAAAAACATACATGCAAGACTTCTTTGAAAAGTTTCCGGATGCACCAACAAAAGAAAACGGAGCTCCAAAGATTTGTCCTCGATACATATATCCAGGATTAACAAATGACTGTTGTGGAAACTGCTTAGAGTGCTGGAACGTAGAGATGAAAGTAGGTGAAGACTAATGGCAAGCATTAAAGACTTAACGAGAATGTGTAAAGCTTATGACGCTTGTATTGATTGCCCAATGAGTGAAACAGGTTGTGCTTCGCCTAATAAGTTCTATGACAACGCTGACGAAATTGTTGACAAGTGGGTATCAGAGCATCCTGTAAAGACATATGCTATGGACTTCTTCGAGAAGTTTCCGAAAGCTCCAAAAGATCCGTCTGGATGTCCAATGCCATGTATTAGGTTGATATATCCTGAAGCTATGGACAAGTCTTGCTTAGAATACACGTGCAAGGATTGTTGGAATCAACCTATTCCTGAAGATAAATGATTTGAATTAGAAAGGATGAGTGCAAATGAGTAGCATCAAGGACTTAAATCGCATGTGCAGAAACCACGAGGAGTGCAATGGTTGCCCTTTATTTATTGGAGGTTTTGCACAGTGTAACCCAAGTGAGTTTCCTGATAATGTTGATGAACTTGTTGACAATTGGGTTCAAGAAAACCCTGTAAAGACGTACGCTTTGGATTTTCTCACGAAACTTCCAAATGCACCACAGATGGATAGAGATAAAATACCTAAAGTTTGTAGAAGTCTTATTTATGGTGGCATCTGTCCTAAACAATGCAATATAGTGTCAAGTTGTGTTGACTGTTGGAACATGGAGATGGAAGAATAATGACTTGTGTTGTATGTGATAAATGCGGAAAACCTATTCCATATGTCAAAAAGAGAAATCCCTTTGGAATTGAAGAAACGGTACTTGATAGAGGAGTAGTAAGAAATTCTGAATGGCGAATTGATACACTGTTTTATGAGTATGATTTATGTAAAAGCTGTGCAGATAATGTTTCATTGCAAGCCGATAATCTATTTCTAAGGATGAAATTAGCAGTACTAAAGGAGGCAAATAGAGATGATTGAAAAATTAAAACATCTATACGAGATGATATTCAAATTACACTGTCCAGAATGCAATTGTGTAATGGACTGTGAAGGATTATGTGAGTTTGATAAGCTAATTTACAAATGCCATGGTTGCGGAAAGGTGTGGATTTGAGTATGCTAAAATTGAAATCCTATCCGTTTTGTGGTAGAAAAATGGTATTTACATATATAAACAAATACGGAAAACATGTTACAAAACAATACTATATGCACGTTGATTACGCCATTAACAAAGATGAAAGTTGTATTCTTGACAAAAGTAATATGTCATTCGTTATTGGTGCAGGCGATGCACATCCTGATACTAGGTATATAAGAAATACGGTGGAAAATGGAACAGGGGGCAAACAAAATGACTGAAAAATTAAAACCGTGTCCGTTCTGTGGCAGTACAAAACTGAAAATTGAAAGTAAGCGTACTTTCAATTACAACAAAAGACATTGCTCTGTTACAGTAAGATGTATGAAATGTCATGCAAGAAGTCCGGTTGTTGGAATCAATCTGGACAATAATCAGTACAATGAGCGTGAACTTTGTGAATCACAAGTAACAGAAGCTTGGAACAGGAGGGAAGACAATGGATAAACTGATTGACGGTCTTGCAATGCTACGTTTTTTCAATCAGCGAGCAGGTCGAGAACTTTGGCAAAATAAGCCAAAAGAAGTACAGGACTATGACATATCTACTGCTGATGAAATTTTAAGCAAAGCGATTCAGAAGCTTGAAGAGGTACAGCCTGTTGTCCATGCTGAGTGGGTATGTCATGAACCAGAAATCGGGCTTTATTATTCATGTTCCAGATGCGGACATAACGCATTGCAAGGAATGTATAAGTTCTGCCCTAATTGTGGGGCAAAGATGGACGGTGATGCGGAATGACAATTGATGAAGCAATAAAGGTACTCAGACAGCATAACGTAACAAATATGTCAGTATTGAGAATCACAAGAGGGCAGGCATTAGAAAAAGACCTGCTTGCACAGGTATTAGATAGCTGTGAACAGCTTATTTCCGAAAAAGCTGAATACAAGCGGCTTCTGAAAGAGGCAGTTTCAATAATCAACAATTCTTTTCCAGAAGTTGGTAGTTGCTGGGGCTGTGCGAACTATGATAAAGTAAATGACGAATGTAAAGGTGATTATTTTGCGGAATGTGCTGAGGTGTGCAAGTGGGAACACGCAGACGAAGCCCTCGCACTTATCGGGGAGGACGGTGATGCAAATGGCTGAGTATATCAATCGCAAAATTCTTGTCGATTTGGTATTATCGAAACTTAAATTTATAGGTGATGCACGAATAATGAACCAGAACGATGAAAAAGTGTTATCCGAAATAGACGGCTATGAAAAAGCAATTGATGCTGTACATGAGTTGATTTTAGATAAAGACTTGATCGAAAACGTACAGGCTGTGAAGTATGGGCGGTGGATTGGTATTTATGAATGGGCTAAAATGCACGATAGTAGGCCAAGTGGTATGTGTACATATTTCTGGTGTTCAGAGTGCCAAACTGCGCAGGGAAAGAAAAGCAATTTTTGCCCCAACTGTGGTGCAAAGATGGACGAAAGCGAGGATGACAAACATGAATGATATCAAACTTAAACCGTGTCCGTTTTGTGGTGGTAAAGTGTTGTCAAGAATTCGTATCATGAGAAATGACCCGGTAGATTATGCTCAACTTCAAATCTATTGTTCAAAATGTAACATTGATAGAGCTAAAAGAATAGATAACAATCGTACTCTTGATAATCTGCAAACTGTAATGAGTCAACTTATCGACAGTTGGAATACACGGAGTATAGTTATCAATGAGTAGGTATAAGATATATTTTGACAACAAAGCATACACAGGAACATGCTATCTAAATCAAGGAAAGTATTATGCCATCCTTGATAGTAAAATTCCTAAGCTTTATAAGAATAAGGAAATTGCTGAACGTACAGCTAAAGCTTGTGTACATCTATTTGCAAATTTATCAACTGACTATGAAATCATTGAAGTAAAGGAGAATGAATATGACTGAATTTATTTCAAAAGTAGGTAAGAATGGATATGCAATCCTATTCCAAACAGACAAGTGGTCTGACTACGCAGAAGTTCAAGAAACAATCAGAGGAATCATAGACCGAAACAAGACTCAAATCTTATCTCGGTACATAGATACATGTGGGTGCTGCGGTGCCGAAATTCCTGAGGGGCAACAAATATTCAATGAGTGTGAAAGGAGTGCTTATGGAAAAGATTTGTAAGATATGTGGTAAACCTAGATTCATGCTTTCATGGGAAGATACTTGCTACAATTGTAAGCAGAAGCAACATCTAACAGCAATACAACAAATGATAAAAGATAATCAAGAAGATGTTGATACGTTTTCTAGTAATTATATTATTTGTCCATATTGTGGTAATGCGTTAGATACTGAGTATGGGTATGAGGACTTCCCAGAATTATATGAAGAAGGTGATCATGAACTAGAATGTAGTGAGTGTGGAAAGTCATTTATAATGGAGACAATGGTATCATACTCCTATGAAACACGCAAACCCGATGAATGATGAATCGTTATTATAATCATAAATAACCAAGGAGGGCTATACATATGATTACAAATTTTCGAGACTGGAAGCTGTTTGCACATGAGTTCTATGTGTACGAAGTAAACGATCATCGTAGATATGAGATACTGATTGAATTTTATGAACAATATACAAATGTACTCAACGCTATTGTGACACTGTACATCTCGGGATACTATGAGGATAAAAGACTAGAATCAGGTAAATGTTATAACAGACACCGACTAGTTGATTCGAAACCGCTTCATGAAGCATTAAAGGTCGCACATATGCATTATGAAACAAATTTTTAATGAGGAGACAGATGTATGAATATCATTAACGCAAACGCTAAATATCTTAATCCTGACAATGTACATCCTTACAAATTCATAGAAGTGATAGGACGTACTTGTTATAAGTCTGAAAACAATATAACAGAAGACAGCAGCACCAAGTTTGTAAGAACTCTTATGAACAATGGTCATACAGCAATGCTAGAACATTCGCATATCATTATACAGACAACTCGTGAACATGCAGCTTATGTCAGGGATGAGCTTGAATGTATAAATAATTCCTATATCACGATAACAATCAACTCACGTTCTGAAGATGAAGGAAACTTCATTTCGGGTTCCTTCAGAGCATTTCTTCAACTTTTTGATTTAGATGCAAATTGGGACAGAGCTATATATGATGATAAAATGATGTACGTTCTTCATAATGAATATCCTGAGGTATTCAACGGTCCTGATGTAGAACCTGATGAAGTAGATTGTAAGATTCTTTCAAGATCAGAATTTATTGATGCTGTAAGATCTGCATATTGTTTCAGCGACAAGCATACTATTGCAAACTCTATCATTCGTAGACATCTTACACATACAATCAAGTTTACATGCGACAGAGGTGTATCTCATGAATTTGTAAGACATCGTCCTGCATCGTTTGCTCAAGAATCTACAAGATACTGCAACTATTCTAAATATAAATTCGGCAGTGAAATTACATTTATTCGACCTTGTTTTTGGGATGTAGGTTCTGATAAATTTACGATGTGGAGAGTAGCTTGCGAAAATGCTGAAAACACTTATTTTGACCTGCTGAATAGTGGTGCTACACCTCAAGAAGCAAGATCTGTGTTACCAAATTCGTTGAAAACAGAGCTGATTGTAACTGCTACTGAAGACGAATGGAATCATATTGTTAACCTTAGATATTATGGTACTACAGGTAAACCGCATCCTCAGATGGTTGAAGTAATGAATATTGCTCATCCGTTATTAGTAAACGCTTCGGAATCCAGAATTCATTAAGTACAATATCTGTAAAATACAAATAAAATCACCTTCTTAAACCTTATATAACAGTAAAGGTAAGAGGGTGATTTTCTATGAATGACTGTTTATGTATAGAAGTTCCTAATGCAGGTTGCTGCATCAAACCTGGCAACATTGTAAGATTAGGAAGATTCAAACAAGAACGATGGTTAGTTAAATATGACTGGTATTCATGGGGTGGTAATCGCCCTGTATTAGGTTGGTTTCTTATACGAGAGAAAAACAAAGAGATAAAACCATTACAACTACCAGATCTAGACGATATTTATGTTATCGAATCATAATTGGAGGTGATACAATTGCATAGCATTAAAATTCCAGATACGTGTCAAGAAATAACTGTAGGTAGCGTTGTTATTTTGAGTAGATTCCCGGATACTAAATGGGTACTACAGGATGGTTGGTACATGTATGAAGGTCAACAATACAATGGTTGGTATTTTAGCTCTATACCAGCTCAAACTATTTTACCACTTCAAGGTACAGATCTATTAGGACTTGTAATAGTATCAGGAGGTTCATGCGAACCAATTCCACACCCACCTTGCCCGTGTCCAGGTCCAACTCCGAGTCCAACTCAGCCAAGATCTGTTGAAAAATATATGCAAGGTGTGAATTACGTTGAAGGTCAGCTTGTATGGCTTGAAACTGGGGTAATTTATCAAGTTGTATCTGATTTTCGTTCAAGTTCTACTTCGGAATCAGCGTCAGAAGACTTGAAATTAGATGTTACAGCTGGAAAGCTTATTCCTATTTCATCAGATATTACATCTGTAGGTAGTATCAGCTTGTATATCAATTTCGAAGAAGTATTTGGAACTGCTAATCCTGAAAAATCTAATGCTGATGCTTATCTTGCTACGTTTGATCCACCGATTGTACCGTCTGACGGTATACAATTTGTAAATTCTGATAAAACAGCTGCTACATTTGGCACTGTATATCAATATATGAGAGTTCCAGGTTCAGATGAACTTATATTTCAAGCAATTTTAGGTTTGAAAGGTGATATAGGCCCAGAAGGACCTCAAGGGAAACCTGGAAATGATGGGAAATCTGCATATCAGTGCTGGTTAGATGCTGGAAATACTGGTTCTGAGACTGATTTCTTGAATTCATTGAAAGGTGAAAATGGCGAACCAGGTAAAGATGGTACAAATGGTGTAGACGGTACAGATGGACAAGACGGTCAACCTGGTAAATCGGCATATGAAATTGCTGTAGACGCTGGATACGAAGGTAGTAAAGAAGCATGGCTTGCATCTCTAAAAGGTGAGCCAGGTCCTCAAGGTATTCAAGGCGAACAAGGTGTTCAAGGTCCTCAAGGTGTTCAAGGTTCATCTGGTTCTGATGGTCTATCTGCATATGAAGTCGCACGTAAAAATGGTTATACCGGTTCTGAGTCTGAATGGTTGAGTAGCTTGAAGGGCGATATCGGTGAAACTGGTCCTCAAGGCCCTAAGGGTGATACTGGTGCTTCTGGTTCTAAGGGAGATACTGGTGAAACTGGTCCTCAGGGTGAACCTGGTAGTGATGGTATATCTGTAACTAATGCTGTTGTGAATGAGTCTGGTCACTTGATTATATCATTAAGCAATAGTCAAACATTAGATGCAGGTTATGTTAAAGGTGCAGATGGTACTTCTATAAATATCAAGGGTGATCTAAACTCTACTTCTGAACTTCCAAGTTCTGGACAGCAACTAGGAGATTGTTATCTCATATCAGGTGATTTATGGGTTTATACTGGTAGCACAGAATCTGGATCAATAAATGGATTCAAGAATGCAGGTACAATTCAAGGACCAGCCGGTAGAGGAATTTCATCTGTAGCTGTAAATAGCAGCGGACAACTTGTAGTAACTTATTCTGACAGCACTTCTGACAATTTAGGAAAAGTTGTAGGTGACAACGGTAAATCTGCATACCAAATTGCAGTAGATGGTGGTTATGACGGATCTGAATCTGACTGGATAGCTTCACTTAAGGGTGAAAAGGGTGATTCTGGTGATAAAGGTCCTCAAGGCGATCCTGGTACCGATGGTAAAAATGGTGATAACGGACAATCTGCATATCAAATATGGCTGTCACTTGGAAACACTGGTACTGAATCTGATTTTATTGCTTCATTGAAAGGCGAACAAGGTATCCAAGGTGTTCAAGGTGAACAGGGCGTTCAAGGTGAGCAAGGAATTCAAGGTGAGCAGGGTCAGCCAGGTGAGTCTGGAGCTGATGGACGTAGTATTGTTAGGATAGTATTCAAAAGTAGCTCTACAGGTAGCAGTGCTGGGACGGCTGGTGCTATAGATACGTATGAAATAACATACTCAGATAATACTACATCTGAATTCCAGATAAAGAATGGTGAACAAGGACCTCAAGGTGTACCAGGTTCAGAAGGACCATCCGGTGTTGGAATTTCAAGCGTAACATTTACATCCAGTACAGGTGGGGATACAGCAGGAATAGCTGGAGCTACAGATACTTACACAATCACATTTACAGACAATACAACTGCAACATTTGTTGTACATAATGGTGCAGATGGTAGTGGTAGTATTATCATAGATTCTGAAATGAGTGATACAAGCGATAACACAGTTAAAAACCGAGTTATCAAAAAATATGTTGATGATATTGTAGGCAATATACAGTCTGTATTATCTACTATTGTGGAGGTGACTGAATAATGGCTACTGTAACACAGCAACTTTCTGAACTTGTTAACCAACGAAATAAACTTGCTGAAAATCTAACAACTAAAGGTGTAACAGCATCTTCTACTGAAAAGTTCAATACACTTGTACCAAAAGTGCTTGATATCCCCTCAGGTATTGACACATCTGATGCTACTGCAACTGCAGGTGATATCATCAAAGATAAGACTGCATATGCTAATGGTAAAAAGTTGACTGGTACTTGCGAAGAAATCACTGATACAATATACACACCTACTGTTATAGATCAAATTATTGCTGGACCAAAAATGATACCAAGCAATAAAACATTAACATTCAAAGGTGATACTAATTTAATAGCAAGCAATATCAAGAAAGGTATCAATATATTTGGAGTGACTGGTACCTATGAAGGTAGTGGTGGCGGAACAGTTACCACTGATATATTAAATTGTTCATCAATGACATCATCTGCAGAAGTATATACTGCATACAAAGATATTGTTATGGTTTCTAATGATGGTGAGTATGCAACATTCTCTAATCTCACAGATTATATAGATTATCAAACAATAGCAGCTGGATATGAGAAAGACCTTGCAGGCATAAATATCAAGACTGCATCTGATGAAGTAGGATTATATTTTACAATACCTGTAAATATTCAATCTTCATATGCTATCTTAAAACTTATCTATTATGTATCAACATGGATCAATCCTTCGATTCAATTCAACTTGGTAGATGCTGATTCCTTAGATGAGATTCCTACTAAAATAGCTGCAAATGAATATGTCTATACAAAATCACTTGTATTAGGTAATGTCCATAACAAATCATCATCTTTCTATGAATTGACAGATCTACCTATAGGTTCGCATTATGTATGCATAACTGTACCTACAAAGACAGGTGGTAATGAAGCATTGATAAGTACTATTCAATTGATGGAAATATAAGAGGTGATTAAATATGATTTTGAATTCTATAGAATCTGTAAATCGTTATGACTATACACAGTTATCTGGTAACATCTACAAGATTCATTTACGTACTGATATTGTAAATCACACTACATATTATTCATACAATGAGTATGTTTTAGTGACTGAGATATCGTCTGAAGATATTGATGATACAATTAACAACAATTTCGACAGCTATCTCGAAATTGCTAAATTGAATGATGAAGAGCGTAAGAAAGAAAATATGATTGAGACATATAAACATACGCTCAATAATTCTGACTATATGATTATCAAGAATCTTGAAAATTATGTATTAGGACTTACTCTTCCTTATGAATATTCTACTTTGATTGCAAAACGTCAAGAACTCAGAGATAATATAAATAACTTAGAGTCAACAGAATCAAGTACATTAGATGCAGAATTAGCACAGTGTAAATCTAGAAAAATTACAGAGATGTGTGCAGTATGTCAGACAACTATTACAAATGGCATTGATTATAACAATGAACATTATCGTTTGAATGCTACAGATCAGATAAACCTTACATCATTATACACATTAGCACAAGCTGGTCAGTCTGTTCCGTATCATGCTGATGGTTCTGTATGCCGTATTTACAAACCTGATGAACTAATTGGATTAGTACAGTCCGGAATAAAGTGGGTTACATATCACACTACATACTTCAATCTTCTCAAGCATCAAATTGAAAGTATGGAAACTGTTGAAGAAATCAGCAATGTTACGTATGGTATGACGCTTAAAGATGAATATCAAGCTATAATCAACGCAATAACAAGTGGTGATTCTAAATGAAATATATCAAAAGTCTAATTAAGTATGCAGTATTATTCTTTTTCGGAGGTCTAGTATATTACTTGATTGAAATACTGTGGAGAGGGTATTCTCATTGGACTATGATCATACTCGGAGGTTTATGCTTTGTAGCTGTCGGACTTATCAATAATATTTTACCATGGAATATGGTGATTGAACTTCAAGCACTAATAGGTGCTGTATTGATAACATCACTAGAGTTTATAGTTGGGTTGATAGTCAATGTTAATTTAGGATGGGATATATGGGATTATTCAAATGTCCCATTCAATTTTCTAGGGCAAATATGTTTACCGTTTTCGTTATTATGGTATATGCTCAGTATAATAGTAATATTCACAGACGACTATATTCGTCATATATTCTTCAATGAACAGAAACCAGTATACAGAAGTATATTTATTCAATAGTAAGGAGGGCTTACAATGCCAAGGCAAATATGGAATGAAGGCAGAGTAGTTGGATATTCTGCATATGAAGTATATGTGAAGCATGCTCTCAGTGTAGATCCAGATCATGAACCTGCAACTGAAAAAGAATGGCTTGCATCTATGATGGCAATGGGTTCATCTATGCTTCTTCGAATTGGTGTAGATCCAGTAGGCCTAGCATATGATGGTCTACATTATAGAGATATTCAATTTCCAGAAGATTCAAGATTATGTGCAGCTAATACCATAATGGCATCATTCTTTGACGGTGAGGGATATGTTGGTACAGTTAGCCCATCTGATGACCTAACAGGATGGGCAACTAAAGTTACAAGTTATGGTTCACTAATAAATAATAACTCTACATCTTATCCTTCTGGTACTATAGATACTGACGGAACTGTACCACCTACTGGTATAAAGGTGATTACAAATACAACAATTGTACCAAGAATCAAAGAGTACATGAAAATTGTTGATGGTATCATTATACAACCAGGTACGTGGACAGATAATCCTAATACACCACCACAAAAAGATTTCAAACCTACACTATCAAAGTATCCAAGACTTCGTATCGCATTTAGTGAGAGAATCACAACACCGTTTTTCTTGTTACTTACAGGATTCACAAATAGAACTGTAGTAGATGGTACAACTGGTTTTGATACAGCAGTCAATACATTATCTCCGTCTGATGGTGATTTCTTAGGACCTTGGGCATTTCCTTGGTCAGCTAAGGTTATATTTTCTGTACCATCTTCTTTCATAAATTATTTTATGAATAATAATTACACAAGACAGCTCAAAACAGGAACATCTGAAATATCTGTTAAATCAGATACTATCATAGATTTGAAGCAGAATCATAATTCTGATTTATCATCTATATATTTCAGCAATGAGGATACAGACTCTACTTTACCTGCAAAGGTAGTTGATATAAATATATTAGGAGATGACGCAGCTGTATTTGCTACTTATATGCATTCAGATAATGATGTTAAACTCCCACCTGCATTATATGCATCACTTGTTAACTCAGAAGGTGATACTAAATTTGAACCCGTAGACACTGTTGCACCTGGATCATTGCATCTTTATCGCGGAGATACTGCATCTGAATCATCTATAACAATAACAAAAGCAAAAACACTCGAAGCTAATGCTAAAGGGGCAACTGCTTTTATGCGAGATGAAGGCAGTGATGAAGATTCTAAATCTTCTGCGTCTTATGTTGTATATGAATTGAATCAAATTGATCAAGTAGTACCTGTTTCTGATGACTATAATGTTTCTATTTGGGGTGCATTATCTATCACAGAACCTATACCACCATATTTCTGTATGCAACACAACCTACAAGATCCAGATGATTGGTTTACTATGTGGGTTGTAGCTAGTTGGAGAATATTCGGTAACGTATCAAAAGAATTCGAGAAAGTATTTGCTCTAAGTCCTACACAGATTGACGCTATATTAAATACACGTACAGGTGATAATCATGTTTCAGTAAATTCATCTATGTATGAACAAGTAAAGAATAAAAAGGATTATTACTACATAGTAAGCGGACCTCGTAAAGGAGATGGTGGTCATGGTGGAGCGAATTACTGGAATATAATACCAGTTAGAAAAATAGACGGCCATATTGATGTAGTATACAAGCAATATTACGAATCAGATAACAACTCATATACAGGATCTGATGGTAGACCTCATAATGTTGTGGAATTGATTCAGCCTAATTCTACTAATACAACAAATGCATCAATCAATAACTACAAGTATGTAGGTGGTTATTGGAATGGCGAAGGTCCTTCTGATAACCCTACACTTTATGATGTAATGCCAGAAGATGTTCAGAAAAACTCATTTATACAAGACAAAGATCGTAAAGCTCCTAAATCATCTGGTTCATGGGTTGATGATTATAAAAATGTAACATTACAAGCACTTGCAAACTCTACAGGTATTGATATATCTCATGTAGCACAAGAATTTCGTTCACTAAGTCTACTTGAGATTGTAAATAAAGCTAGATTGTATAAACTAGGAAATGGTGAAAAAATAACATATACATCAGATGGTAAAACATATGAAGGCAGACATAAAGATATCTTATGTATTCCATTTGCAAGCAACATCAAAGTTTCTAATAACACTGTAGATTTTGATAGTTTTACCGAGGATTGTGTTTTAACTGCAAATATAACAGCTGTAACTGAAAACAGAACTACACTGTTACCATTACCTTCTATATATCAACGAACAGACGGTCCATTGGCTGCTGTAGGTGTATCTGGTAATAACCAAACATTCAGCTTATCTGTAGCTGATAGCTATGGAAATATGTATGATCTATATGGTTTTTCAGATGATATGAAATGCGATGAATTCAGAGATAACAAACTGCATTGGTCAGATTTAGTAGACTGTTTAGCTTCAGGTAAATCTATAGATTTGCTAGGACCAGTTCTTCGTGGTATTGTAAATAGTTGCCCATCTTCTGATGATAAGTTAACAGAAGGAAATTACATCATAAATATAACTAAAAACAGTAGCGGAAAATTTGATGTTAAGCTGGTAAAGCAGTAAGGAGTTCGACATGAAAATATTATGTGCAGCTAATAAACCTACTCAGATTCCAGCAAGTCAACAAGTGAACCGAGTTGGAAAATACTTGTATAAGCATCTTGATGGTGCATATGAGTATCATAAATCAGGTAATATGTACGATGTATATTGTACATTATTATATGAGTTGAAAGAGGAGTTTGGCGGTACTAAGAATGATGTTAAGGATATGACTATCAACATAAACATAACAACATATCAGAATAAACTTCGAATCAACACAATTGAAATGACTCCTCAAGAACGTACTCTTGGATTTGATCTTATGAAGCCTGAAGATCTTATTGACCTGCAAGAAGCTATGAATATCATAAAGAAGAAAGTAGGTAATAGAATTCGCAGAGCTTATAAGAACTATATCATATTGTTCTAATAAATTTCAGCCTCCTAATTTTATATATCTAATAGCCTTTCCAGTGATTCGTTATTGAACATGCGTAAAGGCTATTCTTATTTATGGAGGTAATCAACATGAAACTAGAAGACATCAAAAAATCCGGTGTATATGTTTGTAACTGCCCAGAAAAATACTACAAAGGCAGTGCTCAATTCATTAACTGGTGTCGAAACTGGACATTCACAGTCGGTAAAATCGTAACAGATGATTCTGGTAAAGTTGTATGGGCAACTTTATTTGACACTTACTTCGACGACAAATGCATTGAAGTAGATGCTAACAATGTTCAAGACTTCAACTTCACAATGGACAGAAATCTAGTTAGAGAAGCTACTAGACATGAATGTCGTCTGTATGACTCTCATGATGTATTTGCAGCTAAAATGGATTCATCTGGTAAAGCAAAATATTTCATTAAGAAAGATGCAAAAGTATCTCAAGAACAGTTGATAGATAGTCTTATTCAAGATAAAGAAAACACTCAACACGAAATCAAAATGCTGAAGAGTAAGCTTGATTGTATCTGCGATGAGCTGAGTAAAGCAATTGATGGTACACACTATTTATTGAATCGTTAAAAACTGTTGTAGGAGGTGATAACATGTATGATATTGAATCAGTAATATTGCCATATGCAGATTGTCAACCTAATCATATCATTTTGCCATCAACGTTATTAGATAGAATGCCTGCACTTGTTTCAGAATCCGGTATCAATCCTAGATTTCAAAGCTTCTTTGAACGACTTGTAATTGCAGTTGCAGGCGATAAAATCAATTATAGCGTTGATGTTAGTAAATTGTTTGAATTAACAGATAAAAATGTTAGTTTAGAAGAATTTTCAACTATGATAGACGATGCATGGAGTTCACACTTTTCAGCAATGAAATTATCAAATTCGTCATTGATGCAAACTGGTATTGACATTGAACTCAATATGGATAGATTTCAAGAAATTCATAGAAATCTGATAGGAGGATTCAATGTAATAACCTATCATATTGATATGAACACTGATGAATTCACAGGAGCACTTGTACCAAAACTCACAAAGGCACATACAGAATTGCTATTCACATACAAGAATGACGAGTTTGTATTGCTACCATGCTTTAGTGCATTCACATATGAATAATGTATAGGAGATGTTATAAATGTCTGATAAAGTTCCTAAGTGTGAAACTATTGATTATTTACTTACATGCGTAGCTGAAGAATGTTCCGAAGTAAGCAAAGAAGCTATCAAAGGTATCAGATTTGGCTTGCATGATAAATGGCAAGATAAACCTACAGCACATGATGCACTCATTGCTGAATATTATGATTTAGTTGCAGTAATGAATATGCTGTTTGAAAACAACGTCTTGTCTAAACCATCTGATGAAAAAGTAGCTGATATGATAAATCGAAAGAAAGATCGTGTTAGATGCTTCATGGCTTATTCCGCAAACTGCGGACATTTCAAAGGAGAAATTGTATGAGTATACTTGATGATACTAATAAGAAGATCCGTAAATATGACATTGAAATTGATGCTGGTGAAGATGTAGATACATCTACAGAAAGCTTTTCAGCTATGTATAATTTCATTATGGAGCTTGTGAACGAACTTCTTGATGATGACGTAACTGTAGTTGTAGCAAGAGTCCCTGACTGTTACAACGTAGATGAAATCAACGATGAACTTGAATCTTTGATAGCATATATTCGTGCAGAATTTTCAGTCAAAGCTCCTAAAGCATTTATTCTTGGTTCGTGCTTCGATATCAAATGTACCAACAGACCAAGTAAAATTATCATGTGGCCTGAAATCATGGAGATTGCATTTACAGATGATGAAGAAAATTCTGAAGGTGATAACTCATCAGAATCTGTTGAAAATGAACAGTTCACTAAAGAGATGAACAGAATGATAAATGAAGTGAATGCTCCGAAGATCATCACTCCTGATATTATTATTTAATTTTTGGAGGTTCATATGAAACTATCAGATAAAGTGTGCTTATTTGTTGGTAAATCTGTACTGATGTGTTTAACTATATGTGCAGGTTGTGCTGTTGCATTCATAGGTTTGATAAAAAATTGAACAGTACAAATTATCTAATAAAAGGAGGAATCTTCATATGTAATACAACCTTATATAGATGTGAAATGAATACAGCGAGTTATGTAGCATCCTGAAATCCTCGCTAAAATCAAAACATAAAGGAGTTTTTGTTATGTACAAAGAAATTAAATCGTCAAATTCAGGAATTTCTACAATGCTACTCATGTTAGTAGTAATCTTTGTAGGATTCTTGATGATGTCAAACATTCTTGCAAACAGAATGGTTCAGTTGTGGATCTTCTCTATTGATGCAGGAACTTTGACATTTCCTGTCACCTATATACTGTCTGATGTATTCTCTGAGGTCTATGGATACAAATGGTCTAGAAGAGTAACATGGATAGCTGCAGGTATGAACTTAATATTTTCGCTGTTGATTATGATTGCTTGCGTATTACCACATCCTGACTGGTATGATGCTAGCTCGTTTACAACAGCTATAGGTAGCTCTTATAGAATTGTAGTTGCAAGCCTTGTATCGTATGTATGTGGAGACTTTGTAAATGATAGAGTATTCCGAGCATATAAGCGACGTAAACCTGGTTTGAAACATTTTTCTATAAGGGCAATTATGTCCTCTTTTTACGGAGAAATTGTTGATACAAGTTTATTTGTATTGATAGCATTTTTAGGTACAATGCCTATTAGTGAGATGTTACCTATGATTTTGATAAGCATTGTCATCAAAACTGGATATGAAGCTGTTATCCTACCATTAACTTGCAGGATAACAAGATGGGTACATACACATGAGGGAGGACAATATGAGTTATAAAACAATTGTAGTTACAGGATCTGCTAACGGTATAGGATTAGCAACTGTACAATTCTTTTTGAAAATGGATACTAAGTTCAGTGTAATTGGGCTTGACATAAAAGATTGTCCTACTGAATTGAAAGGTAATCTAAGATACGTTCATTGCAAATGTGACGTAAGAGGAGAGTTACCTGATATCCCGAACGTGAATATACTCATAAACAATGCCGGTGTTCAGAATACAGGTTATGATATTGACGTGAACCTCAAAGGGACTATCAACTGTACAGAAAAATATGGTATTCAGCCTTGCATTGATTCAATTGTCAATGTATCGTCTGTAAGTGCTCACAATGGTGCAGAATTCCCTGAATACTGTGCAAGCAAAGGAGGTATGCTTGCATATACAATCAATACAGCTAAACGTGTAGCTATTTTCAGAGCTACATGTAATAGCATATCGCCTGGCGGTGTAATCACTGAACTAAATAATCCAGTTATGCAGGACAATAAAAAATGGGTCAGCATCATAGGACAGACGCCTCTCAGAAAATGGGCAACAGCTGATGAAATTGCCCAATGGATATATTTCATATCTGTTGTGAATAGAAGTATGACTGGTCAAGACATCATAATTGATAATGGAGAAATGATAAATCACAGATTCATATGGTGATAGTCATTCATACTTGATTCGTTATATAAGTTAGATTCAACATCAGATATTGAATTTGATTTGATGGTGAACATAAACAAACAAGGAGGTCAAAAAAAATGTCAAATGTAAGCAGAAATGCAGAGGAACTCAATGGAGTAACTTTGCTAGGAAATCAGCACACCCAGTATGCAGATGACTATGCACCGGAGGTTCTTGAAACATTTGTAAACAAGCATATGGATCATGACTATGTTGTCACTTTCGATGCATATGAATTCACATCTAAGTGCCCCAAGACTGGTCAGCCAGACTTTGCAAAGGTGGTTATCAGCTACATTCCAAATGAACGAATGGTTGAAAGCAAGTCTTTGAAGCTGTATTTGTTCAGCTTTAGAAATCATGGAGATTTCCACGAAGACTGCATGAATATCATCATGGAGGATCTTATCAAGTTGATGGATCCAAAGTATATTGAAGTAAAAGGTATCTTCTCTCCTAGAGGTGGTATTTCTATCTATCCATTCGTCAATTATGCAACAGCTGGATATGAAAATATTGCAGAAGCAAGAAAACTTGATGCAATGAGAGATGCAGCTAATCGTACAGTAAGATACGATATGTAATCTAATCAGAATTCAACTGAAGGGACAGTGCTGTTGACCTAGCTCTTCAGATGGATAATATAAAAACAGAAAGGAATAATGAATCATGGCAAAGAAAGCATTGGTACTGAGTAGCGGAGGCGTAGATTCTACTACATGCGTAGGAATCGCAGTTAAGAGATTTGGAGCAGAAAATGTTTCAACAATCTCTGTATTCTACGGACAGAAACACCATAAGGAACTGGAGTGTGCAGCAAAAGTTGCAGAGTACTACAATGTAAATCATGTAGAACTCGATCTGTCTAATGTGCTCAAGTATTCTAACTGCTCGCTGCTTGAATCTAGCACAGAAGCTATTATTCACAAGAGTTATGCAGATCAGATCAAAGAGAATGGTGAAGGCAAGGTAAGCACATATGTACCATTCAGAAATGGACTTATGTTGTCAGCTGTTGCAGCTGTTGCTCAGTCTGTTTATCCAGACGACGATGTATATGTATACCTTGGAGCTCATGCTGACGATGCAGCTGGTAACGCATACGCAGATTGCAGTCAGGACTTCACAGATGCAATGAAGAAAGCTATCGAAATTGGAACTTATGGAAAAGTTCATCTTGAAGCTCCGCTTGTAAACTTAAACAAGGCTCAGGTGGTTGCAAAAGGCCTATCTATCAACGTACCATATCAGTATACATGGAGCTGCTATGAGGGCGGTGATACTCCATGCGGAACTTGTGGGACTTGTATTGATCGTGCAAACGCATTCAAAGCAAATGGAGTAGAAGATCCTGCATTGTCTGGAGGTGTTGAAAATGTATGAAGTTTCAAAAAGAATGGAAATTGCAGGAGCTCACAGACTATCGTTGTCATACGATAGTCCTTGCCAAAATCTACATGGTCATAACTGGGTCGTAACTGTCTATTGCAGAGGTTCTGAGCTAGACGAAAATGGCATGGTCGTTGATTTTGCGAAAGTGAAAAAAGCTATTCACGGTGCTTTGGATCACCAGTTTATCAATGATGTTCTACCAAATGGTATGAATCCTACTGCTGAAAATATGGCAAAGTGGATCTGTACAAAAGTAACAAATCTGTGCAAGACTGGATATTGTTACAAAGTGACTGTGCAGGAAAGTGAAGGGAATATTGCCTCATATATTGAAACGGAGGTATCTCGTGAAAGTTGTTGAAATTTTTAAGAGTATCGAAGGTGAAGGCAAGCGTGCTGGTTTACCTTGTACATTCGTCAGACTATTTGGCTGTAATCTGAGATGCAAATACTGTGACACACCATATGGTTGGTCATATGAATATAAAAATAATGCAAAAGAAATGTCAGCAGATGACATCATTGCAGCAGTCGATGCAATGAATGTACCTAATGTCACCATCACAGGTGGAGAACCACTTCTCCAAGACTATAATGAAATGATGTGTTTACTCTCAGCATTGAGTTTCAAGGGTTATGATATAAACGTAGAAACTAATGGTACTATGATGCCTTTACTTCACAGTTTGAGTAACATCTTCTACACAGTAGATTACAAGACAGATGCAAGTGGTATGTCGTCAAAAATGGACATGAATGTTATGAAATCACTCAGTGATAAAGATGTATTGAAGTTTGTTGTGGGCAGTATTGATGATTGTAAGCAAGCAAAGTGTATCATTGATTCTATCAAGACAGAAGCTGCTGTTTATTTCAGCCCAGTTTTTGGTATGATTGAACCAAAGGACATTGTTAAGTTCTTGCTTGATAACAATATGTATAATTGTCATGTACAAGTACAACTTCATAAGATCATTTGGCCTGCAGATATGAGAGGAGTATAATATGAAAACTATCGACACTGATAAGATCCAAGAAGCTATTAAGATGATTCTTGAAGCACTTGGAGATGATGTAAACAGGGAAGGTCTTGTAGAAACACCTAAACGTGTTGCAAAGATGTACAAAGAAGTATTCGAGGGTATGCAATATACAAATGCTGAAATTGCAGGTATGTTCAACAAGTGCTTTGAAGATACAAGCTTCGGAGACCTTGTAACTGTAAGTGATATTCCTATTTTCAGCTACTGTGAGCATCATCTTGCATTGATGTATAATATGAAAGTTCATGTAGGATACATACCTAACGGTAAGGTAATCGGCTTGAGCAAAATCGCGAGAATTGCTGATATGGTAGGTAAGAGACTTCAGCTCCAGGAACGAATTGGTACTGACATTGCTGAGGTACTCAATATGATTCTCGACACCGAAGATATCATTGTAGTTATCGAAGGCGAACATTCTTGTATGACTGCTAGAGGTATCAAGAAACCAGGTTGTAAGACACGAACAAGTGCTATCAGAGGTGCATTTGCTAACGACAGTAACCTCAGAAAAGAATTCTATGATCTGGTTATCAAATAATCAATAAGTGATAAACAAAATATAACACAGAAAGGTTGTAGCTCATAAACTACAACCTTTTATATTGTCGATTCGTTATACATATAATAAATACAAAGTAGGTGATAAATGTAATGGGTATAACATTTAGCCCTAGACGTCAATTTGGTATACCTATGTATTTCTCAAAAGATAATCCTAATTTCTCTATTGTGATGCAAAATAACAGATACTACATCCGGATTCTAGAAAATAGAGAATGGGTATATCCATCATGGGATGAAGCTATTGATGGATTCAGAACTTTGAGTGATGCTCAAACTTGGCTCAACAAACATGATTGGGAAAACGCTACATCTAGTAGTATTGACAATAACAAAGATGCTGAAAGCAAATATGAATCTGATTTCATTGATGCTATGAAGCTATTAGGTCTAGAAAAATCTACAAACACCTTTTATGATGGTGAAGATGTATATACGTTATCAACAGTAACAGATTCTGGCGATAATTTGGATATACGTGTTATTAAATATTCAGATACAATAGCTGTAGATTATTGGATAAATAACAAGCTTCTACCTAGTTCAGCTAAACCTGCAGATACATTGAATATATCAAAAACCGTACGTAACATAGAGCGTATGATGAACAAATATGGTTACAACATATTTGCAAATACTGCAATTGTAGATAGACAAAATAGATTTGCAGTTATGGCAGCTGCTAGTACAAAAGATGCTGCAAAAAATCTTGTAAAAGTAAGATCGTCTAATGTATGGGCATATGGTATGAATATCAAAGACCGTAAAAGTAAAGTAGGTGATTTACTTGTTCAGTTCAAAGATACTCAAGGTGGACCAGGAGATATATACATCTATTATGATGTACCAATAATTGTATATCGTAGATGGCAGTCTGCACCAAGTAAAGGTCATTATTTTTGGATATATATCCGAAATAATTATAAATATTCAAAGCTAACTGGTGATAAACGTGGTAAACTGAAAAATGCTATCAACTAGGAGGAACAAATATGAAACTGAAACATACAATAAAAAGTGCTACTGCAGTAACAGCAGCTATGCAAATAGGTACCACTTATTATAGAGTGACACTGGACGACATTGAGTCTGTTATGCAAGATAGCACAGATGCAAATATCTGGATTCTGAAATCTTTTCAAGAACTTGGATGGGACGCAATTGATTTTGAACATAATTTATTTGGAAGTCAAGTAATAGATGATGTTCTTTATATCTGCAACACAGATGGACGTGATATTGATGTAAGAGGAGAAAAGGTTGACCCTGAAACTGCATTAGATGATTACAATTTATCCGACTTATCTACTTATATAGAAGATGCAGATGAAGAAATCATATTGAAGTATATCACACCGTATGAAATCAAAACACCAAAATTCAACAATTGGGCATCTGAATTGCTGAAAGATGGTTATACATTCACTGACCTTGTAAATGATGCTCAGGAGTTTTCTGATTTCTAACTGACGTGACCGCAGCTCTCAAAATATAGAATCGTTATAGACTATGTAATAATCAATTACATAGTCTATTTTTTATATTCAGGAGGTAAATAACGATGGAGGTAAAATTTCTTGGTACGCATATGGTTTCTATGATGGAGGACCTCGCAATCTTTGAGATTGACGAATCTGCATTAACTGCTGTATCTGGATTCATGAATTACAGCGGTGAGGTTGAATCAAAGAGATCTACAAAGATCCACTTCGACAAGAAGGGTGAACCTTACATTGTGAGATACAACTGTCAGTATATGCTCGCAGACTTTGTAAGACCTAATTTAGAAATGGGGGTAAGTATCCACCATGCCTAATAAGAACTGGACTATCCGTGATAAGGTAGAATATCTTCTCAACCGTTCTGTCCGTGCGAGGAACGACGACAAGTATCTTACACTGCTGTATTGGAAGTATGCAGATAAGATAGACCTTCAGAATCTTGCTCATGAATATCTAGAAAAAGCTACCCCAGCTACTTCTATTATTCGTGCAAGATGTTTGATTCAATCAGCAGGATTGTATCCACCGTCACCTGAAGTAGCTGAACGTAGGGGTAGGAAAGAAAAAGCATTTCGCAGGAGTATCTATAACGAAGGTGAGGTTCCATCTGAAGAAGATGTAGACAACTATGTAGATGACGAATTTGATTGATAAGGAGGGTTGATATGAGAACACCAAAGCAGATATTTGAAAAGCTCAGTGAAGATGTAATTGGTCAAGATGGTGCTAAGAAAATTCTGAGTACTGCAATCTATGCTCATTACAAGAGATGTTCTAATCCAGATGCTGAGATTGAAAAGTCTAATATCATTATGGTAGGACCGACTGGTACAGGTAAGACTTTGATTGCTAAGACGCTTGCAAAGGTTATGAGCTTACCAATCGCAATTGCAGATGCCACGAGTTTAACACAGGCCGGCTATGTAGGCGAGGATGTTGAAAATTGCTTGCTACGCCTGCTACAGGCCGCAAATGGCAATGTCAAATTAGCTGAACGAGGTATACTGTTTATTGATGAAATCGACAAAATTGGACGTAAAAGTGAATCTCCTTCTATTACAAGAGATGTAAGTGGAGAAGGTGTTCAGCAAGCTCTACTGAAGATGATTGAAGGATCTATTGTAAACGTACCAGCAGAGGGTGGACGTAAAAGACCTGATGGTGTAGGATATATTCCTATGGATACGTCAAATATATTGTTCATTTGTTCAGGTGCATTTGAAGGTCTAAGTAACAAAAGCTATATAGATACGTATGATCTTGTTAAATTTGGTATGATGCCTGAGTTACTTGGACGATTACCAATTGTAGCTAAACTCAATCCGCTAACATATGAAGACATCTATAACATCATTGATGGTCCTAAGAATTCTATTCTAAATCAATACAAGAAGTTATTTGCATTAGATAAGTGCAACCTTGAATTTGAAGAAGAAGCACTTCAACAAATTGCAAAATATGCCAAAAACAAGAATATAGGTGCAAGAGGTCTTAGAGGCATTTTTGAAGATGTATTGCTAGATTATCAATTTCAACTGCCTGATATATCAGAATGTAAAGTAACAGAAGAGGATGTTATCCGAAAATTGAGAATCAAACACATGTAAACACAACTCTCAAAAAGTTGAATCGTTATATAACGTGTAGTAAATATCTACATCAAAATTCTATTTGAACAATCAGGAGGTAATTATCATGAGCGCAAATATTGATACACTGCTGTATGTTGGCGAAACACCATGGCACGGACTTGGTACTAGGTATGCATCTGCACCTACAACTGCTGAAGAGGTGATTCGCGGTGCACATCTTGACTGGACAGTCGCTGCTGATCCAATGTTTACTGCACATCATGACAAGGTTCAGAACTACCATGCAATTTATCGCGAAGATGCAAATTTCGTACTTGGAGTAGTAAACAAACAGTATCCAGTACTTGTTCAGAATGTCGATGCATTTTCTGCATTTGATAATCTAATTGGTTCTGACGTATCTGTTGAAACTGCTGCAAGTCTTGGTTTCGGAGAAAGAGTATTTGGCTGTTTCAAAATCAATGAAAAGTATAAGGTTCAGGATGATGAAATCGAACACTATCTGGTAGTGTTTAACGATCATCTCAAAGCTGACGGAAAGATTACAATCCTCAACACACCAGTTAGAGTTGTATGCCAGAATACATTATCTGCTGCTCTCAGTGACAATCTGTTGAAATACAGAATCAAATGCAGTCATGATGATGCTATCAATTCATCACTTGCATCGCACATCTTGGAAGCTTCTAAAAAGAGCAAAAAGGCACTCATTGAGAGATCCGAAGAGTTGCTCAGTCGTAAGGTAACAAGGGAAACTGTTGAGAAAATTCTTGACGAACTGTTCCCTTATATCAAAGTGGAAGGTGAGTCTACACATACTCGTGCAAATGAACGTACTGCAATGATGCGAGAAACATTCTTAACAAAATGTATGGGTGCAGATAACCTCGCAAATTACCGTGGCACACATTATCAGGTATTCAATGCACTGACAGACTTCACTCAGCATTATTTCAAGAATTCTGACAATGGTCTTGATCTTGAATCTAGAATGAAGCTCTTGCCGGGTTCTGGTTCCGAATCAGCATCAAGTAAGGTATCTAAGTTTCTCAGTATGTCTGGTAAGCTGATTGCTTAACTACCTAACATAAAGACCATCTAATACAAATGCCCTGCCGAATATGGTAGGGCATATTTTTGTTTATATCAATAATCCATTTGACCTTTAACTAATCTGTCATGTAAAATATTCATAGCCCTAGGCAACGCTGATTTAAGCGTCCAATAATCAATAGAGTATAGGTCTGATAACTCTCGCAGATCTCCATCAGATAATTTTGATTCGTTTGATACCATCTCATGTATAAGTAACTCTTCTACACTATTATAATTATCTGTCAAGTATCTAGATATGTCAGTATGCTGCGTATCAGGTGCTTCTATATACATTTCATGATCAGCAAGGTCTGCCCAGTAAACAGCACCAAACATAGCTTTGAGACTATTCATTTCATCTGCAGGTAATTTAACATGTGCTAGATCTTCATACTTAACTTGTCCCCAATGCTTTCCAAGCTGTTCCCCAGCTTTCATACACAATGAACGACGTAATGAGTATTTAACTGTATTCAATTCTCGTTCAATCATTTCACCTAATCTCAAAGTGAAGAAGCTTGAAAACGACAGATCAGTGCGGTACTTCTTAGACCATCTGTACCACCACCAACACTTACAGAAGTTACATAATGCTGATTGAAGTTTATCCTCATACTCAATAGATGGATTATTGATATATGTACGAGAAGCAACATATCCAAAAAATGAATAATTGAGTTTGATAACTTCATCTCTTATGTCCAATCTTCTTTTGCGTTCTTCTTCATCCTGAGGTAGCGAATCATATAATTCAATAGTGCGTTTCTTTACATCAGAATACTGCTTATTGACTTCCATAACTTTTGACCTACCTTTCAATAGATGATTCAATATAGATATATATATGTTA